CGGGCCTTGCAGCCGGTCTTATCACAGAAAACAGAGGCTTCAACATCCCAAAACACCGGCATAGCATACCTCCCCTAAGGGTCGTTAGGCGTCCAACAATCCTCTATCCTTCAACAGTTGCCAAATCTCATCAAACGAATCCTGAGTTGACAAACTCGCATCCTGCACAATCTCCACAATGCGCTCGACTAGATTCACATAATCAATCAGTTCCATCTTATACAACTCCTTACCACAGTTAGAGCAGGTCCACGGCTCCGATGCTGGCAGGGTCACTAAGCCCTCTAAGATATTGACTTGTCCACAGTGCTTACATCTAATCTCACCCATCCTCTAACTCCATCTGCGCGATTTCTTGTAGTACCGCGTCCTTGAGCGCGCGCTGCAAGACTTCGTATTTCGTCCTTAGCCCACAGAGTGCATACCAGATTAGACGCCGGTCCTCGTAACAGCGTCCATCGCAAGACTGTTGTAGTTTCTCTTGATATTCAGGGCTATCTATACCGTACATCTCTATAAAGCGATCCAAGTCCTCACAATCATCATCAGTTAGTGTAGGCTTTTCACAGACTGGACAAAACTCATCCCCCCAAGTCCTTGACAAAACTGGCGCGTTTATGATATCTGTTAATAGAGCCTTGATCGCCTGTCTCTCTGAAAGCGCGTCCTCGAACAGTTGCTGCCTGAAATAGACGACCAAATCCAAGGCTTCCTGATACTTATCCACCGCAGGATTGCGCTTATTGAAGGGTTGTAAGGGTGTACCGTAGTGTTGTCTGCCTTCAGCGTCTCTGGCTTGCATATCCGCAATCACCAGCGGCCACATGGCAGGCAGTTGATTGGGTGTAGGCGTGGGTTCGGGTTGATTTAGATTAGTCATTGATATTCTTTGCTCAATTGTTTAGCTTTTTCACCGCAGTTAGGACAAACACCTGAAGCATTTCTATCACTATAAAATAGGTAATCGCCTGTACGCCATTCATGTCCACCAAAGTATTCTCCGCACAATGGACAAGGCAACCAAAAGTAACCTCGTAGGTTAGCATACCATTTTTGAAGCCAACGTGGTTTTTTACGTAAGTCCTTAGGTTTTACTATCATTCTCAGACACAGCTTTCATATTAGACCAACGTAGATGTTCAATATTCCCGTGCCGATAATCATGCAAGGGTGCATCACTAAACCTACCTTTGGCATCCCTGAGTCGCACCCAGTAGCGACCCTCTGTCGGTCGCCAATCAAAAGTATCATCCATTTCTTGGAGTAGTTTAGCCATCTGTTCCTGCCAAGCTTTAGGCATGGATTCCATGACTAGGCGCGGGACAGTCAGGTATTGCGCATAGGACAGTTCAAACCATTCACTGATAGGACTGAATGTATCCAGGGGTTCTTCGGTCATTACGTTGCCTCGTTTTCATTTCTACTAGAATCGGTATTAGGTTTACTCTCGATTTTTAAATGTCTGCGACTTACAGGACGACAATGCTGCCACCCGCGTTTACTACCCATGATATAGAAACGTTCATCTTCAATGCGCTCCAGGATACCCAATTGCACAGGGTCCATCGGGTAATCAAAATCATCCCAGTGCGCGACTACCACCAGCTTACCAATGTATTTTTTAGCGTCCATTAGACTCTAGTCTTTCTGAAAGCTTTTTGGCAATCCTTTTCGGTGATACCAAGACGCTCAAAGAACTCACGCAGAGTCATAGATTCATGTCCTATGCCAACAAATGAGTCATACCAGCCACCAATATCCAGACGCTGCGCTGAAGGCGTCCAGGTAATATCAACACCGTCACTCTTGGCATCCTTGGGAATATATATAGTCTTAGGCATCCAATGTTCCTTTCTCCGACTGAACTCCATTGTTCAGTCTACTCCTACCGATGCATGCTAAACCACTGCAACCAGCCATAATTGGCAATGCCGGTCACGTATACGCGCTCGCCCTTGATCCAATGACCGATATTCGCGACATTCCGCATGCCCTGCACGCTGGAGCCTTCAATCTTGACCGTCACAGTACTATAAAATGGACCATACCTGATACTAGTAATAGTGGCGGGTGCGTCAGTAAAACCCGCCACAGCCCCACCTACTAAGGGAGCCGCGTGCGCACTCTCAGCCAGAGTAAAGCCAACTGCCAACAGGAAACTCAATACTAGCAAGCCAATGATAATCTTACGTGCGGTAGTCATCGTTCATCCTTGTAGATAATCATGCGTAGCCTTGATAAAGGTCAATAGCCATGCACCTGCCCAGGCTCCGCCTAACACAAACATCAGAAAACCCATGGCTACAGTTGCGTTGAAAGTCCAGCCGTCGCCTAGCCAATGCCAGCCTAATCCCATTACGGGCAGTCCAGGCAGGGCACCAATTAGTAGCCAGCGAATAATCGCGTCGCGTATGATTTCTTTGTCCGTTGCCAAACGTGGTATATGTGTCATCTTTAGCTCCCCGTCATGGGTGCCGCGAGATACAGATAATCCTGCTTTTCCTGCGGCTCAAAAGTCAACGCTTGTTTCGCGTTGCCAAACTGCAACACAATCAGGCTATCCCCCAAAGGCTTCAAGCCTTCCTGAAGATATTTACCACTGATAAAAATGGGTGTTAGCTTACCCGTAAATTCACCCGCGACCGCGATCTCCACCGCGCCAGTCTCGGCATCCACCCCACTCAACCACAGCGTATCTTCAGTCGGTCGTAGACCAATCTTGCCAAAGCTATTGCTGGTCGAGAAAGTCAGAGCCGCACTCAAACCTTTAGCTAATTCATTAGCCTTGAGTATTCCCGTTGTCAGGGTCTGTTCCGCGACGCGTTTCGCTAACGAGTTCTGCATCAAGCTAAACATATTCGGAAAAGGCACCGCCAGGCGCTGTCCAATCAAGCGCAAGCTTTCCGTACCCATCTGCGCCTCAAAACGCACGCCGCGCGGACTGCTCTCATACGCGACTGTCTCAGCCGCGCCGAAGATGTTCTTGACCAGATTCCAGGTCGTCTTGGGAATGACTGCGCCCTGGTCTACCGCGTTAGCTAAATTCTGATAATCACCCGCGAATACTACACTATTACCATCACTAGACACGGCACAACCCAAGTCTGGTCTAAGCCATACGCCTTCCAGACCGGGCCTACTCACTGATGTGTTTTCATCAGCGACCGCGAAGACCGTGCGCTTGACCAGGGTTGTTAGAGCTTCACCGCTAACTGTAACCTCAGCCTCAGCCGCGCGTTCCCATGCGGCCCAAGTAGGATAATCTTCCGCGGCTTGACAATGCAGCGTCATCTTATTCTTCGCCGCGCTCAAGGTCAGCACCAGACTCTTGGCATCCCAACTCAACACTACTGGTCCCGTGACGTAATCCAGCCACTTACCTAATTTATCATTCGGGAAGGGTTTAGGCTGCGTCATGGGCAAGCAGAAACTTACCGCTTCTCGGTGTACACCATCAATGGGTGTCACCAATTGCAACTGCACACTATTATTACTGGTCGTCAAGCGCAAAGCATCTGGCAGATACTCCACTAGAGCCATCTGCCAGATGCCCTCGCCTGCGCCAGAAATTACCCGCGCGCCACTGGCTAACCAGTTATACAATGTGCGCGCGTCAACTTCCAGCAATTTTGGCATATGCTAAAAACCTAACCTTTCAACGCCCGCAAAACGACTTTACTCACACCTGTCTCCGCGATAATCTCCGTATCACTCTTGCCATCCGCGAGCATCTGCTTGGCGACATCCTCTGGATTAGGCTTGCGCGCGAAGGGATTATTACTCAACTCCGCGTTCTCGCGTTCCATCACCAAGACTTGCTGCTGTCTCTCAACCAATGAGAGTTCAGCTTCCGCGCGCATCAGGGCAATCTGTTCCTTGCTCAATTCATCATCGTAAGGATTGGATTCTTCTGTCGTGGGTACTTCTTCGGGATCAGGACTAGCTAGGTCTACTGGATTGTCCAGATAATCCCGAATGTTTTTGAAAGTCGCGACCGGCAACCGCTGCGGCAACCTGCGCACCACGGTAAACTCACCCGTTGCCGCATCGAAAGCCATTGAACCCAACTGCTCTTTCACCACCAGTGCCGCAGGCGGGAAAGGTGCGGTGCGATTGGGAATCAGAATCAGGGTCAGAATCCCAATCTCATGCCATCTATCCGCGCCCTTGAGATTCTTTTTACCGCGTTTCTGAAAGTCATCCTTGACATGTGCGGTGACGATAATCAGCCGAATCCCCTTAGCGTGCAACGCGGCAGAGATGCGGTCAGAAATCATATAATTCACCGCGCCCTTAGAACCGCCAAACGCGCCATCCACGATATTCTTCTGCACCATGCCGTAACGCTTGGCGTAGAAACCAGGGTCACGCAGGACTTCTGCGTTCATCGCGGATTCCAGCGGTGAAACATTGTCGATAATCGCGGTCGTAAACTCGCCTTCCGGCAGTTCCTTGATTTTTTCTTCAAACAGATTCCAGAGCGCCACCGCACCCTTATTCGCGGCCAGTGAAGTCATGGGATAATATCTGCCAAAGCCTAGTTGCTTATGCAGACCTTCACCCTTTTGCTCATCAAAGTCAAAGAACACGGTCAACGCGGGATTCTCAGCTTGCGCCGCGAGATAGGTCTTACCCATACCGCGCTTACCACCGATAAACATACTGCCGTTGAATTCCGGTCGTAGAATGGATACCGGTTTAGCCGGTCCAGTTGGATTACTCTGTGTTTTGGTTGCCATCATCTTCCTCGATATCTACAGTTATACGTAGCGCGGCCAGCACGAACAAAGTTATTGCCAGTCCACTACCGACCACAAAAATCAAGCCCCATAAAGCATAGGACATTTTTACACTCCTAAAAAGGTGTTGCGGAAGCCTCGTTCTCCACGATAACTTCTGTCACCTTGAAAGCTCGCGCGTCAAATGTAGGCACTAATGTCTCATACTGCATGACCTCATCTACCGTGCGTTCTCCTAAGCCCATGACAGTTCTGAATTTAGTCACCACATCTGGTCCCACACCCGCGAGCAACTTATCGCCCTTCTGGTCAGCTTTCTTCAATTGCTTAAAGGTGATGGGGTCCGACAATAGCATGACCAGCAGTTTCAGTGAGCCACAGTACTTCCATAGTTTCAATGCGGACTCCAAGCCAATGCCCGGAATCTGCAACAGAAATCTAAGCGCGTCATGATACTCCACGCTCTCATCAGGCAAGACAATCTTCTGTTGGGGATGCCGCGGGACATACGCGATATCCGCTAAGTCATCCGGTGTTTGTTTATCCTGCCACAGACACCAATCGGTAAACGCGCTATCGGTCGGTAGATTGAGATAGTACCCGCTGGTGCCGTTGAGTCCACGGTACTGCCAGTGCGTCAGCGCACCAAGCCACGCGTTCCAGTCCCAACCCGAAACCTTATTATCTACTACCACCTTAGCCGGTACACCTGTTGTGCGTTCATAGCAGCCTATCGTCACCAGCCAGGGTCGTGTAGTCCATGAACACATCTTGTGTAGTATCCTGGTCCATTCAGGGATACTCTGTAGCGCGTCATTACCGGCCTTACGCTGAATCAGAATCCCCGCCTGACACTGGATAGCTAATTCAGCTTTTTCAGCCGGTAATTTCGCGCGCTCCAAAACATTTTCCGTGGTAGGTGTAATCAGCCAGTCTGCGCCGGTCAATTCTTCCAGACCCGTGAGCGCGCGTGCGGCCCTGAGCAGTAACTTACCTACTCTAGTATCAGTATCACCTTCGGTTGGGTCATAGTAGAGCATCAGTTCAACCTATCAGGGTCATCCAGTGTGACCGATGCGGTAAACACATCGCGCCACTGATTGCAGACATATTCATACAGATTCTCAACTGTTACCGCGTCATCTTCGGACTCGAATTCCAGTTTGAACTTAGTGCAGAACGACTCTTCTAAATCCATCCATTTACAGGTAAAACAAGCCTGAACTTCGGTTTTCCGAAAGCCTGGAATATTCTTCTGCTTACCTTCGACGTGAATGCGTTGGTTATGGTTATAAATCGTCATGACTTAACCTGTCGCCAGGATACTTTAGGTTGACCGACCTTACGTGCGCCTTCCAGTTGCGGAATCATCAGCATCATGCCTTCCAGTTTCTTACCATCCCATGTGACCGCGGGTTTGCTGTAGACTACCTGCCAGTGCGTACCCTTGTAAGTGGCTTGCTGTGCCAAGACTTCAGCTTCGACTTCAGCGCGAATAGCGGCACAGGCAGTTTCCAGTTCCGCGAGTTTAGGCGTATACGCGGCATTGACCTCATCAATGGCCTTTTGTACCGGAGCCATGATAGCTTGAATCGTACCTTGGCGGTCTTGCTGATAGCCGTATAAATCATCTTCCAGTTCAGCTAGTTGTTGTAGCAGAGCCTCTAGTTTAGTGCTCATGTTAGACCTTTCTAAAAACAAGGGGCCACACTATTTCTAATGCAGCCCCTCAACTCAACCCATCAATCAGTCAACATCAACCCAATCGCTTAGCTATTCCAGTACGTGCGCCAAATCCCCAACTCTTCTGCGCTCACACCGAATTCTTCAGTCAACTGCTCATCAGTCATAGCCTGAGCTTCCTTATCCCATCGGGCTTGCAGCTTCTTGTAAATCGGTCCAGTCTTAGCAATCTCAGCAGGATAATCCGGCACGTTGTTGACAGGTGCTTCAGTCTCAGCTTCCTCACCGCGCTCCGAAGTACGGGCATCCACCACCTTCTGCGCCGCAGCTTGGTCATCGAAGAACCGTGCTACGACTGCAATCTTATCGCGATACATACGCGACGTGCCATCACCGGAAGTACCTTCGCGCTGTGCATCCACGCGCGGGTCATTGACTTCTGCCAGTTCCAGCCACACTGGCTCTTTCGTTCCCAACCAGTAAGCCCGCAGACAGTTATTCAGTTTCCCACCGGGATTCGCGGCATACTTGCTTGGCTTGCCCTGCGCATTGACCGTGCCAGCCAACTCGTAGTGGCCGAATTCCTTTTCACCCAAGGTTTCCCATAGCTTGCGGCGTTGCTGACCGAGTACACCATTCCAGTCCATGTTGGCTTGATTTAAGTCACCTAGCAGCGCGACTTCGTAATCCTTAGTGTAAGGATCGCGGTCATCCTCAACCCGTTCCAGTAGGGGTGACAGGTCGAACTCACCCGGATAATCCATAAACTTAGCAGCCGCAGCGACAAACGCAGGCAGGTCAATCATCTGACTTACGTAGCGGCGATTGGACTTCCAGTCAGGAGCTTGCACGAAGGTATCCCAACCGAAGTACTTGCTGCCTTCACCCGCGCGCTTCTGGGTCCGTTCACGCTGGTCCTCATCCAAAATGGTTTCGATGTCTACCACGCGGCGCTGGACACGGACAGGCTTGTTTTCAATCTTGCGCTCTTCGTCGTTGCCTTCCTTGTCCTTACCCATGAAAGTGACCAGTTCAGTGTTCTCATTGATCCATGCCGCCAGCTTATCCGCGTTAGCCTTGCTGCGGTAGTAGAACGAACACCATGACTGCTCAACCTCAGGATTTTTGCGGCTCGGTTTGACAGGTGGGAGCAGTGCATCATCTGGCTTCGGCAGTTGACCCGCATTCAACGCGGCCCGGTAAGCCTCACGCTGTGCGGCAGTTAGATTGCACTGGAGCCGCCACATGGGAGCCATGTGAAATTGACCGATGATACCCCACGGCGATTGGGGCAAGGCTTCCGGCATGGCGTCAGGAACGAAATCTTCGTTTAGGACAAACTTAGCACTCATTATAGAAAAACTCCTGTTATGAATTGAGGGTTAGTTGAATTCGCGAGAGGTAAACTTGACCATTGAGTTCAGTATCACCAGTTGCATCCGCGATAGCTTCTAGGCTATCCAGCGCAACATCCGCCGCGTAGGTATTCACATCCATCTCAAACATGCGATAATCCACGCCATAGTCATCAGCTTCCAGAGCCTCGTCTGATTGCTTATACCAGTCCATTGGTGTACTCCATCTCTAATTGGGGTTGTGGGATTTCCGGCCAAATGTCCTGTACATTTTTACCCAAGGCATCTGCTAAACGTTCACAGGTTACAGTTACCGGTAGCCAGTTTTGTTTCTCGATCCGACTGATCGTGTCTTGTCCGACATTGCTCTCCAGGCTCAGTTTGGTTTGCGACCAACCCTTAGCCTTCCTGAAATAGCGAAGCTTGTTCGCCATTTGCCGCACGGGGCGGCGCGGTGGTGACATGAGTCTCCCTCCATTTCGCCAAGAAACACGCGCTAAAATCAGGTGTTTCTGTGACAGCATCTAAAAAGTGGTCCATCCATTGTACCTCTCCCACCAGAGGGTCGTCAACCGTGGAAGCGGCAATGGAGGCGCAAGCCAATTCTAAGTAGCCGCACCAGATATCATCTTCGGCGCGGCCCACACGTGGGAGCCAGCCTGCGAATTGATGTGGCGTTTCGAGATTACTAAGTGGTCGTGGTAGCATGGTTGAGCTTTCAGTCAATTATATTATTGTTATTATTATAGCAGGTTGGGATGGGCTTTGTCAAGCATTTTATCCCCAAGTTTATGCCAATTTATCACAAGGTTTATCCCAAATCAGGCATGCTGGAGAGCCAAGATTGCGACATCAATTTCATCTTCCAACACGACTAATTCAGCATCCAATATGTCGTCTGTCCAATGCCATACGCGCTCGCCTACGCGTTCAGTAAAATTACCGTGGTCGTAATCAAAACTCCAATGCCCCGTCGTGCAGGAAACTTTTTCTATAACAGAACTATTATCTTCCAGCCAAGTTCTGCCGATAACTTCCTCGTCACAGACCGGACAAGCCATCACCCAAGTAGTATCAGGTAGGTTAGGCATCTAACTGCTCCTGTAGGTTTAGAATAGCTGTGTTGATTTGACTGTCAATCAGGTCAACTTCATCGTAAGGCGTATCCTTAGACCAGTGCCACTGCTGTTCTCCAACAAACTCAAAGAACACACCGTGGTCATATTCAAAACCCCAATGCCCCTCAGGACAGCGGGCTTCCTCGGTTTCAGCATCAATCTGCCCGGTAAGCTGTTGATTGCAAACCGGACAGTGCAGGGTGTAATCAGTCATAACCTAACTCCTTTCTAAGTTGACCAATCGCGTCGGCTATCTCGTTCTGAATCCTACGACAATCTTCGCGGTAAGTCTGGTGATTCCAGGTCCAGGTCTGACTACTGACACAGACGCGGTAGTTGCCCGGTGTAAAATCAATGCCCCAATGCTTGACAGGACAGTTAGCGGTTTCAGAGATGAAGCGATTATCTTCATCTACACCTTGCCCGTGTGCATCTGCGCCACAGACTGGACAGCGTAGCGGAATATTGTAAACTTCAGCCATCCAACAATTCCTTTCTAAAATAAGGATATTCAGTTATCGAATAAACCATACTTCTCACACCCGCGTGCGCGAGGACAGCTTGGCAGTTAGCACAAGGTCGCGCTAAAGCGGGTGTGCCATCGCGATGTGCGCGATACACATAGACAGTGGCTCCTTTCAGAGAAGTTTCAGTTGAGACAAACGCGGCAATTTCGGCATGCCGCGTAGCGCACTTTTCAGTAACCCAGCGCGGATGCGACATGACGGTATTCCAACCCACCGCGACAGGCTTGCTGTGCTTGACGATGACCGCGCCAACTTGAATTTTATAGTTGGACTTACAACTAACCCATTGCGCGAGTTGGAGATGGCGCGGTAGAAGAGTGGTAAAATCATTCATCGTAAATGAACCCAACTTTCATCGTCGCCACCACAACTAGCGCAGGGTATATCATCCATCAACCAGTGTTCGCGCGTGGCTTTATCTTCTGGCTTAGGCGTATAGCGCGCTTGGCGTTCTGGATACACGCGATAGCAGTTAGGGCATTGATAATAAAACAATTCATACCAGATCGCGCGTTTAGGAAGCTGCTTGTAAATTCGCAAACTCTTTTCATTGACAGCATAGATTGTTTCGCATTCTGCACACGCATAGTAATGATAACCCAAACTAATCACATCATCCGGTGTCGGTACAAGACCAAGAAGACCCTTATCTTTAGGGCATAGCAAGTGAATCATTGCATAAATCCTTTCTCAAAACAATGGTTCAAATTGATTATCGTAATACGACTTGACTCTTTTACAAGCCATGTCATAATATTCAGTACTCAACTCACTGCCGATAAATCTGCGGCCTAGTTCAGCGCAGGCTAGGGCGGTAGTCGCGGAACCCATAAAAGGGTCAAAGATAAGGTCATCGACAAATGACCATAGTTTGATACAATTTCGTGGTAGTTCAATTGGATACTCGCCAGGATGAATTTTGTTATCTGGCGCACGAAATTGCCATACATCCTTGCTAAGCAATTTCCAGTCGTCCAGTGAAATACGACTCTCTTTTGATTTTTGAGTAAGATTTGGTTTACCGGGCTTACGCCATACACAAATGCGTTCTGTCATGGGTGTAGGGATAATTGTAGGTGGGTAAGGATAAGAACCAAACATGCGTTGCGCGGCTTGATACTTCAACCACACAATCGGAAACTTACATACCAGTCCAGCTTCCGCGGTTATTCTCTCCGTGTCCGCGTAAATCGGCAGATACAATCTTTCATCAGTTCCATTCTCCTTCGGGGGCCACGGCAGTTTATCTGGTATAACCCAAAAACAATGTCGCCCTGGTTTCAGCACCCGCGCAACTTCAGTGACCCATAATTTCACATCAGTCATGTAATCCGCGTAAGTCGGCCAGTATGAGTACTTGCGTTGATTCCAGTAGGGCGGCGAGGTTACTGCCAAGTCTACACTTTCGTCTGCCATAGTCGCCATCAGGTCTAAACAATTAGCTTCATATAAATCACAGTCATGCATCTGCGTATGGCGCATCGTAAATCCTTTCTAAATCAAGCCTAAAAGCCTCTTGACAAATCATGCAATCGTACAGTATACTACAGCAGGATAGTACACTTTGCTCAATCATCCACCTTGATGGAGCTATCCGCTAACTAAGGAGGTGCATCTGAAACCAAATTGCTTTCGTTGCGCTGTTGATCTAGTGAAAGGAGAGTGGAACTGACCCAATCTATTTTACATCTGAGCGCATCTGATTAGTCTGCCGCGGGAGAGGTTGTCATGCCTCTCCCGCTTTTGTTATGAGGTCACATGCCTGTACCCGAACAATTACTCACCGCCTCGCAAGTCGAACAACTCTATGGTTTCTCGCGCGGTAGTCTCTTGCGCTGGGAAAACGATGGCAAACTCAAGCCCGCGCGCACCCCTGGCAATCAACGCCGCTATGATCGCAAAGCCATTGAGTCTATGCTAACACAGCCTGCCGCGACTGCGCCGGTCGAGCGTCCGCATTTCAATGAGTTAGGTCAAAGCGGTTATTCGCGTTGGCTGCAAGATGATGAAGAACCGTTGCGCGAACTCGCGATTGGTTCTAGCTCACGTTGGAAAATCTTGCGCGAGATGCGCCTGAATGATCCGGTGATTGCCGCGACCTTCTTTGCTATTGAGAACTCTTTGAAGCAGGCTACTTGGCGGGTCGCGCCTGTCAGCGAAAGTGAAGCAGATTTGGCATGTGCCAAATTCGTCCAGGAAGCACTCTTTGATATGTCCAGCCCGTGGGTCGATGTGCTTGACCACATTCTACTGATGCTGGAACAAGGCGTCACGGCCCTGGAAATTGTCTACAAACGACGCCTTGGCCCCAAGCCACCCGATGTACCAGGGGCCAGTCCTTCAGATTACAGTGACGGACGCATTGGTTGGCGTAAGTGGGCACCGCGGCCCGTGGAAACCTTAGTCTCCGGTGATGAATTTGTACTCGATAAACAAGGCGGCATTGAAGGTATCAATCAATGGACCGACGATGGTCCCCAATTTATTCCCATTGAACGCTTACTCATCTTTCGTACTACAGTCGTTCCCGCTGGAACGCCGTGGGGTCGTCCAGTCCATCGGGCCATGTACACCGCATATTATTTTACTAAGAATTTTCAGGAAATCGAAGGTATTGGCGTTGAACGCGACCTCGCGGGTATCCCTGTCGTTTATCTCGGTAACGACTGCACCACATCCGGCCCTAACTCCGACTTTGAACTGGCTAAGGATTTAGTTGTCAACCTGCGCAACGATGAACAGGCCGGGATCGTCGTGCCACATCCTAAGATGGGCCATGCCGCGGAAGGTCAAGGTATGCTCATTGAACTCCTTTCCGCAGGGGGCGCTCGCGCGCATGATGTCGGTGCGATTATCGAACGTCTGGATCGACGTAAAGCTCTTTCAGTGCTCGCGCAATTCATCATGCTCGGCATGGATCGCATTGGTAGTTATGCGTTAGCCAGAAGTCAAAATGATTTATTTGTCCTCGCGATTATCGCGTGGCTCCAGAAGATCGCGGATGTCATCAATCGCATCGCGATTCCACGCCTCTTACGCTACAACGTTTTTCCTGATATCACAGGTCTGCCCAAAGTCCAGCCCTCCGAAGTAGGGATTCCTGACCTCGCGACTATCGCAACCTTCGTCAATCAGTTGGTGGGCCGCGAAGTCATCAGCCCTGATCCTGAACTGGAACGCCACCTGCGCCAAATGGCGCGTCTACCAGAACACAAAGAACCAGAAGGCGAGAAAGTCAAAGCCCCGGTACGTAGCGCGATGGACACAGCCTTAGTCCTGCGCCGTGTCCTGCTCGCGATTAAAGAATTGCCTACCTACGAAACCATGACTGATGAACAACTCGTCGCATTCCTTGGCCCCCTAATTGAACAATTGGAACTCGCGATTGAGGCTGAAACCGGCACGGAAATTAATCTTCCGACTGCCCAAACTATTATTGACCAACCCATCAACCCGCAGAGCACCGCGGCTGCATCGAGGTCTAATTCTAATGTCCAGTCCAGCCCAACCAATGGCACCGGCCAGCGGCCTACAGGACGCACCGCTTAGGCATATCGAACGACGTGATAGTGGTAATTATCGTCTGCGCATCAATAGACGCCATCTTGGTACTTATAAAACCTTAGAGGAAGCGCAACAGGCGCGCGATACCTATCTGGCACAACAGGTCACTCAAGAGGTTGCGCCAGATATTAGTATCCAGGGGGTGACACTCAACGAACCCTTGGACGAACAGGCTATTTTAGATAAGGCTCTCAGCGCGTATCGGTATAGTAATCAGTTAGACGCGCGCAGGCATGACCAGATTGTAACTCTGGATTTTTCACCCGCCTGTGTGGTGTATGTTGCAGACCAACATTTTGGCAACGCAGGCACCGATGTAGCCCGCGCGTTTACGGAAGCGGATATTATCGCAGAGATGCCGCAGACCATCGTCGCGACCGTAGGTGATATGTTTGACAATTTCATTCTGGAGAAGATGCGCGCCATTCGCTTTGACACCCCCATGTCAATTCAAGAAGAAATCATTCTCGGCAAACAGTACATGCAGAGATTGGCTCCTAAGTGGCGGTTAGCCGTGGATGGCAATCATGACCTCTGGACGATGTTGATGACGGGCATGAATTGGCAGCGCGAACTCATCAAGGACATTACACCGACCATCCTGCATGACGCGTATGACTGTCGCGTAACCTTACGCGTCAAGGGGGTTGATTTTGCAGGCCGTTTGCGGCATAATTGGCGCGGGCGGTCGGAAATCAATGACACCCATGGCATTGAGAAGGCTGCGCGCTTTGACCAGGACTTTGTGTGGGGTGTGGGCGCGCATACCCATCGCAGCGGCGTCGTCAGAACCTTCAACGTGGCAGGCTGTAATGGTATTGCGGGTCTGTGTGGTTCCTATAAGCGCGTAGACAGTTATGCGCGCCAGAACGGTTATCCCAAACCGAATACCAGTACCGCGATTGCGATTATCTTCGACGCTGAAACAAACAGCATGACCGGTTTCGATAATTTAGAGATGGCCGCGAAAGTGATGGAACGACTCACGCAAAAATAAAGTAAATCCATTGTGGGGTCTGGTCATTACTATAAAGACAATAGCGCGGCTGACAGTTACATACGTCATCGTGTAACGAGCAAGCCACGCGACAAACATAACGACCATCATCGCATATCCATTGGTGGATATCCGGCGCATAAGTCCAGTTACCGCCACAGTAGGCAGCTAGGGCTTTAACTATAGATTTGCGACGTACAATAAAAAGCATTGCTAACTCCTGTAAAGGATTATAGATAAGATTAGTGAAATGACGCAACGAGAAGAACTTGAATTTACCGACCCGATTTGGGAATGGCAAGAGGCCGCAGGCGAACCTGCGGGCGACTATGCCGCGTTTTTGGTATATGCCAATTTACGCCCCATCGACCGCACCTACAGAAAAGCCTGGCGTGAGTGGACTAAAGGTACCGCGCGTGAAGGTGGGCAGGTATCATCCAGTTTCTCGCGCACTGCCGATGAATACCGCTGGGCTGAACGCGCCGCAGCCAGAGATATTGCGGAACTAAAAAGTCGCTATGTTAATTGGGCTGAGCGTGATTGGGAATGGCGTGAGCAGGATTACGAAATCGGTGCACGGTTACGTAAGAAGGCTAACCGCGCCCTGGACAACATTGATGATGAAGCCCTAGAACTTTCACCTGGCGAAGCTGCAAACCTCGCGCGCATCGCGTCAGAACTGCAAGCTAAGTCTATTCCACAGATTTTCAACCTCTCCGCGATGCAGGTGCAAGAAGCCTTGGCTGCGTTACCGGAAGCCAAACGCCTGCAAGTCATTGAATTGATGACCCAAAAACGTCTGTTACAAAACAGTGAGACGATTGAGGGTGAGTACACGGTGGTTAATGAAACGCGCTAGTCCACCCCGTAAGACTGTAGCAGAGGATGGCACCCCGTTACCTACGCTGCTAGAAAAGAAAGCTCTCGCGCGCGATCAAGTCCGCGCGGCTAAAGCGGCACAAGTCGCTGAAGCGCAGAAAGTATCTGCGCATGTGGCTGCGCCGGTGACGGAGAAGGTCGCGACTAACGCGGGTCGTAACAAGAAGAAAAATGCCTCGCAGGAAGATTTACTCAAACTCATGCCTTTTCTGCCCGCGGAGACGATTGCGCAACTATTACAGTCTACTCCCGATTGGCAGCAGGGTATCGCGGGTTATCAAGAGCAGACTGAAAGTAAGGGTTTTCCCACTGACCCGGTTGAGTTCATGCGCGATACCCTGGGGTATGCGATGTGGGATAAACTGGCTGAGATTTGTCACTCAGTTGAGAAGAACCACAACACCGTGGTAGAGAGTTCCTTCGGAACGGGTAAAAGCGTGTCAGCTAGTGCGCTCGCGTGCTGGTTTCTCACGGTTCATAGTCCATCTATCGTTATTACGGTTGCTCCTTGCTATGATGATCAAACTGAAATTCTAACCGATTCAGGTTGGAAATTATTCAAAGATTTATCTATAACTGATAAGGTAGCGCAACTAAATAATGACAATCTAGAGTACGTACAGCCCACTGGCATAGTGGAATTTCCATATGAAGGAGAAATGATTGGATTCAAGAGTCAGCTAGTTGATTTCCTGGTTACGCCTAACCATCGCTGTCTCTTTGATAGAACTATCTGGCGCAAAGAATTCAGAAATGATGTTTATGCTGCCAGTGAAATTTATGGCAAAAACGGTAGATTTAGAAAAATAGCTGGTTGGCAAGGTGAAGATACTGGTATTGATGAAAATTGGGCTGAGTTCTTAGGTTTCTGGTTTGCCGAAGGTTATGCTCAGGTAGAACCAGTTAGAAGGCATTATCGCGTTACGGTAACAGGTAGAAATACCCAATACATCGAAGATTTACTAGAGAGAGTTGGATTGGAGAAAAGAGCTAAAAAGCAAGAAAAACATCAAAATCCTGGTTGCTATGACTATACTATCAATAGCCTGGAAATGGCAACCGAATTCGTGGTGTACGGTAACTCTCATACCAAGCGCGTGCCAGATATTATTAGTAATGCTGAAACGCCTATTATCAAAGCGTTCTTGCGCGGTTTTGAAATGGGCGATGGTGGTACGGATAAGAATGGCAGCACGCGTCTCTATTCCTGCAACCGTGAATTAGCTGGTGATTTACAGGTATTGGCTTTGAAATGTGGCATCATAGCCAATGTGAATCATACTGTACTTGATACAGCAGTCAATGGGCATGTCTATAAAAATCAAGACATGTACCAAGTTGGTTTCTGGAAAAAACGTGGTGAATTTCCAGTTGCCATAAATCGGATAAAGCATCAAAATAGAACTAATTTATGTCCTGGTTGGTACAAGCAACCATATTCCGGTTACGTATACTGTGTTTCAGTGCCATCTGGTATCGTGTTAGTCAGGCGTAATGGCAAATACATCTGGAGTGGCAATACCTTCAATCAGGTTGCCAACATCATCTGGCGGTATATGCGTACCGCGGCGCGTAAGGCTAACTTACCCGGTCAAGTCTTTGAGACACCCCGTTGGGAAATCGCTTCCGACCATTATGCCATTGGTCTTTCACCTAAAAAAGACACCGGACGCGATGGCGATACTATCTCAACTCTACAAGGCTTCCACGGCCCGCGTATGCTGGTCATTATGGATGAAGCTGCGGGTTTACCAAAAGCCATTTGGGATAGCGTCAATGGCCTCGCAGTAGGCGACCAGTGCCGCATCCTCGCGATTGGCAACCCCGTTGAACAAGCGGGGCCATTTTATGACGCGACCCTGAATCCATCCTGGCACCATATTCGTATCTCCGCTTTTGACCATCCCAATGTCAAAGAGGGGCACGAGGTTATTCCTGGTGCGGTCACGCGCTCTTGGGTGGAAGAACGCGCTAAGGAATGGGCGACTGAAGTTGCGCCGGGTACACCCAACGCGGTGCATCTGCCCTGGATTGATAAATATTACGAACCGATGCCCATCTTCCAGGCTAAGGTTTTGGGTATCCCACCTGAGCAGGCTGAGGACCAGCTTATCAAACTCAGTTGGGTGCTTGCCGCACAGGAACGCGTGCTAAACGAACGCGGCAGTGAAGTCGTCATTGGCCTGGACCCTGCGCCACGCAACGGCGATGATAACTCATTATGTGTGCGTCAGGGTATGCAGGTGACGCATCTCACGCGGCTACGCGGCCAGGATACGCAGCAGATTACTGAGTGGTTAGCGTTGCAGACGCGTGAGTTTCATGCCAGTAAAGTCTATATTGATGACGTGGGATCAGGCGCGGGAGCAACCGACAGAGCCAGAGTCATGGGTTTACCAGTTGTGGCGGTCAACTTCGCGCGCTCAGCCGTACAGAAGAAGCGTTTTGCCAATCTGCGCGCGGAGTGTTGGTGGAAAGTACGTGAACTACTGCGCGAAGGCAAGCTTGCCATCCCGAATGACCCGCGTCTACAAGCTGATTTGATTATGCCCAAGTTTGCGCCAGATATGTATGGCCGGATTCTGCTAGAGAGTAAGGATGATATTCGCGCGCGTTTAGGGCGTTCACCAGATACCGCGGATAGTCTCGCGATGACCTTTGCTCTGCCCACTGGCGCGCTAGAAGATGAGTCTATGTATGAACTCAAACGCTTGGGGCAGACAGAAGCGGAAGGTGGCCTGGCTAAGTCACGCTGGACAGTTAGCAGGCCACCTAGAACTTCACGCTGGAAACAGTAAACTATTTCTTCGCTTTGGTAACTTCAGTAGCTGGCTTAGGGCCAGCTTTGATTTTCTGGCAGACCGTACAGCGGTAGCCACCCGCGCCACCTAGAGCTTTGGGTGCCCAATTATGCACGCGCATACCTGTACCGTAACGCGCGTCCTGAAAAGCGTTGTGACAATCACAATGTGTAATCATGTTATTTGATTTACCTTTCTTGATTTGGCATATGCCAAAAACAATTATTGCGTCAAGACCAACTGTAGATAAACTGGCATGGGTTCAGTCGTGACAGCCTCGCGCGCGCGTTTATAAAGCTCTTGACCAAAGAGTGACCAGATACCTTCTTCGGGTAAACTGAACCAGACCGATATATTACTATCGGCAATATGCAATATACTGCGGTCGTGAGCGTCGCGCCAGATATAGGCATTAGGATTCATCAGCGATACAGTCCTTTCATATACGCGCGCCACAGCTTCTCCCTGACAATCGTCTTGTGTTGTGGCTTGGCGCTCCAGTCCTCACTAACTGCCCACTGTAGCAGTTCGCGCAAGACACCTGCACTGACCATAGATAGCGCGCGCAACGTTTGTCGCGTTACCAGACTGCCAAAGGGCAGATTGGTAATCTGTCCATGTAAGACTTCGCGAAATTCAGTCAGCTGTGGCGAAGAGGGCTTGAAGTCCACCGCGCGGGGTAGACCCTCAGCCTTCAAGCGGGCAATAGTATCCGCCAGTCTATCACTCACGATTGAAGTCCCAAGTATCACAGTTAGAACACGCGCGATGGAGTTCTGCATGACAAGCAGGGCAGTGAGTCGCGGATTCCAGTTCTTCTGCCATTATACTCAACGCCAAGCGCGTAATCATTAGTGTTAGTGCAACCAGAGATTCGTCTAACTTATTACCTGCATTAATCCCGTCAATAATATTCTTCAACTGCTCACCGATACTATTGGCTCGTTTGGCTGATTCGTTATGAAACATTTTCCTAACCTTTCAATTTAGGCGGTTGGGGCATCACGCCCCAGCCGCGTTCCCGAAATTGTGTGTCATACGCGTATGCGCCACATTGACCTAACCATTCCAGCGCGGCTTCTCGATTGCCCTGAAAATACTTCTCAGCTAAGCCTTCTAAACCTCTGCGGCCTAGTTCGGCCATATAAGCTTTACCGTATTTTTCGACTACGGCTTGACCACCTAGAGATGAGATTTCACGGCGTTTTGCAGCATCCATGTGCAACCTCACAGTTTAGGATTGAAGATATCTAAGATATCCAGCAGAATCGACAGAACAGCGTTCAACAAACCCAGTACGGCCCCTATGATAACCAATATCACAATACAACTAATCACAAAATCCACTAACATCATAGCTCCAAGGGAAAAAGCCTGACTTGCCAGTTATCATAATCGCGCACTACATCAGTTAGCGTCGGTGATAACAAGCTCAGGCTCCAGAAAAGACTCGCGCCAGTCGAGGCATCAATCCCTGTGCCATCATAGGACACGCGAATAGTCTCAGCTTCCGTCGCGGTGCGATAGGTAATCGCGAGATATTCAGTATGAAAAGTAAAGACTAAACCATATGTCATAATCTCTCCCTGTAAACTTTTTCTATATAGAGTCAAATCTTATAATAGAGAAAGTTTATCTAGCCACAAAAGCCCGTCGCGACCTTGAGCATTTGGTTGAAAACTTCTTCGACATTGTTTCCACTGCCATTGAAATTATCTGAAATCAAACGCCATTCGTGATTCTCCCAAATTTCTACTCTACCACGAAGGAGTGGCAAATAGACAGTCATCCGCGCGCGCATAATCGCGTCACCATAAGGATAACGTAAACCCACGACACGCTCAACGCGTTCTTCAGTACGCGTCTCAAACTTAACTCCCGTCAGGAGTGTCTTCGGTTGGTTCATCATAACTGCTTTCTGCGCTCTCCAGCGCGGTCATATCTACAAAAGCCTCGCCACAAGATATACAAATACAGCCTGGAAAATCAGCCTTAGTTACGCGTACGATTTGCCCGCAAGGACACTGCCACTTGTGCGCGCGATTAGAAGTTTTCCAGGACTTTTCCATCTGCCACCAGTTCTGCTTACCCACAACTTCAGTCGGGACACCCTCTGGCGCAGGGATGCCATACTCAGCCATCAGGTCCGCAAACCAACCATCCGCAACACGCATATGCGAGCCGACGCGCGGGCGCGGATGCAAGCCGAAGAATTCACACTTGGCGATGAACTCTGGATTGTGAGTATAACGGGCCGTAATCTTAGCCACATCCAGTTTATCTATGCCATAGGTCTGCTGCCACGCGTGGACCATTTCGTGGAGCAGAGATTCGAGTTGGCTCCACAGACCGTAAGCCCACGCGCCCACCGCGGTATTAAAGTGTTTTTCATTGAACGAAATGTAATTCCGCAACCCAATCTCATTACGCGCGATGTTATAACGTGCGAGGGTTTTCTTATTCATCCCCGCAAAACCAATCACGGGTAGAGGTAGCGGTGCGTCCGTGAACATCACAGTATTGAAAATGTCATACCACTTGTAAAGAGTTAGAATCTCACCGCGGAACAGCCAATCCTCAGCTTGAGCGGCTTCTTGCAGGAGCAGGTCGGAAATGGTCGGCGGTTGTACCACCGGCTCGACTACATCGAAATCATAAGTATCTGGTAAGTCGTCCAAAATTACAGTACCCATTGGTTAATCCTTTCTAAAAAAACAATTATCATCTGTACACTAACCACATTACCACACCTGATTGGCGCGAGGCAACCCGCGTTACGCGGCCATGGGTGAGGTTCTGAATCCGCTGCGCGTCCTGTTCTGTTCTACAAAAGGACACATGCTTGTAGCCCTGTTCCAGCGCGCATTTAGCAACCGCGGCGCGTGTGTGATAACAGATGCCGTGTAGATTGCCAGGACAGGATTCCTGTGAAGTACCAGTGACGGATAAGAGACATTCAACTTCGTATAATTTACGCGAACGACGTACCAGGACATCATAGTGTTTGCCATCTGAGCCTGGTACATGCAGCTTGGTCGGACGGTGGTCGCGGTCGCGCGCGATAACGCCAATCAGAGGTAAGAGATGGGTTATTGGGCGCATAGTTGTCCTTTCTAATTTGGCATATACTAAATAGCTTCGATCAACTTTCTCCAATTACCACTTGTTTCAATTGCCATTCCAAGCACTTAGCACAGATAACCAGTTCTTGATCTGTATCAGTATCCTCAAAACTGACCTGATAATCCCTGTGCTTGGTAGGAAAATCACAGAATGTGATACCACCACCCATGTGGGTCAGTAGTTCGAGTGCGTGCTTGACATGATCTTCGTTAAAGATAATAGTCATAAATCACCTTCCTTACGTTTTTACGACCTTTCTACAAACCAGAGTTCTTCTTTAGCCCTGGTGAGTGCGACATATTTGACACATTTTTCGCCGCGAATCTGATCTTCGGTATGCGCGCGCGGATGGGGAATCAAATCAGGACGCAGGATAAACACGCGACGTGCTTCGTCACCTTTCGCGCGATGTACCGTAGATAAGACGATACTCTGAGAATCCTTTTGTCGCGGAAACAGAGTATCAATCCGATAAATCAGTTGATGCAGACTATCAACGCCTTCAATCAAAGCCAGTAGAGTATCAATGCGGTCAGTCAAGGCATTAGCGCGACCTTCTTTATCATTTTTCATTAATTTAGCATATTCTTTTTCGTAATACGCGCGCGCCTTGAATGCTAGTTCGTCTAGCGAATCAGCCTTGAGTTTTTTGATAAGAGCCAGTAGACCCTCTCCGATATCGCGGCCTCGAATTGTAACTGGTAGATTCTCACGTAGAAACGCGTATGCATACTTGATCAATGGCGCATTGACACGACAGAGAATCAAGTCACCCGGTACGGGATGTTGGGGATGGTAAGTCAATTCATGCATTCCCATCCAGCCTAGAACACCTGGCTTAGCGTTAGGCGCAGCTTCGATTTCAGGTACAATTTGCTGTGCCAGTTCGATATGTGACGTCGGGCAACGATAACAAATTGACAATGGTAAAACATCAGCATCCAGACTGCGCGTTAGATTATCCATCGCGCTGGTGTCTGCGCCACGCCAGCCGTAGATGGACTGGTCTGGATCGCCCACGGCTACCAGATGACCACTACTACCCGCGCGCAAGCCCCACTCGATTTGACCACGATTCCAATCTTGCACTTCGTCAGCCAAGAGCCAGTCTAATTTACGAATCGGCCAGTTATTGTAAACTGGCAACCAAAGCATATCCGTGAAATCCACCGTAGAAGTTTCTGCGGCGTTGATTTCTAAAATTCGCGGTACAGCCGCGTAAACACGCGCCTTGGCTTCAGCAATTTCGGCTTCACTGGCATCCTCAGACATCTCTTTAGTAATGTCCAAGTCGTATTTGTCGCAGACAGCTTCCAGGGTTAATTCGTCGGTTGGCGCGAGAGTATTCTTAACTTTATCCACTAGCTCCGCAGCCACATTGGTTAGGTGCTTAGGCAGAAAACGCTCTGCAATAGCATTGACTTTATATCTGTCAATTTTAGGCACAAAACCAAGATGGCGCTGTACATCCTTGAAGGCGGCACTGTGGGTTGTGGAAATATCGCAATCTGGTGGCAAGCGGTCGCGCAAGGTATCTACGACGTTATTATTGAACGCGACAAAGGCAACTTTTTGCTGTGCGCGATTGGGAATACGCAAGACACCCTGCACGATGGAAGTCGTTTTGCCACTGCCTGCTTTAGCGTCAATCACAATATGACGCTTAGGACGTTGATCAATGCCTTCAATCGCATCAAAGAGAGCTTGTTGATAATGCGAAGGTCGAAAACTGGTTTTCATGCTTTCGAGTTCTTGTGGGTCAATCTGTGTATACGCGCGAGCCATATCGCGCGAGAGCGTCTTGCGACACTTATCGGGATAACCCGTGCAGCCGTAGAAATCGCCATTCTTGCCACCGATAAGTCGCATGTCGCGACCGCATTCAGGACAGATGACTTTGTTTGCCATGTGTCACTTCCTTTCTAAAAACAATTTCAAAATTTGGCATATGCCAAAAAGTAGACCAGGGTTAATTAAGTTAATTAACCCTGGTCTACTAATTAACCGCGCTCTATACAAATAGTCTGCTTAGAACAAGGTTTCCAATTATCAACTCGCCGCAGACAGTTACTCGCGGCATCCCATTTACAAACAATCTGCGGCACACCCGTCGCCTTGATAGTCACAAAGACCATAACCCAAATGCCTCTAGATTGGTCATAGGTCGGTCGCCAACTAGTCGGTTGAAAACCCTTGCCGCGAAAATACGCGAGCAAGTTAGCCATTTGCGTGCCCTTGAGGGGTCCACCATTGGGTGCCGTTACGTTGACCCACATTTGACCTTTTGAGTCAACGCCTCCACCGCCGATAACCGGACTGTTATTTGGCTCCAAGATAGGGGCCGCGTCCACCACCCCAACGGGCATGGCGGAAAAGAAAACGAGCCAGATAGTCCACCAGACAATGAGTAGTTTGCGCATGATAACTCCAGATGAAAGCGAGTCGCCCAACGCGACCCGCGGCGAGTAAATCAAAAGCTAATTCTTGGTCATCTAAAACCAGGACTTGCGCGCCCTGGCGCGCAATACCGATTAGGAAGTAGTAGATATCAGCCATAGAACTCCTTTTGCTAATTTGGCATATGCCAAATTCAAGCCAAGCCCAATTGCTGGCGCAGATACTTGCGCAGAAGCTTAGAGACATCGCGTGTGAGAATATCAGCTTGCCAATCAGACAAGCCCTGATTATCATAGAAGTTCCACGCGTTATTCAGTAGACCAGGCACATAGTAGTTCTCTTCCATGTGCGACAATAGATGGTCAGTGCCCTCCCAATGAAAGGCACACGCGAGACAGTCACCCTCGTCAGGTGCGGGTACTTCACCGCGCGCGAGAGCTTCCGCGTAACCCTGCGCGTACGCGTTGATTTGCTTGGTCAACTTTTTGACCGTTTCTTTTGTCATGGGTGGTTCTGCGCCATGATAATCCACGGTATCCACTTCTGAGCCAAGATTGATGGTCATGCCATTGATATACGCGTATGTCTCACCGTTAGCATGATTCAATAGTGACCAACTTCCTGACTCTTGATACAGTCGCCAGCTAGGAGGCAAGGAGTCCTGCATGCGCGCCTTAGTGGTGTTAGAATACCAGCCGCCGTTATTGAGCGTGACGCTTTCAGGAGTCCAGGTCAAGATATCCGTGGCGTGCAAACGAATGACAATAGCATCGTCGTCGCGCCTGATACGCGTATTGTTGCCGTAGGGTCGTTCGGACTTATTGCCGAGATATGCGGCAAGTTCCTTGTAGGTAGTAGGCATGTTAGACCTTCACTTTCTCCAGTGCTTTAGTCTCCAGATAAGCCGCGACCAACTGTGCGGCTTCCTCTAATTCAGTATAACTATTAATGATATTTTCAATTATCTTGACAAACTTCTGCCATTTCGCGGTTTGCCGTTTCTTCCACAAAAAGATTTCAGGCAGACCACTGATACAAAGATGTCTGCCTGAGCGACCGCGCGCAAGCACTTCTACATTAGGGCCAAAGATGTCCCAAGCTATGACTTGAGCGTGTTCCCAAAAACGAGCTACTTCATAGTCGAAAACTGCATCAGCAACGGCATCAATCTCTGATACGCGCGTCTCTAAGAACAACGCGATATCAATTTCATTGTAATAATCGCGTAGATTAGGGCAGCGCACATCAATACTAGGGTATTCGGCTGTGTCACCCCATTCACTGTAGGTTTCGATTTCCACATCATAGAAAGTCTTGGCGTAGCTTTTCATCAATCCCTCCAAGTCGCAGGCAAGTTCTTATCCGCATCCGGCAGGTTTACCAGAAATGCCAGTACATCTTCTGGCACAGGCTCAAACAACCAGCGCGTGCCATAGTAATACTCTGTCCCATCAGGTAGCGTTACCGGGTCTAATTTAGCATATGCCAAAATGTTTTTCGCCCACAGATAATGGTCGCCATAAGAGTGCTGATAGATATGCGTTTCCAGGCAGGCCATTTGTTCTGGTGTACCCGCGCGCATATCATTTAGATGCCATCTGCGCCAGATAGACAGAAATTCATTCAACATATCCCTGTTCCAATGTGGCGCAAAGTGAAAGCAGGCTAGGTATGTCAAATCCATACTCGTTTCAATCTGCCCACAGCTACCTAGACAATTACCGCTAGACAATGGCCCTTCGACACCGGTAATAGATAACCTACCGTCTTGATATTCGATAGTGCAAAAGACACTCATGCGACGACCATTCCAAGTGGTGGTTGTGCCAGGGCGAATAACCTTAGTAAAGTTATCCATAACTCACTCCTTAATTAAGTATTAATTAATTAATTCGCGCGATACGCGACTTCGGGTTCATAACCCAAGTCCCGACACAGTTCCCACCAACCACGCGCGAGAGCGCGGGCTGTGTTAGTATCTTCCATGTGTTCAATCATATCGTCATCTGCATCATCGGGACATACCACATCATCCTCAATTGGCTCGTCACTATCGTCTATATAAACATCTTCCCAACTTAGATTAGGATGCTGTTTCATAATATAAACCGACATGCTATCTACATAATGCACATCACCCCATTCGCAACGCTCAGACATGATTTGGTCAATCACATCTTCAACGGTTTCACCGCGCAGCCAGTAGCCCATGACTGCCTCTGCGCCACCGAGTAGCATGACGAATTCTTCAGAGTCACGCCAGGCCATATCCTGCCAGTAGTCCTTTTCTTTGCTTGTGGCATAATCTTCATCAGGTGCCAGATACCATTTATCGTATTTACCCGCGCGTAACTGAGGGAGAGAGCCATAAGTTTCGATGTTATCGCCCTCTACAACTTCATTACCATTAACAATGAAACAATAGGTACTGTTCATTTAGAGTGTATTCCTTTCAGATTTTTGGCATATGCCAAATTACCACTTACTGTCATACTCCAAAGTACTATCCCAAAAGATAGAGGTATCACCCGCGATGCGCATCTCCAACAGTTCCGCGTTCAAGCCATCCAGTACATCAGTCACGTGGTACAGCACATCTCCCTTAGTCAAACCCTCACATTCACCGTCCATCTGATAATCGCCAATGATAGTACCGTAACGCGAGTAGATTTGATAGCGGATATACCAGACTAGGATTTCATGGGGTTTACCAGTAATAGTAATCGGGACATAGACCAATCCGACATTGAACAACGCGTAGGGTAAGCGTTCAGTTGCACAGGAGTCATCCGCGTGCGCGTACCAGTAAGTGCCACAAAGAGGACACCAATCATGCGTGGAAATGTCGTTGTCTACTAGGTCATTTTTTAGAAAGTGGTCGCGGATTTCAAAAGGTAAACCCAAGTCAATGTCTTGATTAGACCAAGTGGGATTATTCACGCAAAATCTCCTTGCCAATCATCCTCTTCTGTGTCTGCGTTGAGCCAGTCATACATAGTATCTTCATTAGCTTGCAGAAAATTGATAAAAAAGTTCAGTAGATAATCATCAGACGGTACGGTCGCGCGCAGGACTGCGATGCCGCGTCTGATTTCGCTTAATGTGTAATGCATTTTAGGACTCCTAACTTTTAGCATATGCCAAATTTAATACCTGACACAGAATTCAACCATTGCACTCGCGCTGTAGTTCTCAGGACAGGGTGGCAAGCCGCACGCGGTAGACGCGAGCACCAGCATCAACAAGGCCAGCAGAATGATAGCAAGACGTTTCATGATAGAACCCTTCTAAAAACAAAACTACCCTAGCTTTTTAGACCAGGGTAGTGAGTCATTTTGGCATATGCCAAATTTCAACGACTGAGATATTTATTACCGGGCAACTTCAACTTAATGCGCCAAGCTTGCAAATCAGTATCCCATTCATTTGGCATATCAGTTACTTCGATAACTACGCCTTCGCGGATATGCTTTGCCAATGCGCTATCAGCATCCGCCATTTGTTCAACTGCCGCGAAACCAGGGTAGATACCCTGATACACAATTGGCATGGCGCGTGCGCCAAAGATACTCTGCGCCATGCCGGGCAACCAGAAAGTCGCACTATCTACGGTATAGATATCAAACACGCGGAAGAAAAATTCACCCGGCTTGGCCCCATAACGCAAATCTTGTACCCAACCATAAACTTCACCCCACAGAATTACATCAGGATGCTTTTGGCACCATTCTGCGATCCACGGATTCTGCGCCAGCGCGCGCCACCATAGATTAGTCGCGTCTTCCTTCTTCCATTCACGCCGTGAGCCACAGAACATGCGCTCATATGCGCTTGACCAGACATAGCGGGCGTTTGTGCCGTGGACTTTTTCGGTGATAATAACTTGATGGCCTTCAACTTTAGCCTGCCATTTGCGCAAGTTTTCCAAGTCATAAGTTGGAATCACCTGACGATAAGGCGGGGCTTCGGTTGCCCCGCCAGTGTTGGCATCAGTTTGTTCAGGTGGCTCATAGCGCGTGATACCCAGAGCTTCCATCAAATCATCACCCTCTTGCGCGCCCGCGGGTGCAGGTAGCAGCAGGCCCATGGAATAGATACCGCGCAGACGCTTGACACCAATGCGTTGCACGATGCGTTCAGGATGATTTTCAGGTCGTAGGAAGGTAAACAGTGGATTATCCAGCGGTACAACGTAATCCGGTTCGATGTAAAGTGCAAGGTCGCCTGGTTGAAAATCACCGCGCCGAATCACGCAGGTGAAACCATTGACCGTGGTTGTGTCCAGAGTATCAGCATTGGGATGTGGTGCAATATTACCCAAACGTACAACATTGACACTGTGTTGACTCATTTTAGAAGTCCTTTCTTATTTAGCATATGCCAAATTTCAATCTGGAATATCAATCGCGTTGAGCCAATCTTCGTAATGTGCCTGACAATCGAAATCATAATTCAAAATCTCACGCAAAGGCGCACTGGTCGCGTCGTCATCTACCGCAGACCAATCAGGAATTGTGACATACATCTTGACGCGCCCATCTTCAAAATGTTCAAAACGCGCCTTAGCTGCTAGTGAAGCACGGCGTTTGAGAACTTCAGATTTGAGAGTAGACATTGTATTAGCCTTTCTGGATAAACGCGTGTACTGGCTTGGAATTCAGCGGAGTGGAAGATACGGTTATTCATAGTGAACTCCTGTGATTCCACAACTCAAAAGCTTCCTCAACACTATTAGAGTATGGCCCCTCGCAGTCGCACTTAGCACAATAAAGCGCATAGTGGTCACTGATGTAGACCACTAAAGCATACTTATTGTGTTCACCACAGAATGGACAATCTTTCATATCCGGCACAAGTTCGCGCAGGGGGTCATCAACGGCGAATTTATATTGTCTGTCAAAGTAGTTGCAAGTATGGTTAGCCATTAGTTTTAGTCCTTTCTTCTTTTCTGATTTTGGCATATGCCAAATCTTACGCGACGACTTCCGCGCCCTCGCGCAGCAACAACGTCTTGCAATGATTACACACATAATGCACGCCCATAAAATCCATAGCCGTAAGCTCATTAGGCGTCACCCAATCATTACACCACTCGCACTCCATTAAGTCATAGGGTTGCTCGCCATCATTATCCGTGTAACGCAAACAGTTATCACACAGATACATACCAAAGCTGTCCGTGGTCGCCATTTGGCCGCACACATCACACAGTTGCCAGCGCAAGGCACCCGCGGCGCGCGCTGAGAAATGGGGAATCGTAAAATCAATTTCGGTATACTCAAAATGCTGTTCTTTATATTTGGGATAAAACACCTGGCTGAATTTATCTGCGTTAGCTTTAGTTTCAGCCAAATTCGCGTACGCGTGGGGCATGTGATTGGCATAGTAACCCGTACCGAAATTGAAAGCTCCCGCGTTGATATCCAAATCTGCAATATCCGAATACGAGCCAATGCCTACTTTGAAACCCGCGTCCTCAACCGCGTCAGTCATAGTATCATTTTCATACTGGTACATTACGACATCTGTACCCGCCCTATCAAATTCAAAAGCCCAGTTGTACTGGCGCGGCGGCGTAAAGTCGCGCGCGGTAGACATGCAGCGTTCTTCGTTTTCAGTTAGCAAAATATCGTATTTACAGGTCGCCTTCAAGTAATGTAGTAGCAAATAGGCTCCCAAACGGTCATCTAGAGTTTGGGTTAGGATGAACTTGGCATGTTTATCTTGGCGCAAACTGAACTGCTTGAAGGGCAGTACGGTATCCAGATGCGCGACCGCTAACACATCCGCTCCGTTATCCTGAAAGATATACATACCGCGCTTGGTGGTAACTACGTCGCCATACTTGGCAAAATCATGAATGTTAGCCGCGCACACCGCGCGTAGGGTATCTAGATTAATTTTCACAAGTCAACTCCTGTTCTGGCTCGGCTGCTTCGGCTTCAGCTTCGGTTTCGTCTTCACATTCATGATTCATGTCGTTTGCATAGTAAACTTCACATGTTTCGCAGTAAGTCGCGTAGTTTTCCTGGCAGCGCGGACACCATTCCTGCTCATTGTAGGCACTATAATAAGCGTAAGTTCTTACGGTTACGGTTTCATCTGTATCCGTGTAACGGCCACAGCGATCACAGGAATAGAAGCGGTCATTCAAGCAATTTTCACAGTAATCACCCGTATCGGGAACATAAGTCAAATCATCACGCGCGAAGGTGCTTTCACAACCATCGCAAGTCCTAAACATTTCGTCGTAGCAGGATTCGCAGTAGGATTCACCGTCGTAGGAATAGACTTCATCTTCACTAAGCCTGTCGCCGCAGTTTTCACAGCACAAGTCATAGGTTTCCCAATGCAGATTGACCTGCTCGATATTGCGCAGGGTTTCCGCGTCACCTACTGCGTATGCGCGGCCACCATTGATATACAGTAAACCATCGGATTCACCGTTATTGTAGAAATCAATTTTCTTGTAAGTTGCGCTAACAATATCAGCCAGTAGCCGCGCGTAGGCCAAAGTTTCGTATTCGGTATGATGCCCGTTCTCCTGCGTCGGGCCACCATAACCATTGAAAACAATGTAAAAATCACCTTTCGCGTGGGCGTCAGGCGGCAGAATCCACGCGCGCCCACAACCGCGCGGCTTAGAAGTGTCACTGCCTTCCGCGGGAGCCTTGTAAAGTCGAATCGCCAACGCGCCGTGTTCTTCAAGCAACTCGCGCGCGCCCTCATTGCTACCCCAAAAGCAAGAGCCATCATCACCAAAATCACCGCGATACCAATCAAAAGTCGCGGTCAAATCCACGTGCAACTTAGTGCTGATGGCTGAATAGCGCCGCGCGATATTACCGATTTCGGATAACTGTTCTGGTGTCAAGTTGTAATCAAAGGTAGTCTTAATATACTTGCTGATACGCTTGGGCAGCGTACCGACATAGACACCCTTGCCCTTGACAACCCAATTCCAATTCCAATCCCTAGGCAAGATGTTGTAGTAATCATAGGAACGACCATTGAGTTTTTCGGAGTAAGTTAATGCACCAGGAGCGTTACTCAAGATGCGGCGCAGAGCAAGTTTAACATTATCCTGACCATCTTCGTCTACCATGTCGGGCCATTCTACGACAAACAATTGATCGAGTTCTGGTAAAGCGTTCACGGATTATATTCCTTTCTGTTTTTACAAAGAGGATTTGGCATATGCCAAAAATTAATTATGCCCTTGCTGGAAATGTAATAACAATAACAATGTCATCCTGCATAGCTAGAGCATACATGGATTTATATTTGCAACTCAGCAAGCGGTTAATGGAAGCCAGTGACATTTTCTTATAGCGTTGACCAACAGGCGGTTTGGGGTAAAGGTACCAACGATCAAAATCCACCATGTAGCCGCCATCAGTGCAATGCCAAATCCAAGCTGAACGATATAACATATTTAGATTCCTTTCCTTTTTGGCATATGCCAAAATGTATTAATACTTCTCAGCGTAAGTCGCGGCAAACAAAGCAGTTTCATAATCTTTGGTCAATGCGTAAAGCTCAAGATTGATGGTTGTTTCGTCAATCTTCGCGCTATCAATTTCACTCTTGAGCCGCACGATTTCCTGTTCCTTGAACGCGATAGCATTACGCTTCTCGGCCAACGCGCGCCGTGCTTTAGTGAGGCGCGTTTCCAATTCGTAGACCTTCTTCCACGGTGAGACAACTTCAGATGTAATTTCCATGATTAAACCCTTTCTTTTTAGATTTGGTATATTCTAAATTGTTTTATTCGTCTCCGCAAAGCCAATCTTCAAACTCAGTATAGGTATCAAAGAAGCGCAGCGTTACCCAACCATCAGGATTCTTACAGTAAGTCGCGGCGGCATCTGCGCTAAAGGCTTGCGCTAGTTCCGTGTAAGGCACTTCGACGGTCACAAAACCATCGTTTAGGACACTGACACGCGCGGTATCGAAACCCGCGTACTCGACCAGCTTTTTATTGAGCAGTTTGATAAGCATTGAGAATTCTCCTTTGTGTAAGTTTTTGGCATATGCCAAATTATTCAGTCAGCAAATCATCCGGCAACGCGTAATATGGTTGCCAGCAAACCTCATCGGGCTGCTCCGGGTCATCTACGCGCGCGTCCACTTGTCCTGGATAGCACGGTGAACACATGCGGCCATAACGAATACTGTTAGACCAAACTACCTGAATCACATTCATATTGGAGTCATACAGGGCCGCGAAGTCACCACCAGTCTTATCGACTGCCCACTCACCATTTTCCTCTACCCAACTGCCCAGTAGCCATTCAGTTGTCTCACCATCTACCATTGACCAGTCAATTTCTTTGACGCAGGTATAGCAAATGGAGTTATCGCAGCTTGGGCAGGTGATAACAGTTGCATTGCCGCAATAGGGACAGAAGCGCTGTGCGTTAGGGTCAATTTGATTATCGTAGACAAAACCACTTACATCATTGCCATTGTAGACACCCGTGGTGGGTTCAGTATCGTCTATAGTTATGCCCCAGTGCTTGTGCTTCATGACTTAGGTTCCTTTCTTTGATTTGGCATATGCCAAATTATCCGCGCGGCCTGATTTCAATATCATCCCTTAGCGCAATCAGGACTTCACGCGCGGTGAACATGGTTTCATTGAGCATGAATTCAATTGGAATACCCGCTTCTTCGGCTTGGGTTGCCAATTCTTCTAGTAACTCAAGATTATTCGTGTCAAATGAAACGGTTTCTACCGAGAGAATATCAGCCGCCAGCTTCTTATAATCTGGTCGCGATGTCAGAATAACGCGAATCATTGCCTGGCTCCTTTTTGGCATATGCCAAATTAGCTAAAATAACTAATAACCGCGGCGCGTACGCGTTCCCAATCGCGCTCATCCATTTCCTCAAAGTCATCCCCGTTAGGTTTTTGAGGAATAGGCGTCACGTACATATTTCCGATAACATCATAGTATTCAGTCTCCGCATTGAAGCTAATCGCGGGCAACCAACCGTATTCAGTCAGACTACCCATGGTTTCAGTTTCTTCGGGCCGAAAACCCATATCCCAACACAGTTGCCGCAGTTGTGCTTTGCTCAGAAAGCCGACATACTTGCGATGTTTGCTCTTAGTCCAGTTATCGCCCAAATAGTCATAGTCACCATCTGCGCCATCGTGCCGTTCTGTAGTTTGCAGCTTGAACACGCGACGCGGTGTCCAGGGCTTGACTGAATCTTCATACGGTATGTCGAATGAATAGATGACATAGAAACGCATTGGAGTTCTCCTTCCAGATTTGGCATATGCCAAAAATCAATCTTCAGGTTCGCGTTGAATAGCTTCGATTTCAGCGCGATGCGCCCACTGACAATAGCGATAGAGCAAACTATCCAGAATAGGTAGGCGCGCCCATACGTGGTCGAGCGCGTGTAACAGTTCGTCAATGACCGTCCAGATAGTGCCGTGTTGGAGTTCATATTTGATGGCTTCGCGACTACCTGCTTCCATATCGTGACTCCTTTTAGTATTTAGACAAAAAGAAATAACCCCATTTCCAGCACCACGCATCTGTACCCCAGAATTCTGGTTCTATCTTGACTCTGTTTTGGGGTAGCCAACACCAACTACCGAAACAGCGAAAATGATAGTTGAAATGATACTTACCGTAGCCTAAGGTGATTTCTAGATACAGTTTATCTAGCATGGTAGCGACTCCTTTTTGGCATATGCTAAAAACCGCGCTTGGCTCGCTGTACCTTGCGCTTTGCCATCGCGTGTTCCAAGATATCCTGCGCGATATGACATGAAATATCAGCCAGTCCCGTAGGCCAGTCAGGAATCGCGCCATACTCATTGATATGGTAGGCTTGACCGTTATAGATGATTTCTACGGCTTCGGGCGCGAGATTACCGCGTACAACTTCGCGTTGCAGGAGATAGATAGGCAGAGAAGTGGAGACTTGAATGGTATCGAAATTGTCAGTTGCATTGCGTACGCGCAAGAGAAAATCCGCGCCTTCCCAGTCACTCACAGCCCAGCCTTCGGGACAGTATTCAACCTTGAGCATTTTTCATTCTCCTTTTTGGCATATGCTAAAAACTACACGTTCAAATACTCATAAATCTGAAACAGGCAAACACGCGTGATTTCCGGCCCTTCGTCATAAAGATATTCATGACGCGGTTGCTTAGTGCCAATGTATGGCCCCCACTTATGCCAACGCCAGCCACCCTGTACGGGTTCGTCAATCTTGTGTAAATGGCCCAAGACAACTAGAAACTTGCGATTAGATTGGAGTAGAAGTGGCAACCAGCATACGCGAAATTGTGTCGCGCTGTCGCATACACCATAGCAGTACAAAGGCGTGGGCAAATCTGCGGGATAATGTTGCCAATCTTCATCAAATTCATTACGTAACCAGTTATCAATACCTTCCGGCACGAAATAGACACCTTGCTCTAGGCGTGCAGGACAACTCATTTCAAAATCAATGCCATCCCAGAGTCGGTCAGTAGGACGTTCAGCTTCGACGTGCTGCGGTTCTAGGGGAAAGACAAATTCATAATCTACTAACATGCTAATCACACCTTTCTATCAGAAAAGTTATTCCTTTCTGATTTGGCATATGCCAAATTAACACGCGTAAATCACCTTATCTACGCGTAACCGTTTAGGCGAGAGACCCTGCCGATTGGTAGTCATGCAAGTTTGCGTCTGCTGACTGCGCACGATGGACAAAAACAATTCTTGCCCGTTTTGCCCTAAGACAAACGCGACGTTCTTATACTTCTTGGCTTCCGCGCGTTGTTCGGCAGCAATAATGTCACTGATGGCTACACCGGGAAAATGCAACGCCCGTTGGAGATACCTCAGGTTCGCATGTTCCACCATGATACAGACTCCTAATCTCGCGACGTTTTTCGCGTCGTAAGTTACGATGCAGAAGTTCCTTGGCCCGACAACCCCAACGTCTGCGCCGTAGACGATGTGAACGCCACATCAGAGGGTCAGGACAACGAAACTTGGAGAGATGCTGATAGTCTTGCGCTAGGGAGTAGACTTTCATTGGTTTACTCCTTTCAGGATTTAGGATTTGGCATATGCCAAAATCAGTCACACAGTTGATGCATCACACTCATAGCTTCATCCTCTGTACAGTTCAAGAGACGTTGTACAATAGGAACTGCCAGCTAGAATTCACCAATTCTATCCAATTGCCTTAAGCCATCGCGTACGTCCCAAGGCAAATCAGACATATCGGGACGAGTTTCAAAGCGCACATCACCTTTGGCGACATCTTCACGAAATTCCACTTCTACATCTTGTCGCGCGTAATCAGTATTGATTATCACAATGGTTTTCACGGTTTGATTCCTTTCTAAAATTGATTTATTTTTGAACGCAAAAAGAGACGGGCGACTATTGAGTAGTCGCCCGTCTCACGGTTGGAATTTAGCATATGCCAAATCTATTTAGCCTCAAGCAACGTTTCACGCACCAACATCAATGAGCGACCAAGCTTATTTTCACCAACCCAAACACCGTTGACTAATTCCGCGCCCCAGAATCTATCGCCCCAAGTATTACCTTCGATTAATTCTTCGTCACGCGTGGCGATAAGTAAACCACGCCACGGTTCGTGCGTGAATTTACTTATGAGCAATTGCAACATGATAGACACGCGTAATCTGTCCCAATCAGGACGCAATTCCAGTTGACGCCCAAAACGCTTGGCTTTACCAGGAGTAGGCAAAGCAGCAATCTGTTGCCGCAAGCTTAGGTCAAGCGTTTTAGCCGCCTGATACGCGTGTTCGACGGTCGGGAAAACCATACCTTCAAATTCAACATTGCAAGGACTGAAATTTGACAGAAATCTATGTTCACCCTGGAATGACGTAATCATGTTTTTGCTCCAGTTTAGCATATGCCAAATTTACAATCCCGGTACTCTTACGCGCGCAGTACGAGACTGATTTGACTCAGTGTGCTTTCTTCGATTGACGATTCTTGAGTAGGGACTGAGTATTTAGCGCCGCGGTGGAGAGCCGCGCGGAACTGTAGATTTGGCATATGCTAAAAATGATTTTAGCTCAACAAGCGCATAAACTCCGCACGCGCGGTTTCATTCGTGAACAAGGCTGCGAATTCACGGGTGCTATACATGCCAGTTTTACCCAATTGACTGTCAAGCCAGTCCACCAATCGCAACGTGCGCTCATGTTCTTCGGCGGCAGAATAATCGGTAAACTGTTGCCCATCGGCGGTTTCATAGATAGTCTTCACTTTCAAGTTATCCTTTCTGAGCCAGTTTTGCCAATAGTCCCTGAGCGTGTGCCAACCAGTTAACGCGCGGTCTACTTCTACTGGTGTATGGCAGACAGTTTGGGTTGTGCTGCCACGGTCGGGCCAACAGGAACAACCCGAAACAAATACGACCAAGAATTTGCCATTGACCGCGCGAAATACCGCCCCCGCATTCAGTTCGTAAGGCTCTGAGTCATCACATTCAGCAATCAATTCCAGAATCGCGATAGCAGGTGACTCTTGGTCGAACCACGGTGATTTAGGCACTTCAGTAGGCATCTTGAACTCCTTTTAGATTTGGCATATGCTAAAACATCAATCCAAACGCCCATCAGCATAAGCGTTGATACCCGCGCCGCGCAACACTTCTGTAAACGCGGCAGCGTATTTCATTTTGCGTTCATAACTTTGATTGAATTGATGTACCCAAATATGGATACCCGGTTCGTAACCTTTACGCGCGCCAAAGTGTTCCTTCGCGTATTTAGCCGCGGCACAGTTGGCAGGCTTAATCACAATCCACGCGAAGCCGCAGACGCCATCCATCACCGGCGCATAGACGCGTTTGATAGGACTGTTATCGTTCAGGGGATTCGTGTGTTCTACGACCAACATAGGCGTTGGCGCGTGCTCCATAGCCGCGGTCATGCCTGCCGCGTGCGCGTCCGCGAAAAGCCGAGCGAGATTCAAAGTAGCCATGACTAGATTCCTTTCAGTTTTCAGATTTTGGCATATGCCAAATTTTCAGATTTGCCAAACCAGCCAAGTCTTAGCCAATTTCTTGCCGGGTACAGACCGTTGGATTTCGACTACACCACGAATCTGGCGCGCCATGATACGCGCCTTATGAAACGCAGCCTTTTTAGTACGCGCGCGCTCATAGTTACGCGTATGGGTATTGGGATTGCCCGCGATTTTGAACTCACGTAAATAAGGTGTTTGCCGGGGGTTTTCAGGAAAGATGATGTACATGATACACGGTTTCATGGAATAGACTCCTTTGAGGGTTAGATTTTGGCATATGCCAAATTTACCAAATGCCCGCCGCGCCAGAATCGAACTGGCAATTATCAGTATCTAGTACAGCCGATGACACGGGCTTCCAGCCAGCGGGAATAGGCGCGCCAGGATTTGATACCTGAATTTGAATCTTGCGATTCTGTCTTACTTAGACGACGCGCCTGGTTTGTTACTCCGACTTCTGTCGGATATACCTTGTCAGTTTTGCATCGAAAGCCCATATCTGTGTATAGGCTTTACGCGTACGCGTTTTCTTTTTCCTGATACTGACATAATCGGGTAGGAAATAGAAGGCCCGTTCAGTCAGTTTACCATTTTCTATTAGCCATAGGTCGTGGCGAGAGATTTCAGGATCATGGTTTTGAATCGCGATCTTAACTAGAATCTCACCCACGCGCTGGAATGTCGCCACTTCAAATGGCCCATACACAAAATCGCCATCTTTAGGTTTGACCGCGACTTGTATGGTCATAGCGTAGACCGATAGATAGAAACACGATTGGGATAGACATTCACCCGCAAGCGTCCGTTTTGCAACATAATGCAGGCATTCGTGTATGCCCATACACGAAAGCCGAGCAGAGTAAGAAGCTTGTACATGACAGACTCCTTTTTTAGCATATGCCAAATTTACAATACCTGTTTTATGGCAGGAAACAGGCAAACCAGTTCAACTTGAGTTTATGATTCAGAATCAGTTTCAGCCACAGCTTCAGCCAGTTTGCGCAGTTCCTCAGCTTGCGCGCGTTCCCAATTCACGATAGCTTGCTCGACATGCTTTTCCAGCATCTTGACAATCTGCGGTTTGGACAGGCGCAGAAAATCAATTTCAGCTTCCACATCAAACGCAACCGTATCACCATACGCGTGAGGTGCATCCCATGAATTAGGGGTAGCGCGACCGGAAACAGAGAGGTTGACATTGAGCCTAGGCATTGAAAATACTCCTTTTCTGGAAATAGTAATTTGGCATATGCCAAAATCATTTTATTGACCTGGCATATGCCGGTGGGTTAGAGAGATTCCACGAAATGCTTCGCGTCCGATAGGCCCCAATGCGTCACACTACGGACAAGCATAATGGCTTCGATACGCCGGTCGTTAGCGTGCAAGTAACGCAAGAGATTCACGAACGCGTCGCGGGGCAAGTCAACTGCGGTATGCGAATCCATGAAATCATCGGGATGAAAAGCCTTAACGCTAATCCGTTTCGGCAGGTCAGAGACTTCCAACACTTCAGTAGCCTTCGCGCTTTCCAGTGGTACATCATGCGTATAGCGAATCTCCGCGTCCTGATAGTCGGGATTCAAGTACACGATAGTCTTCATGGAATTTTAGCCTTTCTGTGAATTGTTTTTTTGGCATATGCCAAATTCTGTTTTTTGGATTAGGCAGAATTTAGCATATGCCAAATTTACCATTGGCAGTTATACACTAACCGGCAAAGAACATCATACCGATTTCACCGTTCCAGGTTTCGTAAATAACCAGATTCGGCGTGGTTTCATCCATATCTTCAGCATAGACACACGCGCGGGTATACTGTTCGCGTGGTTGATATTCCGCAACCGATTCATAGCACGCCCATTCCGCGGGCGTCAGGCCGAGCGTGAAGCACAGCATTTTCGCAATGACCAGAAGCTTGAGCATCACATTACCGCCAATAACCATGGGCCAAGTAGAACATGGTCGCGCGGAAGGATTCCTTGGACAACACATCGTACTTCAGAATGAACAGAAAACGCTTGAACATGGTAAACTCCTTTGTTGTGAAATTGTTTTATTTGGCATATGCCAAATTTACCGAATTGGCAACTTGAACCAACAAGCATCACAAGCATGAAAGTCAACACGCGTGGAGTATTTGCCAGCACGGTTGACTAGCCATACGCGATCAAAGCAACCGCACGGCTGTTTGAATTCAGTTACAATGCTTTCATAACCTACACGCGGCAAGGCTTGGCCGCGATCCAGAAGCATTTGCTTGGCGGTTTTAGTGGTGAGCATACGGTAAACTCCTTTGTTTTTTTTGGCATATGCCAAATTCTACAATATCAGTTCCGTCTCAAGCACCGCAGCTACGCGTATAGCAAAGTCCAGAATCACGGCTTGATCATCAGTCCAGAATTCAAACATTTCCCAAGACACAGGTCGCGTATCGCGCAGGTTCAGATTGGATTCCGAACCTTGCCAGAACATTTGCTCAATACCGTTCATGGCGTAATGCACGTCGTAGCACGCGACGACAAAATCCTTCCAATGTTCACCGATATAAGACAGTTGCCACATATGATGGCAATAGTTCTCATACGCAAGCTTAAGCATCTTTGCACGCTCCTTCGTTTTTGGCATATGCCAAATGTGAATTGTTTTTTACTGCGCCACAGTTAGCACAGTAATTTATGAATTGTTTTTCTTACAGTTGACAGTTACGGTTGTAAATTGTTTTTTCAAATTTAGCATATGCCAAAAATGTAAAAACAATTTCGAGTACAGTTACGGTTACAGTTACGTTGACATAACTATATAAAGCAAGTCAAAAAAATGCACCGGCCATATAAAATGCCAAGCATCATGACTTGTGTCAAATGCTATAACATATGGCATAGTCTATGATGCTTGGCAAGTCTAGTGGCATATGACCCGATTTTTGGCATATGCTAGAATCTAATTTACCAGACTAGTGACATTGAACCTATAAGGACGCTGTAGACTAGCGCCATATAGGATGAATGGTCAAACCATTTTTGGACTAGCGCGTCGATAATCACTATAGTCTACACGCGTATTATCGACCACTCAGATAAATTAGATTCTAGCATATGCCAAAAATCAGATGTATGCCAAAACGCCCGATGTATGACTGTATTGACATAATCATACACGGCTGTATGCGGTATAGCACGCACGAAACGGCTGATTTCCGAACAAGTGTGCTATGACCTATCGCGTTGATAGCAAAAACGCGCCAGAAACGGCTAAAAATGGGGTATAGGTCATTTTATACCTATACCCTATACAGAACGCGCCTATGGGCTTTAAAACGGTATCTATGGGCATTCTAGCAGCATGTTTGCTATCAAACGTCCTAGCCTAAATTCTACTAGTCTAGTCATGGTTAGCTAATAGGATTTAGGCTAGGTGGTTTGGTACTCCAAACGTGCTATCGTTATGCAGACTTAGGCGCGCGTGATTGGCGTTTGCGCGCCTTAGATTCTTTAGCGTTCATCTCCTCTGCAAGCTTGGCCGCCAACCTGTCGCGCCTATCCTGCTCCAGATAGGCGATTTGCTCCTGCACTTCCGTAAGCTTGGCTGTGAATCCTGCAATCGATGCCGCGATACTGGTTGCCAACTTGCCAAGCTTTTCTAACTCCGGCCCGTGGGGATCATCCTCTGTCATGAGTTCGCGCAAGGCTTCCGTCCGGAATTCATCCTTGAGCATATCCGCATGTTCCTTGGTTTTGCAATCTTCCAGCGCAACATGCTTTTTCATGTACCAGGATTCCAATTCGGGAAAATCCATACCCTTTGAACCTTGCTTATTGGGATCGATCTTCGCGCCTACCAAAAACGCATCCCACGCGTAGCGACCCAACGTTTGAGCAACGCGAATAGCGAATTCGCGCGCTGGCAGATTGTCAACTGCGGTACGTTCTGGCGCGTTTTTGGTCGCTGCGCGGTGCTCCACATCGGGCCACATCTTCGCGATATCAGCCGCGGCGCGTCTGCTAATCGCGTTACCGTCTTCCCCCTTGTAGGCTTTCACTAATTCTGTGTATTGCACAACGTCAAGGCACGGGCTAATCGCGCGATAATCTTCAATAGACATACCCACAGCAACGCGCAACCAATCGGAAAATGGCGGATACTTCCCGTGTTCATCCTCTGCGATTTTATTCGCCTTGCCTTGCTTCAAAGTCGCGATATGATTCCACAGGACGATATCGTTTGACCGACCGGAGGCAAGCAAGGTGCGGATAGCTGGCAAGTGTTCATCCGCCAACTTTTGCGCGTCTGCCAAATACTGTGCGTGCTTTTTCCCACCTCCACCTTTCACGACCGGGCCGACTGACACATAGCCCGGAATGTCTGCCATACCGGAAAGATCAACCTTACTGCCGGTCATTGCGATAGGCGCATTATCAGCGTTCGCGACTGCGTTCGCGTCTACCCTTGCGATTTTCTGTGTAGTGACTTCACCCGCTTTCGGAGTAGTGGACTTGGCGCGCGGCTTACGCGGCGCCTTTTCCGTCTGCGTTGACATGGGATTCTCCTTTTCGAATTCTGCGATTGCTTCAGACATCTGCTTCACGTTCGATTGTGTTGATTTGCTAGTGCGTGCCATGATAGAATCTCCTCTTGTGCTATATATCGCATTGTAGGTTGCGATTGAACCTTTTGGCATATGCCAAATATCCCGCGTGGTCTATGACGGCCAGCCACATATGCACAATGTTTGTATAGACTTTGTACAACCTTGCGCATACTAGCGCGGGAAGTGATGCAACCTCTTCCTTACACCTAAGCTATGCACAGCGTATAACTACAATCTTGCACGTCTGTGCTAGTATAAGGAAGTCTATCCCTTTAACGTCCACTAGCCTATGCTGTGCTAAAGCCGTGCTAGTGTGCCTTACGGCATTATTTCCGTGCTATGCTTGCATGGGGATAAGGTAGGTTAGCGTCAATCTGTCCTACGTCTGCGAATCGACGTTAGCGATTGCGCCAGCATACGGAGAATGTATGCCATAACCTCTGATTACCCTTGCGTAGTGGTAGCACGTCCTTTATGACTTGGGGATGTAGTGAGACGCAACCCGCTGCCTTGGCGCGTTGCGCTGTGCTTAGGTCGCGTCTCACGTTGTCAAGGTGCGGTGGAACTGCGCGGGTTGCCCGTGCGCACGTAGTATAAACGTGTTTGATGTGTTTGTTACCATGACATATTTTAGATTGCAAAACTTTAAGGTTCATCGTAATGTTGCTGCAAGTCCAGGTTCATCTTGCAATCCTACATGACGCACGCCTAGACGCGCGGCTAAAACCGGCTAAATCCCACTTGTATTGCCAATGCGTCATGACTTGCACTATACCAGGATGCAAGTACATATGACATTGTAGAACGCACGTTCTTTGTGTCAATCCTGGATGACTGCTATCACGAAGGAAAACGTTTTATCTAGTGCAATATGGTGCAATCACAAGACTTGTGGTAGATATGAGCTTACAATGCCGTGTTACGCGTAACATAGCATGTTGGTCTATGCGAAACGCATTCAATTTTCTTGTTAAGGTTGAATCGTTTTAAGAATCATAGCACAGATGTTCAAGTGCACCCCACTTGTGTATTCATGCGCCATTGACATGTGCAAGATACAGCCCACCTTGTAGGGCGACGTTGCCAATAGCGCATGTAAACTATACCTTACCATGCAACGTCATAAGACCATGACCCATGCAGCCTGGCCCCTACCTTGCATCCAACGTTGACCACGCTCCGTGCAACCCCTTGCGTGTAGTCATTGCGTGTAGTCATCCTATCCACGCCTACATGCAGCAAAGCTTGCAAGTCTCCTGCGTGTAGCCATTGCGTGTAGCCAGCACGTCACGCGCGCGATAGACGCGTCACACCTTGCCTTGCGTGTAGTCATTGCGCATAGTCATCCTCTGCAACAAGCTTGGCTGACAGCCGCCCCTGCATCTATATATGCTGACTACCCCTACTCTCATCCATCCTTGTTGACAGCCTGGCTTGCATCAAGACATGATGACACAATAAAACTGGTCAAGAAAAATTGTGCGGGCAAGTTTTTGTGAATGGGGGGCACTGGTTTATAGGGTAGTTCAATTTTTCCCTTACTCTTATATTACAGTTGTCACTTCTTATAGCAGCGTCATTTGGGATATTTCGCATAGTCATGGTAGGGGAGTGACTGTAGGGTAGGGTGGTGGGCGACTGGTGAGGTTGGCTGGTTTCTGCTGACACTCACCTGCTCCGAGTAGTGGGTTGGATTAGAGATAGACCAATAGTTCTATAATTTAGCTGGCTGTTTCTAGTTCTCCCTTGCCCTGCCCTGTTGCCTATCTCTATCTCTGGAGCCGTAGACGTATAACGGCTGGACCGGACGGACGCGTTTTTTACAAAAATAATTGACATAAAATCAAATCTAAAAATATTATGTTTACTGTGACTAAGGTTGCTTTATTACGTTATGCCAAGTGGCTTGTGTGCTACAAGTACAATAAATCACTAAGGCTCAAATCAATAGACCCCCCGCCCTCTTATTGGTACGGCAGGTATAAAAAAAGAAGCCCCCACTTTTGGGAGCCTCTTATATTACAATCACCACGATCTTAATCTAGCCAAGGTACCGTACCGCGCCCTTCGCAAATCGGGCAGGGCTTCAACTCTGTCTCTTCTTCTTTATAGTATGCTTCTACGTCATGATAACCAATCTGCGCCAGTCCTTGCGTTGGATTGTCCTTATGCTCCTGTAGTTCAGCACGCAAGCGTGTAACTTCGGCTAACAGTACATCTACACAAACAGTCCAGGATATATGCAGATTCTTCTGTCGCGGATCAGCTTTACCTTCCGCGATAGGCATACCGCAAATACCACAATTCATCTTAGTACCTGCCATTCCCACTGGTTAGTCGCGGTGCCTCGCGCGGCACAATTCTATACTGTGGCCGCGCTTGCATCATGGGTTCCATAATCCCAAAGCTGACCGCGACAGCTTCTAGTGCCGCTTTATACCCGGCTTGAAATTCCTCGCCCTCATCTTTATAATCCAACCCCATACGCGGCGCGTTCACCGCTAAGCCCAACAGTACATTCTTGATATCTTCCTTGAACCAGAGTTCTAAGCCCATCTAATACACCCCTTCCCTGACATTCCACCTAACATTACTCTCAATCTGTTTCGCGCGCTCCCTGGTCACTAACGCTTCGACTCGTCCATCGGGATGCTGCATAAATATCCCCGCTTGAATCGCCGCGTCCCTGAAGCGTTTGATTTCATCTTTGTTCTCCCAACCTTCTTTGACTAAACGCGCATACGCGGCGCTCTCAATGCGATACACGGTATCCAAAAAGTCACTGAAGCGTTTATTGAGAATTTGCTCCGGCGTCAGCGGCCTGGGCGCACCACCCTTGCCGTGCATCACACTCGCGTAAGGCTTACCGCGAATAGCATCGCCAGTCAACTCTGCGCCAGTAGCTTCCTCAATCTTCCACATAGTTTCGCGAAATAGATTGCTCTGCCAGAACCAAGCCGCGTTCATCACTAGCCAGGTAATAATACTCAGTACAATCCATTTCGGCGGCACCGGCCATAAGCCCACTAGCGCGGCGGGAATACCCATCACGATGATTACCGTGACGATGGTTGAGGCTAAGGGTGTTTCGACATGCGCGCGCGTGTTAGGCGTGGTCTGCGGAGTGCGCGCAATTATCGGCTGCGGCTTAGGGCGATCAGGATTCAGCACGCGCGAAAAGTTCATCCTCTACCTTTCTTTCAGTACCTTTCCAGTATACATCTGCAACACATTCAGCGTAATCTCTTTGCGCAAATCTTCCGGTAAAGCTGGCAAGGGCTTACCACTGGTATTCAGTTTACCGGTCATTTCATACGTGGTGCGTGCAACTCCTACCAGTACCAGCGCACTTGGTATTAGTTGATTGATCGTTTCTTCCACATTTATACCGGGTTTAGGTTCCGTTCCGACATTCCAAATCACTTCAGCCATCTATTGACTCACTTTCTTACTATAATACAGTAGCCCCACACCTAACAGTATACCTAAAACCACACTCGCCAGGCTACTCGCGACAAAGAACTTCAAGAGTGCGATAATCTCGATTTCAACCATCTACAGCCAACCTTTCCGCTTCAGGAAGATAATTTCAGCCGGAATCGCCAGCGCCGCAATGAACATGAAGCCTAAAAACAGTAGCATATCTACTGTTCCACTGAAACCTGCACTCAATGCGACTAACGCCAGAGAATAAGTCTGCGCGCGTTCGGTTTTACCATCCTGACGTGCCACTTCAGTATCGACCTTAGCCTGGGCTTCGGCTTCCCGCGCGCGGCTCTCGGCTTCTACGATGCGCTGCTCAGCCTGCTTGATTTGCATCTCCGCTGTGGCCTGCTTGGTCTGCTCCCCTTCAATGACGGTCAGGAAACCAAAGATAATGAACGCGAGCATGACTGCCGCAATCAGGAGTTTACCCACGCGCTTCAGCTTTCTGGTGCGCCACTCTGGGTTGGCGTACCCTGTGATGGAGTAGGAAATAGCGGTTTCTGGTTGGGGATAGTTGCCCCAGGCCCATCCACCCACTGTTGCAGTATCATCTCGAACAGGCTCCGTAATGATTTGTGCGAAGTCATCCGATAGCTCTGATAGAATTTCTCCCATAAACTCTCCGGTATCCAGAAATTGACTTGCCGAATGCCTTCTGTTCTACGAGCCATATATTTACCTCATAGATTGGGTTGTGTACATTTCTATGTACCTGTGTATGTACACATCATATCATTATTATAAATCACATGTCAAATGCTATAAAAGGGGTTGAGTTTTTCTGTATATTGAGTACTTGACATGCATTTACTGTTGTGGTATACTCCTTTTTGGAACAAGAAAGCTATTGACGAGAAGCCCTAACAGCGAGTATAATACATGATACTACGAGATAACTTTCCAATGTCATACAACAATCCATATGAGGTTATAATCTATGTTTGACTGGAACCCAGAGCCAGCTACAACTATCGCTACCGACCATAAGTTTATTCTCGATGAAGACCCGGAAGCTTTCAAGTCTATGTCTGGTAGCAACAGCGAAGAAAAACGCCAGCAACGCATGCGCGACTGTGGTGTGCGACATGCCTGCTATCATGATGCCACTGGCTCCTACGCCATGCGCCCCTTCTACTGCCATGACCGTGAGTGCGAGTTTTGTAACAATCTACGTCTGCAAGAGGGTCGCGAAACACTCATGCGGGTCATGGCTGCGGCCAACAAGCGCGCGTTACCCCTCTATCGTATGCGGGTACCCCTGGCTGAGTGGAAAACCTTTATCAAAGCCCAGGGTATTGCGGGTAAAAGTGATTATCTGCGGATTCCTCAAACCGATGACACAGCCATTGTTTTCTTTGTTAGCACCGCACCGCTTAGCACGCCCCAATTAGAAACGGTTACTACAGACGATATTATCACCTATGACATCGCGACAATCATGGATACACCCTACGAGCGCCGTGACGGTCATGGGGCTAAGCTTTCCGGTAACTTGGGAGCCAAGCCCAGCAAGCCCAAGGTTGAAGGCGTGGTGGTAGATATCGAAGATGCTTTTATCACTGACGAGAACGATCAACCGATTACTGATGAAGTCATCGAGGATATCAATCTGCAAGTTGTGGCTGAAACTATCAACCTGATTCCTACCACTGTCGAAGAACATGTCAGCTATCAGCAGACCATCCAACAAATCTTCTTCCGCATCATCGCGGAACGTAAGCTCAAAGCTCGTAAGATACTCCACAAGCAAACATTTTCTATAGATACCACTAGTATTAGCGCAAGTTGGTTAGCTTATCGCAAATTAATGGCTCCTAAAGCAGTTAGCAGGGGTTATTTAGCCGCTATACCACCAAATTTGTGTAACTGACCTGACTTTAGCCCACTAAATGACCGCCAAACTAACCTCTGAACCACAGAGGCAGGAGAGAAGCAACCTCAAACCAAGATTCATACTAGATTCATACCCGTAACTTGCTTGTGCGCTTGTGGTAGACAGACTCCTTCTGGTATACTAATAATATAGATTTAGCATATGCCAATTTTAGGAGTCTCCGTGAATCTATACTTAATTAAACGTGGACCACAACCCGATATTCATAAAATGCCATATCATTCAGTCATCTTGTGTACTACGAAGAAGGTTGCGACTTGGGAAGCGGGAACAAGTAAGGATCAGGCGTGGGTATGGACTCGCGAGGGGCATATTGATAATGGTTTTGGGTGGTTACTGGAACGCTGGAACGGCCTTGATATTGATTATGGTGTTGTCAGTAATTTTGATTTACCAGATGGCACTCGCGCGGCTTACTGGCGCAGTAACGATAATGAGATATCTGATTTGTTGTCACAGACCGTTTGGTGGAGCAGTAAACCTATTCCAGCCTGGCTCGTTGAAAAAGGTGTAACTTCTGTGTCGGATGAGCATAGCCGTGGTATGATTCAATTTGCTGAAACACACGCAATACGATAGCTAAAGAAATTGAATAATTCTTAGAAAATTCTTAGGAGTCTCCGTGAATCTAGATGATACCCAACGCAAGCAGGTCGTGCCTGCCGCGAAAGCTGCCTTCAAAAACCTGAGTCCAGAGGACCGCGCCATTATCTCGCGCATGGCTGATAAGATGGTCAAACAAGGCTATCGCGGCATGGGGCGCGATACCGCCCTGGAAGTCCTGGCTTGTATTGGGATACGCGCGGTGGAACTTGAAGAAAGACATAAGTAACCAGAAACGAGGTTGCAAATGAACATACCGGAGTGGATTGCCTATGCCATAGATGAGATTCGGATGCAGCGTACGACTAAGATGGAAACTAATATCGCCAGCTATACTATTACCGCGTATCGCGTACCATCTGGTGACAGCTATTACATCAGGATCGATATCAAATAAATGCGCATACTTGGTTATGATTATAAACTAATTACCGATCCATTCTTGGATTGTATGGGTGAAATGCAATCCGCGTCTTTACGCATCAAAATCGATAAACGTCTTGTGCCTCAACAACAGATGTCAACTTTATTGCATGAAATTATCGAAGCCTTGAATCGACATCTAAAGTTAGATTTGACTGAACAACAGATTATGGGTCTAGAAGCAGGCTTGTTTCAGGTGTTGCGCGATGCTGATGTTGACTTGGCACCTATAATGCTTGAATTACAAGAATAGGTTATAGACAGACCTACGACTCTGTGCTATGATACTTGTATAATTATCATAGTACGGAGCAATCTTATGCCGACACCAACTGTTTCGCAAGTGCATCAACCTAACGCGCTATCTAAGCCTGCTAAAACCGCGCCTATGACTGAAGCTGAGTTCCTGCGTCTGTTACGCCAAACTGTAGAGGATATGCTTGGTGAATTAGGTGGTGACAAAACTAAGCCGGTCACTAAATCTGAACCTATAGTTGAGGTCGAAAAAGCCGTCAACGTGATTGACCGACTGATCGCCAGCGTGCATCGCGAGTTTACCGTCCAGGCTGATCTGATGTACGGTGATGGCGTCTATGGTCAAGACGAACGCATTTTACTATCCCATGCGATTGGTGAAGCTCTAGGTACTTTCAATGAAATCATTGACGCCGAGCTACCGCACCTACGCGCCGTTAATCCTTGGCCGCAAACTAACACCGTGCAGGCTACTATGTTTGCCAAGTCCGCCGATGAGGAACAAGTAGGCTATGCAATAGTTTATCCTGCGACATCAGAGGATTGGGTCGATTCACAAAATGACCGCATGGAAATTCCAGAAATCGAAAAAATGGCCCATGCTTGGATGTCTAATTCGCAAAACTATGATATCCAGCATCAAATCCTAGATGTCGCGAAATCCGAAGCTCATATCGTAGAATCCTTCATCGCGCCGATTGATATCAACTGGCCCTTGCCCGATGGCTCTACTAAGTTCGTCACTAAAGGCTCCTGGGTGGTCGCGACTAAATTCGGCCCGACGCTCTGGCCGCGCGTGAAATCCGGTCTGCTCAAAGCTTACAGCATCCGTGGCAAAGGCATCCGCAAAGTTAAACAGGTAGCCCAATGACGCAACTCGCCTTCGGTGCCGCGCCTCTTGGTATGGACTGTTTCGCGTCCCATAGTCAATCCGATGAAGTGGCCGCCGCCGCGATTCGGCGCGCGCATGAAGCGGGCATTACCTTCTTCGATACCGCGCCCAAGTATGGCGATGGTCTGTCGGAAATCCGCTTAGGTCAAGTCCTGTCCACTCTGCCACGCCAGTCCTTCACGCTGCAAACTAAAGTCCTTTCCTTATATCAGGGCGTGCGACCCGCACTGACACCCGAAGGCTTATGCACCGGCCTGCGCGCGAGTCTTGCACGGCTGCAACTTACCCATGCTGACCAATTACTGCTGCACGACCCTTACGACTACCGCACTGCCGTACCTGACCTCTATCCAGTCTTACAAGACCTCAAGGCGCAAGGTTTAGTCCAGCGCATCGGCTTCGGCCAGTACCACCACTGGCAGACCCTGACCAAGCTGGTCAAAACCTATCAACCCGATTGTATCCTAATCGCGGCAGACTATAATCTACTCAGTCAAGCCGCCTTACCCTTACTCGACTACTGCTGCAAAAGTCATATCCAAGTCCAACTTGGCACCATCTACGCGGGCGGCATTTTAGCCGACCCCATCGCGGGCTTCTACGAATACGATGGCACACCCGAATCTATCACGGCCCGCGTGCAAACCCTGCAAGAACTCTGTACGCGTTATCAAGTGCCTCTCGGTGCGGTCGCGTTACAATTCTGCCTCGCGCATCCCGCAGTCACGCAAGTCATTGTCGGCATGTCCAACAGTAACGAAGTCGCGCAGAATCAAGCCTGGTCCGCGCTACCCATTCCCAATGCCTTATGGCAGGAACTGCAAACTCTACTACCCACTCAAGTACCTTTACCTAATCGCGTCATGACCAGCAAGCCCTGTACCTGAGGCCATTAGACATGTCCGTGCGGCAGAGACTGAAACGCGAGATACAAACGGTGCGTAGCAGCCGTTTAGACAATCCGAAAAAGTTTTTGGTAAGCCAGCTTCCAATTAATAATCAGTCTGTCTGTTGTCTTGGTCAAGCTACTGTCACCGCGACTACGCTCAATCTCCGCTTGCAACCTGCGCTCACGGCTCCCATCATCGATAAACTAGCCCTGCATACCAAGGTAGATGTCTGGTCTATAGCTAACAACTGGTACTGGGTGCAAACTCAAGTTCCACCCTATCTAACCGGTTGGTGTAGTAATGCTTATTTAAGTATCACTAAGCCCTTACAAGCTTAATTAATTAATATATAATAGAAGGAGCCTCAATGTCTCTAGCTTATACCGACCCACGCGCCCCTAACTGTCGCGCTCTCACCCAAAACGCGCAAGGGCAAATCACGGGCGTCGAACTGCAAGTTGTCTTACAACCTACCGCGCGCTATGAACTCATTCGCGTGGAACTGATTGATGAACCCTCCGCGCAAGGCAATACGGTCGCGACTTGCGCCGTCCTCACCGCGGAAGGCATTCAAATCGCGCAGCCTGTCTCGCTCGCGTGGCCTTATCCCGACCTGGCTAACTTCGCGTTACCTGGCAATCCCAATAACCAGCACATGATTACGAACAGCTACGCGCCGCCTAACCTCGGCCCCCTCGCGCTCTGTATTCGCGAAAACAATACCATCATCTCCGATATCGTAGGTGGGCTAGGTCTACCCTGGAACCGGCATGTCTCCTACCGCGCGACTTTCCAGGAGCGTCTACTTGACAGTCCACCCGATGACGACGGCGACCCTGACATTCCTGATGTAGACACTCTAGACCTCTGGCAACGCGAAGTCGCGGCTACCGAAGATATTGCGTTGAGTCTACGCAAGCTTATCGCGCATTGGGGTGTGCCAACCCCTTGACAAACCTATGACACCTGTGTTATCCTAAGGTTGGTTGAGTTCAGTCAAACAGACCTCTGTTGGGGATGATGGTGGAAGGTAGTAGGAGAACAGTCGATGTACCCTCGCATCGGCTGTTTTTCTTTGCCAACTTTATCGCAGATTTATCGCAGATGACTTGCTCTCAATCGAATTTGACAGATGTGTATCGTAATGATATACTCCAAGTATGAAACGCACTACAATTCATTTAGGTGATACTGATCGCGAGGCCATTCGACGGATTCGCGAACGCTATGGCGTAGATACTGATTCATCTGCAATTCGTTTAGCATTGAGAGTTCTAGCTGATGCTGATTACCTACAAATACCGTTTGTATCCAAGCAAGAATCAAGCGCGTCTACTAAATCAAACGCTTGAAACTTGTCGTCACTGGTACAATACTTGTCTTGCGGAACGCAGAGATGCGTGGGAAGGAGAAAAACGCAGTGTTGGCAAGTTTGAGCAATTAGCAAACGTTAAGAACTACCGCAGGGCAAACTCCTTCGCTGGACAGATTCACAGTCATGTCTTGCAAGTCGTCACGACTGATTTGGATAAAGCGTTTCAGGCGTTTTTTCGCCGGGTTAAGGCAGGCGAGACACCGGGTTATCCACGCTTTCGTGAACGTGGCCGTTATGATTCTTTTGGTTTTAAAGAACTAAACAACGGTTTCAAGATTGACGGTCGGCGTTTGAAACTATCGGGTATTGGACGCGTCGCGGTTCGCTGGCATCGTCCCATAGAGGGTAGAATCAAAACCATACGCATCCGTAGACAAGCGAATAAATGGTATGTTTGCTTTGCTTGTGAGATAGACCCACAACCACTTGGGCTAACTGGTCAAGAAGCTGGAATTGATGTGGGTATTAGCTCATTACTCACCATATCAAACGGTGAACATATCGAAAACCCGAAATGGTATCGTACTGAGCAAGCTAAATTTCGCGTCTTACAGCGGCGTATGTCGCGTCGCAAGAATGGTAGTCGAGGTCGGGGTAGGGCCAAGCGCGCGGTGCAGTTACACCATCGGCGTATCGCTAATCGACGTACTGATTTCATCAAAAAAACAGTCCATAATTTAGTATCACATTATGACCGTATTGCGATTGAAGATTTACAAATCACCAATATGGTAAAGAACCATCATTTATCAAAGAGCATTCTAGATGCTTCGTGGGGTTACTTCCGTAGTCAATTAGTTTTCAAGGCAGCATGGGCCGGGAAGTTAATTGTGGCAGTCAATCCCGCTTATTCATCTAAAACCTGCTCACAATGCGGTTCTATATTTGAGCACCTAACGTTAGCAGATCGCTGGGTGCGGTGCGCGTGTGGCTTATCTATGGATCGAGATGAGAACGCTGCACGTAATCTGCTGGCCCGCGGACAGCGAGCCTGGGGCGTAACGTGGCCGGTTGCGGCGTGCGTGCCCCAAGAAGCCGTTGGGCTTTAGCCCATGCGGAGTGTCACAAACCCTAGACTATATTTTAATAACCACTAAATTGTTTTACTTCGATCTAACGTTGTACTAACGTTGTAAATTATTTAAAAATAACTTGAAACAGCATCTTGACAAAGCATGCACCATATGCTATGCTTGTTTATGGTTGATGCGCTCTATTTCTCACGGGCTGGTGAGAATTGGTGAAAATCCATAGAAGCTCTTGGGTAAACCCAAGGGAGCAGTCACTTCCAGTCAAACATGTAGTGGAATCAGGCGGGAACCTCTTGTAGTTTCCCGCCTGATTTTTTTATTAGCGCACATCATACAGAAAGGGTCTACATATGCGGGTACAGCTTCCGGGCGCGGCATGGGCTGCGCTCATTACTTTGCTGACAGGTGCCTTGTCGGGTTGGTTGGAAAGCTGGGTGCAAGAACCTTGGGTTCCACTTCTAGTCGTCGGACTCTCCACTATTGCCAAGCTGGTCCAACTCTATGTTGAAATGCAGCAACCGACCATCCGCACCTACGGGGAAAAGCGCCCCAGTGTGCTCTCCCGCCTGTTACTTGGTTAATTCCGCGGGTTGGAGCGCCCAGAGAACGCGTTCATACGCGTCGGGAGGTAGGCTAAATGCCTGATAACGACCACAACACCATCATCACTGAACTCAGCGATGTCCAAGTCGAGACTCTTGGGCTGGTCACTCAAGGGGCGAATCGCGAGGAATTCTTCTTGCTCAAGTCTGATACTAATGATGTAGCTACTGTAGCGGGCGATATTACGGCTGCGGCCACTCCTGAAACTAATCTCTGGACGCGTTTCCTCAAACTCTTCCAGAAAACCGTAGATACAGAGATGGCCGAACTAGTCAAAGCTGAAACTGAAGTCGAACCTGTAGCTGAAGTTACACTTGAACCAGAACCTGAGCCAGAACCTGAAGCTGCTTCTGAAGTTATACCTGCCGAGACGGTAGTCGAGGCCAAGCAACTCGAAAAAGTTTCAGAACTAGAATCCATGACCACACCTAAACCCGAATCCGAGGCCAGTGAGCCTCAAACCTCAAACCCGGAGGCAACCATGGAAGACACCGTCGAGAAAGCGGCCCTCGAAAGCCGTCTCACGGAACTTGAAAAAGCGAATGCAGCCCTGGTTGCCGAGGTCGAAAAGGCGCGCGAAGAGCGTGATCGCGAGACTTATATCGCCAAGGCGAATAGCTTCGCGGCCATTCCTGTCGCTCCTGTCGAACTCGGTGAACAACTGCACGCCCTGGCGAAGTGGGATGCCAAGCGCCTGTCATTCTGGACTGATCTACTGAAGTCCGTGGATGCCATGGCCGCTGACGCGGAACTCTTCATTGAAAAAGGCACGGCCTTTACGCCGGAACAGCCGGATGCCCTCGCGGTCATTGCCAAGTCGGATGACCCCAAGGCTGAAATTCTCAAGCTGTCCAAGAAAGACGCCGAAGCCTACCTACGCAGCGTGCGCTCGCGGGCCAAGTCCGCGCAGGAGGGCTAAATGGCAGTCCAATATTGGGGCATTGATCACACCTACATCGCGGCCATTGATCTCTCCGCTTCGCAGTACCACTTCGTCAAGGCTGGTTCGGTAGCTGGCGAAGTCTCGCTATCCAATGTCGTCGCAGGTTCACCACTAGGTGTCTTGCAGAATGATCCCAAGGCTGGGGAAATGGCGACCGTGCGCGTGTTCGGCTTCACCAAGGTGGAAGTCAACTGCGAATCCGCAGCCTCGCCGCTGGTATTCGGTCAGTGGGTCAAGACCGCTTCGGATGGCCGCGCTTGTGGCGCGCTCAATCCTGCGGCGTCCGCGACCCGCTTGGGCATCGCGCAGGAATCCATCGCGAGTGGTTGTGGCATGAACGCGACGATCTTTCTCACCGGCCCCCAGAAGTGGGCGGATTGATAGGAGTATAATACGATGGCTCTACCCTCTGTGCGAGATGTCCATCTTGACGCCGCGCTGACCTCGCTCAGCCTGGCGTACAAGAATCAACTTTACATTGGCGATCAAATCTTTCCGCGCGTGCCAGTCCAGAAGCAGACGGACTACATCTGGGAATTTCCCCGGCAGGCTTGGCAACGCATTGACGTGCAAAAGCGGGCACCGGGTGCGCGGTCGGCTGAGGCAGATTACGATCTAACGACAGCCAGTTACTACACCCCAACGTGGGCAATCTCAAAATTAGTTCCGGATAAACTTTTGTCCCCCGCCATAGCAATGTGACGGTGAAAATTGGCCTAATTCGGTGGAAGCTGAGATGCCAATACCGAGCTAAACAATTCGCATTTGCACCTTTACAAGTTCATACAGAAACGGAAGATTAGGCGCTTCGATCATACGGGTCAAAAGCACATGGCAATTATGACAAAGGGTTATGAAATTAGATAACTCGTTATGCTGACGATTGCCATCTAGGTGATGAACTTCAAGTTTAGTGCTTGACCCACAAGCGCGGCAGACATGGTTATCTCGCTCTAGGGCGGCTTCACGTAAACCGCCAAAGTTGATTCTACTATGAATCTTACGATGTGATACCAAGCGTTTTTCATAACACGCATCACAACAAACAGAAGAGCGAGAGCCAATAGGGTTTTTCTGACATGCTTCACACAGGCCATTAGCGATTGCTTGTTTCTGCTTTTCACGGGTAGCCTTAGAGTTTTTAGCGGCACAGGTCGAACAAGTGAGTCGAGTTTCATTCTCTGCTAATGGTTCACCACAACTAGTACAGCGACGTTCAATCAAAACCCGTTCTCGCCAAGCAGCAGCCCTGCGGTTAGACTTCTTGTTACAAGCAGCGCAAATTTTACGGTCGTCAGTGCGAGGTTTACCGCAGCGATAACATAGACCTTCAGCGATGCGCTTAGCCTTCCAAAGTTTCTTGTATGTATTAGAATCCATAAAACCACCTTTCTAATGCCATTATATCATACGCATTAGCAAAGTACAAATGCGAATTGAAATGTGTAGAGAGCATAGAGCCAACATCCTACTGGGATGATGATGTGCTCCGACCTACGGGGAAGTGAACCCGTAGAGGTAGACAGAAATGATCTACCCGCTTACGCAAGTAAGTAGTAACAAAAGTGGAAGTTCGACAAAACGCAGACAGTCCGCTGCGACCTGACGCGGAAGCCGTTGAATTCGTCATGGACCAACTCCTGCGCGCACAGGAAAAACGGATTGCTGACCTAACCACGGGTGGCTCTGCGCTGTGGGCTTACGCGGCTTCACCCACGACCCAGTGGTCCAGCGACACATCTGACCCCTACGGTGACATCGAAGATGCGATCAACGGCGTCGTCTCGACTATCGGGCGCATGCCCAATGTGGCGGTCATTAGTTGGGACGTGTGGCGGCATCTGCGCCAGCATCCCGATCTGCTGGACCGCGTAAAATACACTCGCCCGAACGCGCGCGTCATGACCAGTGACTTTGGCGAGTGGTTCGGCTTCGAGAAGTTTCTGATCGGCATGTCGCTGTTTGACCCGGCGCTGGAAGGCCAAACCGGTAGCCCGCAGTATATCTGGGGTGACGGTATGTGGCTGGGCTATGTCCCATCCGCGCCCGCGCTGCTGACGCCCGCGGCAGGCTACCTGCTCGAATGGAATGGTCGTCAGGTGCGCCGCTTCCGCAGGGAAGAGGAATACACGGACAAGATTGAGGCCAGTCATTCAGTGGTGGAAAAAATCACAGCCAGCGACGCGGGAAGTGTGATCTTCTCGGCAGTTTAAGCTGTTACAATGTCTACTATTACTAAACCTCTGTACTTAGTCATATCTACAGAGGTTTAGTAACAACCTGCTTGAGCAGATGCTATAGCCTGCTTCTATAGGAGAAAATCAAATGCCTTCATTCCGTGTCCGCCGACCACTGCTCGCGATGGGTGGTTTGAATGTCGGTAACGGCACTACAATTGATAAAATCCTGACCGGCACTGTTGCGGCCTGCGTGCCTGCAATGGGTGCTTCGACCCTGGGCACCGGTTCGGCACTAATTACAGGTCTAGCGGCCTCCGGTACCGTGTTCATGCAACTCAATAGCGGTGGTTCGGGCTTGCAGCTAACTGCGGTTTGCCCTATCGCTACCAATACCGCATCGCTAAGCTTCATGTCGCTCGGTGCTACCGCCGCGTCCACCGTGACGCTTTCTTACATCTACCTGGCGCTCTAATTGAGTGCCATCGCGACTATTACTCAGGAGCTACGCGCGGACCTTCGTACCTGGCTCCTGGGTCAAAACTATCCCGAAGTAGTTGAGTTCGAGCAAGGCACCGCGTACGGTCCCGACGAAGCTTTCTATACTAAGTCACCGTGGTATCAATACTATACGACTGAATGGCATCTTGATCCGAACGTCCAGCACTTTATCAAAATCATCCATGAGATGTCCGCGGACGATACCAGCTATATTGATGTAGGTTGCGCGACCGGACTCACGGGTCTAACCCTCGCGCATCTGCGTCCCACGCAGCTAGTGACGTTCTATGACTTTCCCGGCATCGGCCAGGACTTTATTCTCGATCATAGCGCGCGTTACCATCTCAATACTGCCTTTATTCCTTATGGCCACGCGGTGCAACGCCACAGTCTAGCTCTGGCTTTAGATGTCCTGGAACACACGGCGATGCATACCGGCACTTTAGAATGGCTACGTCATCTCGGTGACAACTGTGCGGTCACATATCCACTCCGTCCCTTCCGCCCGCCTTTTATCAAGGAAGCGGACGAATTCGTGGATGATGAAGCTCTGATCTGGACTGCTGAAAAGCGTTACAAAATCATTTTATCTGAAGTCGCGAACCAACGCCGGTTTTTGCTCTATCAATAACTTAATTAACCATTAATTAATAGACTGTCTTAATTAGATGGCGCGCGTACACACCCGCGGCTGACAGTCTAACTCTCTAACCCAATACGCGTGTGTTGGGTTATTTTTTAGGAGTCCACTTATGGCTCGTTTATACGCGCAAGCTACCACGGAAGTTCTGAGTACTGGTGCCTCTCTCGCGGCCAATGGCACTGTTACTGGCAGCGCGATCTGTCACGGCTACGCTAAACTGGTTGGCCTGTTGTACTCTAATGCTTCAGGCACCGCGTCCGCGATCCGTATTCGCCAATCCAGTGACTACGGCGCGCATTGGGATTACGAAGCTCTGTATCCTATCGCGGCTTCAGTCGCGTCTGTCTTTAGCCTGGAACTTTATGGCAACGCGGTCAAAGTTTCCGCGTCGATGGGAGCCGAGGCCGCATCGCTCTTTCGCGCCCATTTTGACCTCCGACCAATCTAGTCACAAAACATGTCAAGCAATCTTGTGCTTAGAAATCAGGTAGCGTGGTGGTAAAAACTGTCATCTTTTTGATGATTATATGTCTGTGGTTTCTGTTACCCGGTACTGTGCAGGCTGATACCACAATCTACATACCTATAGTTGAGGCTAAGAACTTTTATACTTATTACTGGCCCATGGTCAACATGCCTTTGCAGTTACCCAAGCAGGGCATTAGTTCGCCTTACAGCAACTGTAACACTATTTTACAGAGCAGTGCTTACTGGTATTACGATTGGTCAGCCAAGCCTGGTCAATGTTATGGGGAAGTGCGCGCGTTCGCGATGCTGTGGGGTTGGTATGACGAAGGCGAGTTACCCGCAATACCCTGGTATGTTGAAGGCGTCATGGGTGGCAATGAATGTGACTTACCGCAACAATGCAATGTCTCGCCGCAAAAGTACGCGACTCTCTGGCGGCGCATTGAACAAGCTTATCCTGAACATAAATTAATCGCGCCTGCGCCTTCACCATGGGGCCGTGCATGGCTCAGCAATATGGTCGCAGAATATCAACGCCTGTACCATACTAACCCGCGCTTCGATAAGGGTTTGGCGATGCACTGCTATTTCCCCACCGCGGCAGAGTGCTTAGCTGAACTGGAATGGTATAAGCAGATGGCGCAACAACTAAACGCACCGGGGGTCTGGATTACTGAATGGGCCATCTTACCGTGTCCGCGTACTACTATGAACGTCTTGGGTCAACCCTCTATCAATGCGGCTCTAGTAGAAGCTGATAAACTACGCCAGGTTTTTGAGGCTGATCCACAGGTTCTAGGTCACGCGTGGTTCGCGGATTATATTCGTAATGAAGAATGGTGGGCTTTTCAACCGGTGCAGTGTGATACCAGTTTATTTGACCAATCAGGCTACCTGACTGCCTTTGGTTTGTGGTATACTATGGGAAGACGATGAGAATGCATGAACTTGCGAAGTATAAGCTGTTGTTAGGGAAACCAACAACCAGGAGGACTCATGGACGACACGGAAACCATTGCAGTGTTTCGCGACTTGATCGGGAAGCTGCTGGATGGCGGTTACATCCAGCACAAAGAGACGTGTGAACACCCAGTGAATTGCAACTGTGGACTCGATCAAATCATGGCCGAGCTAGAACCTTTGGTAACGGGAGACTTACAACATGGCACTGACTGACTTGACACCGACTCAGCGACAACAGGTCAACGAGTTTCTCAGGGACTACCGGGCGGCGATGGCCGATGTGGTGCGCGGGCTGCGACAACAGCAGTTGCTCGTGCAAGCGTACACGCAGACCATTGCGCCGCTGTGGGCCACGATTGCGGACGCTGATGTGATCGAGGACGGCAGCGGACTGGCGGGCGCGGACCTGACCATGACGAAGGCGGATTTCACGGACAAGTTTGCGTGGAGCGTCAACCTCGTTGCTGCCGTCTACGGCGACAACGGCGGGGCGTCTGCGGTCGTGTGGCCGGACAAAGAGACAGTGGACGGGTATGGCGTCCAGTTGGCGGGGCCGACGAACATCTAAGGCGGTAGGGCATGGCACGCACGCACTATTACGTCAGTCCGGCCAGCGGCAACGACACGACGGGCAACGGGTCGATTGGTACACCGTGGGCGACGACGCAACACGCGCTGAACACGATTACGCGCAATGCCACGGATGGCGATCAAGTCAATGTCCAGGCGGGCGCGGCGGACGTGCTGGCTGCGCCATTGTCCATCGCCACCTACGGCACGCCCACCGCGGCAGCTCCACTGCTGTTCCGCGGCTATAAGTCCACGGCCAATGACGGCGGCATTGGCGAAATCAGCGGCAATGCGACCTACTCGATTTGGACCACCAGTAACACGGATTACGTGCATTTCATCGACTTGAAAATGGGCAACTGTGGCGCGAATGTGGTCATGTCGGGGCTGCGTAATTACTGCTTGTTGTTCCGCTGCGAGGTCTACGGCAACACAGGCACCAATGGCGTTCTGTTATCCGGCACGACGCGCGTGGTAGGCTGCCACCTGCACGACCTAGCCGGCAACTATGCGCTCTACTCCAGCCAACCGTCCATCATAGTGGGTTGTTACATCGACACCGGCAGCGTGACGCCCGCCGCCGCCGTGGTGCTGCTGGACGGTGTGGCTGCAGTGCTGGCGCACAATGTCATCCGGCTGCGTTCCGGCAACATTGACGGAGTGCGCGGCGCGGGCGCGCTGGCGCTGCACAACACGATAGTGTCAGACGGAGCGTCTACAGGTACGGGGCTGTTTCTCAAGGTCAACAGCCTCAACCTCAACAATATCGTGCAGGGGTTCTCTGGCAACTCTGGTAAGGGAGTCTCAACCGTAGATAAAAACGCGATGCTGCTGCTCGCCAATGCCGCCTATAACAACGCGACGAATTACTCGCTCACGCTAGAGACGATTGTCGAGTCTATCAACAATGATACGCTGGCGGGCGCGCCGTTTGTGGACGCGGCGAACGGGGATTTTGACATCAACGGCGCGGTCGCGGGGGTGACAGAAGACGCCTTCCCACTGACGTTCCTGGGGCTGGCGAGTACAGCGCCGAAAGCGGATAAGGGTGCGGTGCAGGCCGGGGCGGGGGGCGTGATCCGGCGCGTAGCGCGGTTGATGGGGAGATAGGATGCTCTACAAAAACACGGCCAGTCAGAAGATTGCGGTGTTTGCCTACACCGCCTCCACGGGCGCGGCCAAGACGGGCGACGCGGCCAATATCACCTGCTATGAGTCCATCGGCTTTGCGGCGGCTGACCAGTTGGATGACGTGAACCCGACCGAGTTGGACGCGACCAACATGCCCGGCTGGTATGTGTTCGATCTGACGCAGGCGGAGACGAACGGCGAGGTTCTGATTTTCGCGCCGAAGTCGGCCACGTCGGGCGTGGTACTTGACCAATTGCAGGTGTTTACCGAGGCGTCCATCAACCAGACGGGCGACAGCTATGCGCGGCTGGGCGCACCGGCGGGCGCATCGGTGAGTGCGGATATTGCCGACGTGCCTACCGCTGTCGAAAACGCCGACGCCTTGCTCAAGCGTGATTGGACACAAGTGACAGACGAGGCTGCTCGGTCAGCGCTAAACGCCCTGCGTTTCCTGCGCAATAAGTGGTCGGTTTCTGGCACAACCATGACCGTGACTAAGGAAGATGACCTGGCTAAAGCTTGGGAAGCTACCTTGACCAGCTCATCCAGTGCCAGCCCGATCACAGGCGTGACACCCGCGTAGAACAGAACAGAGCAATAAATTTACGCAAAAGTTAATTTTGCTAAAAGGAGATTTCCATGGCTGCGACTATTACAACTCATGTTTACACTGGAGCCAATACTTTACAATCAGTGCTTGTGGGCAGATCATTAACCTGACCGCGGCATCGATTCCTGATCGCCAAAGTGTCTTTCTCAAAGACACACTAAGTTGAGGTTGTTATGCCTAAACAAGTTGTAGCTGGCTTACGCGATTTTACGCCTCAATATGATTTTGGGGTTTTGTTAGATGGTGAAGGCTGGGTCGAAGCTTACGCGACGGGTTCAGATGTAGCTAATATGTGCCGCAATCTCTTGGCGTCCAGTTCTACCTTCACCGCGTCTACTGTGCCCACGCAGGCCGCAGTAAATTCTTATCTTTCATCGGGTTGCGGCATCCTAGAAAGCACGCTACAAAGCAAGGGTTATACCGTTCCGGTTATACTTGCGGACCAACGCCCTGCCGCTGATGCAGGACACGATAGGGTTGTACGAGCGCGTGGCTCCGGGCTGGTTCGTGAGCAAGTACGAGGCGACGCGCAACGAGGGCACGCACGACACGCTCTATAACGTGCGGGCGTTGTTCACGGCTAAAGCCTGGATTCAGCAGGCTTCGCAGGCGGAACTCATCAAGTACCTTGACGTGGCGGCTTTCGCGCGGGGGGATATGTTCTATATAGCCAATCTCGCCACGGCGCTGGCCGCCACGTAAGGGAGGATTATCATGCCAACTTACACGGACGGCTACGGCGGCGATGTCAATACGGCGAAGGACACGCTGATTCAGAGCCAGTCGCCAACAACAAATTATGGCAAGACATCGCCGCTCTACATCGGGGATATCGGCGCTGCACCGCCGAATATCTCCCGCGGCCTGTTCCAGTTTGACCTCTCCGGCTTGCCTGCCGGGGCCACGCTGACCGCAGCCACGTTGACGCTTTACTGCGAGTCAGAAGCGGATACCTCTGACCGGGTTTTCGGCGTGCATCGCGGGTTAGTGGAATGGTACGAGGGCATTGGGAACGCCGAGCTGCCTACTGGCGAAAACGCCAGCACGTATAACTATCGCAATGCCAACGGCTCGGTAGCCTGGGCAGGCGGAGCAGGCGGCGCGGCAGGCACGGAGTTTGTCGCTACGCCGACGGATACCGTGACGGTCACAGACCCGGCAACAGCCTATGGCTGGGACGTACTGGCCGACTGTCAAGCGTTTTATGCTGGCACATACACCAACTATGGCTGGTGGCTGATTTGCGCGGACGAGGGGACGATGAACTGCCGCAAGCGGTTCACGTCCTCGGATGGTGCCACGACTGGCAACCGGCCCCGGCTGGTGATTACCTATACACTCGGCGGCGGCAGCGGCAAACCCGCTTACGCCTACGCACAGCAATAAGGAGCAAAATCATGCCTGACCTGTGGATGGATGTGGATGCGGCGCTTTCGGAGGTGCCGGTGAACATCTTGCCGCTGCTGGACGACACGGATTTCAAGACGCGCGAGGAGTCTGTGGCTTACAACGCGGCTGGCCTGGAACTTATCTGGCACTTCACCACGACCGCAGGCGCGACCACGGCCACCGTCGTCACACCTACTGCGGGCGGCGCGTATGACTGGGCGCACCAGGACGGCGGGCTGTACACCATCGAGATACCCGCCTCCGGCGGCGCGTCCGTCAACAACGATACCGAGGGGTTCGGCTGGTTTACGGGTGTGGCGACGGGCGTGCTGCCCTGGCGCGGGCCGGTGATCGGCTTCCGGGCGGCGGCACTCAATAACAGCCTGGTTGACGGGGCGACTGTGGATGTCAACGTCACAGCTATGGCGGACGGCGTCATCACGGCGGACAAGTTCGACGGGACGACAGCCTTCCCGCAAACGGTGGCGGACGCCGAAAGTCTGGTGCTGCCATGATGGGCGGCTTCGTAGGCGGACGGGTGAGGGTCAGGCCGGGGCGGCAGGGCCTGCAAAACCCGCGCCATCCCAAGCAGGGCCTGGGCACTGTGGGCGCAACGCCAGCCGCCAGCATCGCCCTGCTCAAGCCCAACTGGCACTACAACTGGTGGTGGAACCCCATCCAGGGCACTGGCGTGCCAGCGTACTTGATGATTTACGACGATAACACGCAGCCTGAAAACTGGCAGTGGGCCACTGATGGCGTGGCGGTCTTTGGCTACAACGAACCCGAAGCCTCCGGGCAGGCGAACATGACCGCTGCCGAGGGCGCGATTCACTGGCACAACTTTGTCGAGCCGACGTTCCCTGACAAGCCGCTGATCTCGCCCTCCCCGCAGTTCGGCACAACCTGGCTGGCGAACATGCGCACGGAGTACAACACGCGTTACGGCGGCTATCCCAGATGGGACGGCGGGATATGCTGCCACTCCTACGCAAGCGACGCGGCGGCAGCTATCGCCAAGGTCGAGCAGTTCATCGCCTACGGCCAGTCCATCGGCATCAACAAGGTCTGGGTCACGGAGTGGAGCGTACCCACGGTGGCGCAAGCTGAGATATTCCGGGTGTATGCGGACGGCAATCCCAACATCGCAGGCTATGCGTGGTATGCAGACAACGATTCGTACTCGACAACCGGCGCAGACACGCGCCTCATTATCAGCGGCGCGCTGACGGCCTTCGGCCAGTGGTATGTGAGCTAGATATGAACAGAATCGCCATCTCCACCTTGACGGCACAGAACATCAGCGGCAATCCGCTGCTGACCTATACCTACACCGCGGACGCCGACCGCGAACTTCTGGTACAGGTGTCGGCTAGCGGGCTGGCCGGGAACGGCTCCTACGGCGCGTGCCTGACGCGGCAGATTGGCGGAACAGGCGCGGCCTACCAGTCGCCCTCGGCGCTAGTGCCCCTGGCGAACGGCGTGACGACGCTGACCGTGCTGACGACCTCACTGGCCGTCGAAACAGGCGACGTGGTCAAGGTCTACTTAGCAGGCCAGGCCGCGGACACCAGCGTCAGCATTGTCACCGAGGTTTTCGACGTGCTCTCTGAGGTCGCGGCGGTCAAGGCAGTCACGGACAAGCTCGACACGGCGCTGGAACCGGACGGCGCGGTATACCGTTTGGTTGCTAGTAGCGCGGGTGCCGGTTCGGAAACTGTAACTATCGAATGCCTAGACGCGTCTTCATTACCCTTAGAAGGTGTCGCGGTGTGGGTCACAGATGACCTCGCGGGCAGCAGCATCAAAGCCGGTACACTTTATTCTAATACTTTAGGTCGCGTGACAGTCTATCTTGATCCTGGGGCGTACTATGTGTGGCGGCAGGGCGGGGCGAATTGGTCTAACCCGCAAAGCATTACGGTCACGGATTTATAGGAATATTTCTAAATGACTAATACCTTTTCAACCACTGGTTCAGCCTTTGTCAGTCCTGGGGAAGCCTACGCCGCGGCTTCCGATATCGCAGGGATGTGCCGCAATTTACTTGGCCCCGCGACGGGTTTCGGCACATCCACTTCGCCTACCCTGGCTAATGTCAACAGCTATTTATCTTCAGGCTGTGGTATTATCGAAAGCACTCTAAGCAGTAAGGGTTATGATGTACCGGTCGCGGAAGGCACCGCGGCGCGTGACTGGCTGCGTAATCTCAACATGCTTTACGCGGCAGGCATGAGTGAACTCACGCGTATCAACATCACCCTGACGCCTGGTGAACGCACGCGCGGGCAAGTGCTGCTAGACTACTTCTGGAAGCAACTCGGTCAATTTACCGCATTAGACCTAACCACGATGGGCGTCACGCGCAGCACCAGTCGCGGTACATTATTTGTAGGTGGTATTTCAGAGGCTTCTAAAGACACCTACGATACCGATAGCGACCGTATTGCGCCACGCTTTGCACGCGGGATGTTTGCGACTTCTGGCGCACTGACACCCACTAGCAACAATACTACCAGCAATGAAACAGATTAGCTTGGACGCGTCTACCATTGGCGCACTATGGCATGTGTTGTGGGTCAGCTTCCGCGCCTATGTCTTTTGGGTCGCGGCATGTGAAGTCATGTGGCTAGTCTTTAGATTGGGCAGTTGAATTTGGCATATGCCAAAAATAACGCGTAATTGATATAATAGATTATAGATATTAGATAAGAGAAAGGACCACTGTTGAAAATAGTTTTTATCTACGCGGATGTTAGTCCGAAACTTAGGTAACTAAGTCAGTGAACGCCTCAAATTCGATGAACACCCCAAGAGTGGGCAACGTCGAGCCAAGCCATCAGTAGATGGAAGGTGTAGAGACTTGATGGGGCGCATCCTACGGGATGAAGGCAAAGTCCGGGCTGCATGTATAAGTAAAGATGCAGAGTCAAGCAGAAATGACTTGACCATCTATCTTAGGTAGATGTAACAAAAATTAATTTCCGAGCCAAACTGAATGGAACTGTCTGGGTGGCAGCTTTGCTAGGTAACTAGCATTGAAAAACGGGGTGAATTGAAAGTTAGATTGCCAGGGTAGCCAATCTAATCGGGAAGCCCAAGAGATGTTGGCAACATTATCGGGTAATCCGCAGCCAAGCCGTGATGGGCTAAGGTATCACGGAAGGTTCAGAGACTTAGAGGTTGAGTCCCAACAATAAGACCTCATCAGCGCCCCGGTTCCTGAATTTATCAGGAATATGAGATAGTCCTACACTGTGTCGGAAGACCAGATTATGTGAGCCAGTGGCGTGATCTCACGCCTGCGAATGCCATCAATTATCGCGCGGAACACGATCCCGCGTTCAAAGACTGGTCTGCCAAATTAATCCACGTCTCTGGTTTCACGGATTACATCAATCCGGTCATCCAAGACTGGATCATGCAAGCGGACCACGTACGCGTGCAGCGTAACGTCATCAACGAGAAAGTCATTGACGCGATTGAATACTTCCAGGGTCTAGGCAAGACTGTCTCGATTGACTTAGACGATGCCTACCATATCTTACCCTGGAGTAATCCCGCGCACGCGTTCTGGATTGAGAACAAGCACGACCTTGATCCGGCACCTTTAGACATTCTCGAACGCGGCCTGCGCAAGAGCGATGGTTTGACCGCGCCCAATCGTCTGCTGTTGCAAGACTGGAGCTACGCAGTCCAAGGTTACTACCTGCCTAACTACGCGGACCATACTTTCTGGCCGGAAGTCATGCCTACGCGTGCGGAACAAAAAGCTAAACTCAAATTGACTGACCGCGTAGTTATCGGTTGGGGTGGCAGTGTCTCGCACTATGACTCTTGGTGGGGTACGGAAATTCGTGAAGCCGCGTATGACATTGCGAAGAAGTTTCCACAGGTTGTGTTTATGCTCTGCGGCAATGACCCGCGTATCTATGACATGCTGCCGGTGCCGCGCGACAATAAACTGCTCCAACCTGGTGTAGAACCTGCGCTTTGGCCGACAGTTGTCAAGACCTTTGATATTGGCCTCGCGCCTCTCTGCGGTATCTACGACCAGCACAGAAGTTGGATTAAAGCTCTGGAATGCGGCTTGGCAGGTGTACCGTGGATTGGCACGCAGGGCGAACCTTATCGCGACTTAGAGCATCTAGGCTACGCGATTCCCAATGACAACAAAGCCTGGTACGATACCATGGCGCGAGTGATCCGTAATTTGATTCAGGAACAAGAAACCGCGACCGCGCGCGTGCCTTACTATCGCAGTCTACTGGCAATCAACCAATTGCCTGCTTACGAAAAAGTTTACCAGCAAATCGCCAAAGATGTGCGGATTCAACGCGGCAGACTGCCTATGCTACATTTCGTCAACTGGTTGCCCAAGGAGCCTACCAATGCCTGATGCCCTCGCGCGCGCCGCAGAAGTCAATGCACAACACTTGCATTTTCTCGAAACTTGGTCCTTAGATGTACCACCGTTTGAAGTTGCAGGTGTCAATATTCCCCGACTCTTTACCTATGAACTGATTCAAGTACTCAATAATGGCTGGCTCGCGGCCACCATGGAACAGGAATCTCATAGTGACAATGCCACAACCGAAGATTCTCTTTAGCGCGCAGCCCGCATTCCTGCCGATTCTCAAGGAACTCAAGGGTCAGGTTGAAATTTGGACCACGCACGCGGGAGTCAGTAAGCTCTTCGCGGATGCGGATATCCCGAATCAACTGCTTTCTGAGCTCAATGTTGGTCCTCTGCGCGATCTGGCTTTTGCGCATGCCGCGGAGATGCTGCAAACTCTGGCCCTGCTGACGCAAGTCGAAAAAACTGATGAACTAGACCAAGCCAGTTGGGATATGTTTCAGAAACTGATTGCACCGTATCTCTATCCGCGCTTACCGGAAACCATCAACGTCGCGTTAGTGCTGGACGAACTCAAGCCTGATGTGATTGTCGTGCATAACGACGTGGAACCCGCGACGCGCCTGATGGCGGCTTGGGCGGAAGCGCATGGCGTACCTTGCCTGCATATCCCGCACGCGGTCTACATGGACACCGATGAGCGCGGACCTATCGGTACTGATATTCATGATATCGTGACCGCGAAGCGTATCGCGGCAGCAGGGCCATTCCAGGCGCAATGGTATCACGCGCGCGACCCTAAAGCTGAAATTCGCATGACTGCGACCTTGGCCGCAGACCGTTTCGCGAATCTCAAGCCTTTCCGCGCGGATGCTCAACGCTTGCTCAATCTCCAGGCTAATCAACCTGTCATCACCTACTTCTCATCCTGGCGACAGGACACTAACCTGCTCGGTTGCACCGATGTAGTCGAAGAAGGCTATCGCGCATTTCTTACTGCGGCCTCACGACGACCTTACTATCAATATCTGGTCAAGTGCCATCCACGCAGCCAAAACGTCGAACAGCATGTAAAACTCGCGGAAGAATATGGCGTGCGCTGTATCGTCTCTGACCAGCACCTGGATGTGTTTCTCAACGCGACTGACCTCGCGATTGCGCTAGGGCCATCCAATGTTCTGGTCGAAGCCGCGTGCTATCCTTTTATCCGCCTCGCGGCCATCAATGGCTTTGCTAATGATCCCGAAGTCCTGACTTGCCCTGCGGATGTAGATGCGTTAGTATCAGTCTTAGATGGCGTTGCGGAGCCGCCGGTCGATACGTCTGCGTTTGTGACCAAGTATTTTGGCGCAGTAGACGGCAAAGCTTACTGGCGTTTAGCTAATTGGATTCGCGAATTAGCAGGACTTTAGTCTATGCCCATCATTCAGGTTGACATGCATGGCTTTGACCAGATATCGGACGCCTTCACGCAGATGCGCGCAACCGCGCCGCGTTCCGCCGTGTATTGGGTGCGCAAGACCACAGAGAAGTTCGCGCAACTGCTCAAAGAAGAAGCGCCCTATCAGGATCGGCCTGATCCACGCTACCCGCAGCATCTACGCGATTCCTTCACAGTCCAGCGCATGGGCCAACTGGATTACTCCGTAATTACCACGGGCGCAAACGCGGCTCTGAAATATAACTGGATGGTGGGCGGGACACGCCCGCATATCATCACGCCGCGTTTCAAGAAGTATCTCTGGTGGCCTGACTTACCGCGCGGCACGCGTATCACCATCGTGCATCATCCTGGTACCGCACCCAATCCTTTTGATGAACGTGCTTTCGCGCAACTGCGCGGTGAAATCGACGCCCCGAAAGAAATTGTCGAAGATTTACTCGCCGCCTTTCAATCCGCGTTTCGCGGTTCCAGTGGCACACCCGGAGGTCTGTTATGACCGTCAATAGTCCATCATCTATCGCACAGGCCTTATACACCATGTTCTCCGCGGCCTCCGCGTTTGGGGCAGGTAATGTTTCCACCTGTTCTTACGCGATCCTAGAGAACGCGGCTTACGCGGCTTTATTCATCTCTTATACTAACTTAGACGACGCCGAGATGACCTTTGGTACGGGCCGCGAACGTATCTGGGACTTCCAAATCAAAGCCTTTGTGCGCGATACCGGCGACCCCGAAGCCACCCTCGCGCGTACTTACTCCTGCGCGACGACCATCATTCAAACCATCGAAGCAGATCAAACTCTACAAGGCACCTGCGTGTCGGTCCCGCGCATCACCCTCACGCGCAATCCCGAAATCGCGCTCAGTATCAACGGTACTTCCTGGCTCCCCCTCGAAGGCACCGTCCAAGCCAAAGAATGGTCTTGAACAACCTCTTGACAAAGCCTGCAAAGCCGTTTATAATAGCACCATCCTGAACCGATAATCGAATAACAATTTTCTAAAAGCGGTGGGAATCTGTCATGGATGCCCACCGCTTTTTTGTTTACCCTTTCCAGGAGGCCATCGCATGGCTAAAATTGTCGCGCGTAACGCGTCACTCTACCTTTATGACGCGTCGGGAGTATGTCGATCCGTTTCCGGTCTGACATCTTCGATCACGCTCTCGCTATCCTCAGAAGCTACTGAAGTCACTGGTTTTGGTAACAGCGCGCGTGAACGCGTTGTAGACGGTATCAAGGACTGGGAAATGTCCGTGAATGGCTTCTATTCCGCGACCGCGTGTGAAACCGGCTGCTTGCTGAATTCCGTCTTTGCCAATGGCGGCGCGACTTTCTGCAAGCTTGGTCCCGCAGGCTCAACCTCAACATCGCCCATGTATTCAGCCTGCGCTACCTTGACCACCTACGAAATCAACGAAGTCGCAGAAGATGCGGCCAAGATTTCATTTACACTGGTTGGACGTTCAGGTTCGCTAACGCGCACCGCGACGTTTGGCTAAGGAGATTAGATCATGGGAAAGATTACTGCCCGCGGGGCGTACCTCGCGGCCTCTTATGGCAACACGGCTTGTATCGCGCTCGGCTGCGATCTAAACTCCATCACGCTCAACCAGGAACGCGACGCGCCGGAGGTTACCACCTTCTGCTCCACCACGCGTGAACGCCTCTCTGGCGGCATCACGGACTGGAGCCTGGACTTTGAAGGCTTTTACGATAACGAAATCATCGGCAATAATACCGCGATGATCGATGAAGCTCTGTTCAATATGTGGGCAGGTTCTAATACCTTTGTCTTTGGTCCCGCAGGTTCATCTTCGGGCAACGACAAGTATTCCGGTTCGGGCGTGCTGTCCACTTACGAAATCTCATTTGATCTGGACAACGCCATCACCATCTCTGGCACCATCGAATCGCGCTCTGGTTCAGTTACCAAGGCGACATTCTAAGAAAGGTTAATATTAATTATATGACAGTCCGTAAAGCCCCGATCAACAAAGCCACTGTGCAACTAACCGGCCCGTGGGAGGGTTGGGAATTTACCGCGCGTACCAATCCGCCCATCGGTGTACTGAAGTGGTTCTCATCGGGCGATCTGGAACTTATCATCAAGGGCATCGCGCGTATCATGTTGGAGTGGAACTTCGTGGATGAGAACGGTGAGCCTTACCCGCCGACTCCCGACGCGATGGACGCTAACATGGACGGCGAACTCTTGTCCGCAGTCGCGAATGCTTATCTGGAACACCTGACGACGCTTGCCCCAAACTAAGGAAAGCCATCGTCGCTTGTAGCTACGGTGGCCCCGCGAATTGGGAAATCCTGGAAGCGTTACTGTGTAAGCATTACAGCTGTCTACCGTCGCAACTGGCTAAAGAACCCGCAGATGCCGTGCTGCGCAACTGGCTGGTTGCGAATGAGTATGAAGTCGCGCTGAGCAAGCGTAAATTCTGAGTGCGTGTCTCGTCTGCGGCACGCACTTTTTTATAAGGTGTAGATTATGCCTGTACAAGGTCTAGGCAACGCGATTATTGTCATTCGTGGCGTGGACTTGCTATCCAAAGAAGTTGATCGGATGGCAAGTCGTTACGCGACGAATTTAGCTAAACTACGACGGGCCAATGCTGGTTTAGTCGCGCAGGGTTTACCTGTACCGGTCGTAGATCGCCTGACTGAAGCCACTCTGCGTGCGACGGTCGCGGTGACTAATCTCCGCGCGCGCTGGCAAGGCTTAGCCTCAACCATCTCCGCGACGGGCTTGATGACCACCGCGCTTATCAGCGCACCGATTTTTACGGGTTTAGTCTCCGCGACTAAAACTACAATTGAATACGAAAAATCACTGCGCAATATTCAATCCATTGGGCGACAAACTGAATCCCAGCTAGAAAGTCTAGGCCAGAAATTCATTGGCATGTCCACAGATATTGCCAAGACCGTAGCCTCACCACAGGAGTTAGCTGAAGCTTTTTACGAGATTCAATCCGCGGCTTTTTATGGGGCTGACGCGCAAAAAGTCCTCGACGCCTCTACGATGGCGGCAACCGCGGGCATGGCTAACCAATTACAAACTGCTAAGGCCGTAGCAATTGCGCTCAAGTCCTATAATGATTCCGCGGATAACGCGACTTCATATACTGACAAGATGGCGCGCGCGGTAGATATTGGTATTTTCCGCTTTGAAGACTTAACCGAGCAAATGGGTGACTTTATCGGAGCCGCGGGTATGCTCAAGGTGCCCTTTGAGGACACCATGGCCGCGATGACCGCGATGACCAAGCGCGGTATCAAGCCTTCGGAAGCCGCAACTTCACTCAATCGTATTTTGATGACATTCTTGAAACCCTCGAATGCGCAAATGGACCTGGCGCAATTCCTGGGTATTGATTTATCGGCTAAGGCGCTCAAGAAAGGGCTGGGCACGGTTCTCGCGGATATCTGGCAAAAGACTGGCGGTAGCGAAGAGCTAATCGCGCAACTATTTAGCGAAATGCGCGGGGTGCGCGGTGCCTTTGCGCTCTTGTCCGATGGCCTGTCGTTATTCAACACCGACCTGGCGATTCTCAAGAACTCAGCCGGTTCGGTCAGGCAAATTTTCGATATTCAAACCAAGAGTTTTAGCGCGCAGCTTCAGAATCTCAAAAACAATATCACCGCCATTGCGATTGCCTTGGGCGAACAACTCCTGCCCATGATTATGAAGTTTGTCAATGTCAATCTCAAGCCTCTCATCAATCAATTCGCGCGCCTCAGTGATGAATCCAAGGGTAAGCTGCTCAAATTAGCCTTAGCCTTAGCTGCCTTAGGTCCAGTCTTGATTGTTCTGGGTACAGCTATGAACTCTAGCGCAGTGATCCTGACGGCCCTCGCGCGCGCACTCTTGGCCCCCGTAACTATGGTAGCGAAATTAGGCGCGAGCGTCTTAGGATTAGTTACCGCGTTCAAAGGCGTCGCGGCGGGTACCGCAGGCGTGGGCGCAGTGCTGTCAGGTGCTTTAGGTATTTTTGGGGCCGTGGCGGGTATTTTGGTAACTGTCGCCGCGGTTGCAACTGCCGCTACAGTTGGCTTCTATCTCTGGAAGGAAAATGTACTGGGCCTAGCCGATGGCTTGACTGAACTCACGCGCCGCGCGGACGCCATTGGTGGTATCGCGGTCCAACTCGAAGCTATTTTCATGGCTCTGGATAGTGCCGGTTTCGCAACTCAATGGACAGTCGTTTGGGGCGAGATGGAAAGCGGTATCGATATCGTCAAGGTACTCGGTGAAGCCTTCCGCGCGGTGGCCTTACTGGTTGTCAATTTCAAGCGCACAATTCAATCCCTCTATCTAAGCTTTAGTATTCTAGGTGAATACGGCAAGATTGCCGGTATTGTGGTAGCCGAAGCTTTCAAACTGATGTGGGAATCCCTGAAGAATACCTTGCAGGGAGTCGCATCACTAGCAACAGCCCTTGGCTCCTTGGCGCGAGGTAACTTTGCAGGGGCCATCGCCGCGGTACGGGGAGCCTTTGATGAGTTTTATGACACTACCAAGCTAATCGAGGATTTCAAACTAGGTGAGCCATGGGCTGATTCTGTAGGGCAAATCAAAAAATACGAAAAGGCTTTGGAGCAAGTCGAAAAACAATATCAAATCGAGAAAAAGACCCTGGAAGATTTAGACCTCGCGCATATTCGTTATTCACGGCGTCAACCAACTGGACCAGGCCGGGGTCTACCGGGTGTAGATATTGAAGATATACCGGATAATATCGCGCGCCAATATGGTAATGCCGTTACGGACGCGATGCTGCAAATGCAAAGTCAGCTTGGCGATGCGGTGCTACCACTACTGCCCGGTCCCGAAGTGGACTTGAGTGGCTTGGAGGATCAGGGTGCCGAAGCTAAAAAAGCCGGTGAAGACCTCGCCCAAGAAATCATCGACGGTATCCAATCCAAACTTGATGAGGGTAGTCAATTCTCGGTAGGTTTAGGTGATCTGCGCGGTGGTACTTTTGGGGGTGGTCCACTCGCGCCGGGTGCCAATGGCCCCTTTGAAGCCATCTACCGCCTGCAAGACATCGCCATGAATCTCGGTAAGCCCACTGAGGGCGCGGATACCAAGAAGTGGTATCAGATGTACTTTGGGGGTATGGCATTTGAGGATGCGGTCGCTAAGGCCACAGATATCGTCAAGAAATTCCAGCAAGGTATCTTTACACCTGACGTGACACAGTTTATTGACGAGCAGAAGTTAGTTGATACCATCAATATGGAGAAAATCGCCGCGGCGTCCAAATTGGCGTACGCAGACGCATTGCTCAAAGCCCATCCTGAACTAGATCAGAAGAATCTTAACTCCCTGCTGGGCATCAAAGAGGATGGCGAAGGTAATTTCTCGGTACCGGATATGACCAAGGTGGCTACCGCGGTGCAGGCGCAATTCGCGACTGCCGCAGGTGCATCTAAATTAGATGTCATGTCACCGATGTTGGGCCTGAATAACTTGGACGCGATTCTAACTTCGGATAAGTTCAAGGGCGTGATTCCTTTGATTAGCAAGGGTATGGAAACCGCGATCATCGCTGATACGACTCTGGCTACGCAGGGTGAACGGGCTTTCGATAAATTTGAAGGCGGTTTTGTAAACCGCGCGCGTAACTCTAGCGCACTAAAGCGCACTGTTGAACTCATGATTTTAGACGCGTTAAATGAGGATGAAGACTAATGGCTGATTTCAAGTATTACAGCGCGGGTGCGGGTGCGTGGGTGGATATCCCAACTGAGGCTTATCATGGCACTTACGAGGGCGATCTGACTGTGCAATATCCTGCACCAGAAAGTTACGATGGCAACGGCAGGCGTTGCGCAGCAGTGGGCAAGCCTGTTTTACGCTTGAAATCTAATATCATGACCGCGTGCGGCATGAACTTTTGGCATAACATGCAGACTGATACCACGGTCGAAGATAGCTTTATCTATATCAGTGCGGTAGATCCGCGCACGGGTTGGTGGACTAACTGGCAAGGCTACCTGGAGCGTCCAACCTGGGGTCGCGTACGACCGGGTTCCAGTTCACCGCAGACGTTTTACTTTGACGTGCAGATCGTCATCAATGAATTAACACCTGCGCCGGATCGCTAATTATGCTGCCGATTATTCAGTATGGTTTAGAGAGTACGGCCATTCTCAAGGGCGCAGAGACGCCTAGTTCGGCGGTTGCAGGTATCGCGGGTTTAACTGCGCCTGAAATTGCGGCCAGCAACGCGGCCGCGGCTTACGATATCAAGCTGCGCTTCTTTGCTTTAGGTGATAGCTTCAAAACTCTAACCATCGCAGATAATTTTCCCGTGGATGGTGATCCGGTGGGCTGGAATGTTGGTACGGAACAAATCACGCCCGCGAGTCCGTGGGTCGAAGTAACAACCTATATTCATTTCAATGGTTCCTTTGATTACGAATGGGATGACAATAAAATTACATGGTCCAGCACGCTGCATGGCGAGAATTATGATGCAGGGTACTTTGGAGTAGGCCAAGCCTTGCTTTGCATGCGTAAGGTGACATTTACAGGCTATGACTCAGGTTGGCGACTCTGGTGGCTAGGCTGTGTCGCGTCGGGGGGTTATACCGATAACTACAAGCATGGCATGCGCTGGCAGCGTGAGATTAAGGGCACTAATATCTCGCTCAAAACTACAGACGCGCCACGTATTACTGTGGGCAAAACTAATCTCGCCCAAGGTAGTAGTATTACGGTTTCCAGTACCTTGGCGGTGCCTGCGGAGGAAATTCCTAATAGTGAGTTTATTGGCTCGACCGCGAACGTAGACAGTGGCAACATCGTAGATGGCCGTCTAAACACACCTTGGATTGCACAATATCCACCGAGCGTGATTGCGGATGAACTGCCTTTATACCATGTTGAGCAAGAGCGTCTTAAGATCGATGAAGTTTTTTTCATGCCGGTCACGGGTTATGACCCCGAAAAATGTTGGTGGTTTGAGATTGTCGCGTTAGCTGATGAGTTGTATATCGGTGGCGGCGCATGGGCTGACGACTGGATTGCGACTTTTAACGCGGATGGGATTCCGGTTGCGTTGCATTTAAGCGGTCATACATCTGCGCTGAAGCGCGGGCAGCGCGTGGTGGTCTGCGCCAATCGGAAGCGTTTCGAGGAGTATACCGGGGGCGGCAATGGAGCCGCGCATATCTTTGAAGCTGATACTCTACCAGAGTGTTATCGGATTATTAATTATGAATTACAGGACAATCCTCTACCGGATACTTATCGTTTTAAGATGAATCTGGATACCAGTCAAAGACTACCATTTACACTCAATCCTAATGGGGGTTATATCTATCAGTCACCTTACTGGTATCAGCAATTCAGTAATGGGGATTGTGTCAAGTGGGGTTATGATGAAGCTTTTCCACCTGGTACGCGTAGCGGCGAACTATGGGTTGGAGTCACGGTTACTAATCCATCTACCAGTCAATCTATACGTCGCTTGCCATCTGGTGGTGGTGTGGGGACCGGTTATGGTTCTAATAATTACGATTCCAATACTGCCGCAGACTGGATTGCATCAGATTACCCGCGCCCTGGTGACAAATACACCATTAATCAATTTGAGTGGGTCTTACTAGAACTCGACGCACATACTTCAACCCTGGCTACAGCGATTGACCCAACCACAACTTCTATTACCTTCGATGAGGGCGTGGAAGGCTGGCCCCCCAGTGGTTATGGTGTCATTGAAAGCGATGTGTTTCAATACGCGAGTCGTTCCAGCACCGCGCTGACGGAGGTCACGGGATTAACTGACAATCATGTCGTTGGTGCGTTAGCCTATCCTTATGCAAATGGTATTGCTCAAACTGGCTGGTTGGTAAGCTCTCTGAAGATTCGCCGTCCCATTGGCACCACCGCGATCAAGCGCTTGTCGGTCTATTTCTCGCCCTATCCCGACACCGCGTCACCCGATGGCCTGGACCCTACCAATATTCTTTGGCAGGCAGACTACCTAGAACCACACTTAGAGTACTTTAATGGTCTGAATGGTTATGTTGGACCGATTGACACCAGCATGAGCGATATCTACTTGGAGCCAATTACGGATACCTCGCGCTGGATTCGTTCAATCTTAGTTCTGATTCATGAAATGTATCCTGATGCGGGCGACACTGAACCCGCGCGTGCGAAGGTCAATGAAATTGAAGTTTATCCCGATGACTTGACCATCAATGAAAGCTTGCCTTTGGTTACAACACCAGAAGGCGCACAACAGAGCACTGCCGCCGAAGCGATTCGTTATCTATTGGCTAACTATTCTTGGCTCACTGAAGCGGATGTACGTAATGACACCTTCGACGGTTGGGGCTATGTGCATAGTTTTAGCTCCGCGATTGCGCCGATTACCGGCGTCATTGAAGACCTCGCGCGTGCACATGGCTGTGTGGTGCATTATCATCCGTGTGGTAAAATACTGATAGAACGCGATCCGTGGTGGCCGGGTGGTTTAGACCAGGCCGCGTACTACTATGTCGGGGGCTTGAATTACGGGATCATCTGTGAATTTACGCGTAATGAACTGCGTGATGACTACAATATCGAAGATAGCTTACCAGATGTCACTGGCGTGGCTCTCATCGCGACAGATAGCCTAGGTAATCCCTTGCAGCGCGTCACGGTACCACCGGGGGCTACCGGCACGACAACTAAGGAGTTTACCGACATTACTGTACCCAACAGTGCTTACGCGCAGGATATGGCTTACAAACTTCAGATGCGCGAAACTGATACTCGCCGCGCGCGCTTCACTATCAAGGGGCCGGGTGAATGGCTCAGGCCGGGCTATATTATTCAATTAAGTTGGGAAGCCAGTACGACCAGCAGTATTATCGAATACTGGATTGTCGAAGGTATCCATTATAGTTGGAGCCAAGGTGGGGGCCAGAAGCATTGGACCGCGCAAGTAGATGCACGCAGATTTTATTAGCATATGCCAAAAAAGAGAAGGTAATTAATGTCGAAGATTAACGCTTTGCTCAAGCAACGCTTTCAGGCGCGCATGAATAAGCTCTCCGCGCGGGTTACACAGCGGCCCGTAGATGATGTAGGCCGTGGTGTAGGCTACTTGATTTGTGAAGTTGGAGGCGTGGGCGGCGTCAAGGTTATGGTGCCGCCTGATAGTGTGTACTATCCCGGTGATTCGATTTTGGTTGAACAACGCGGTACACCTGCGCTGGCCTTCTACACTGTACTTGGTTGGGAGACGGGCGCGCGACCTACCGCGGGTATGATTGAGTTCACTGGTGATACTACGGTAGGCAATACGACTTATCCCGCGGGCGACCTGCTCTGGGGCAATCCTTACGCCGCACATTTTCATATGGATTACGACGCAGGCACGATTGATTTACGTTATGGCTCGGAAATCAAGGGTCAAATCAACGCCGCGTCGGGCTTATTTATCGCGGGCGATCCGACTGATTTTCATGGCGAGTTTTCCGGCACGGATATCACCTTTCGCAACGCAGTCGCGACCTACGGTAAATTGGGCTTGCTGGATGGCGATTACGGCTATGCTGCCAGTGGCTCGATTCTTGGCGCGGCCTTTGGTGTCTACGGCAGCGGCAGCACTTGGATTGGCTTGGATTCAGCCAGTGGCTTCCACATCAACCTGTATGACCAAGTTTTAGGACGTTTCAATATCGCGGGCGACATACAGCTTTACAGCGGCTCCGTGGAAACCGTACACCTCGACAGCGATGGCTCCGGCTGGCTGGCAGGCGCAAGCAAGCTAACCTGGGATGCCGTAGGTAATCTCGGTTTAGGTACCGAAGGTGTGCTTTTAGTCGCGGATGGTGACTTGTCACTCTCTAGTTCGGGTCTACTTTTGAATTACGGCAGCGAGTCCATCACGCGGGCCATTACCTGGATGGAAGGCGCATCACAGCGCGGACGCATCATCTGCCTGGAGGGGCTGGGTAGCATACCGCAAATTGACATACACTCGGATAATATTATGCTGGATGCCACCGAAGGCGTCGGGAGCCTGTTTCTGGCAGGCAATATCTCACAGTACAGCGGGGCGTTGGATTTCAACGCCCAATCCGGCAGTTACGGCTTCCAAATCCGCGGCAGCGGTGATGATTTCATGTTCTACGGCGCAGCGGCCTCCGACTTGGTAGGTGTAGGGTTAGCTGCGCCGACCGGCAAGTTGCACGTCAAGCAATCCATCAGTGGTTCCCGACCCGCGTTAACTCTGGAGCAGGCCGCGGTAGACCGCGAGTTCGTGCGTTTTATCGGCACATCCGCATCGGGCGAGAACGCGCAATCCTTATTGGTTTCAGCTAGTTTACCGGTCACAGGTAGCCTGATGGGTTGGTTGAAGATTTACGTCCAAGATAACTCTGCGACCAGTCCCTTGGCTGACACCTATTATTATTTACCTTTTTACAATATACCAACCAGTAGCTAAGGAGTACAAAATGACAGATGCAAATATATTAGTTACAGTGTATACTAATGGTGTAATTTACATTCAGCCCGGTACAACGGTAGGTAAGATGTTGTCCGTGGTCCAGGCTCTGGAAGATATGATTCTGAATATCCAAATCAATACCACGCCCGTGGAAATTCTACCACCAACTGATGTCGCCGCGAGTTAGAACCGTGACCTTACTACGGCGTTTTTGGCACGAATTGCAACCTTCGCGCAGCGATGGCGTGCGCGATTTTATCGCCCTCTGCTGCGCGGTGCAAGGCTTACGACTGTTACCGCACGTTACTGCGCAGCCAGTCAATATCTTGCCTTCTGAGCTATACGGAGCTTTGATGCTCTTGATGTCTCTGGCTTTGCTTGCTACGCGCGGCTGCACTAAGCGGGCTTCTTATACAGGTCGAATCATTGCAGTCCTGGTTGCCTGCTTCTGGCTATTGTTGGCTTTTGATGTTTGGGAAGCTAATATAAGCATGGCGTTGAGCATAGTATTTGCCTTAGAAATCGCTAATGAGGCCCGTTTCCGTGACTGTTAATTCCCATGATGTAGCTATATTTTTAGGCTTGCTGGCGTTTTTCGCGGTAGGCTTATGGTATGTCGTGCGTCACCCACCCCGCCTTGCTGCTTTACTGCCTGCATCGCAAGAAGATATCAATATGGCGACCACCATTAAAGACCTCACTGCTACCGTCAATACATTGCGACGGCAATTGGACGCGTCAGACCGGCGCATTGAGCAATTGGAAGCCGAGAATATTCGCTTGGCTCAGCGCGTGGCAGAATTGGAAACCCAACTCAAGATTGCACCCTTGCCAGTTTTGCCACCTAAGCCACTGCTGATCATCAGTGGCGATGATATGGATATTTTTCAGCGCGACCGGGCTGCGATTCGGCGCGCGGAAGTCCTGTTCCATCGTTTAGTACGCGCGACCCAAGCCAGTATTACCGCGGAGTTACGGCGGCGCAGACAGGACAATACGTTATACCCCTGGATTCTGATTTCCGCCCATGCCGGATCAGAGGGTATCTTGCTCAGTGATGGCATTGCACCCCCGGAGTTCTGGCATAACGTGTTAGATGGCGTGAAAGTGATTGTCCTGGCAACCTGTAGCTCTTCGACGGTTGCAGACGAACTCGCGGGCTTAGTGGATACGGTAGTCTGGTTTTCCGAAGATGTTGATACGCAGCATGCCGCGGATTTCAACTATGCCTTTTGGCGCAGAATGAAGATGGCCTCGAATACACATGTGGTGTTTGCCGATGCTTTGCGCGAAGTCCCCGCGGTCGCAGAGTTTGTAGATATTCGTACTTCCTAATTTATAATACTTACACGGAGCTAGTTATATGACACACGCAGACGGGAACCTGCATCCGCGCAGCCTGATTACCGGAGGCACCGGGACACTTGGGTATGCGTTGACCAAAGCCTTCCTCGCGGAAGGTTTTTCTGTTGCGATTTTATCGCGCGATCCCCATAAGCAGACCTTGTTTCGCCAGCAATTTCCGCAAGTGGAATTGTTCTTGGGGGATATCCGCGATCCCGAAGTGATCGCGCGCGCGGTTAGAGGGCGTGATATCGTCGTGCATGCCGCGGCCTTGAAACAAGTCGATGTTGGGCAAGTGCAGAGCCTGGAGTTCAAGAGCGTTAACGTGGATGGCGCACTAAACGTCGCACGGCAATGTCAGTTAGCCGGAGTGCGGAAGAATCTGTTTATTTCCTCGGACAAATGTGCGGCCCCCGCCAACCTGTATGGTCACACTAAGGCCATCGCGGAATATCTTTGGAATAGTCATAGTACAGCTACGACTTTGTTCTCCGCAGTACGCTATGGCAATGTCATGGGTTCCAATGGCTCAGTCATCCCTATCTGGCGACAGCAGGTAGCCCGCGGTTTACCCATCATGGTGCGTACACCTGATACCACGCGCTTCTTTATGCTCAAGTCTCAAGCAGTAGATTTGGTGCAGCAAGCTTTACGTGAAATGCAGGGCGGTGAGACGTTTGTCCCTGGTGATATCCCCGCGTTCAGTCTGCATGACTTGGCCGAACAGTTTGAGCCAGATTATACCAAATGGCTGCTGTTGCCCTTAGGCGCGGGTGAAAAAGTGCATGAAGTCTTAGTCGCACCCGGTGAGTGCGTCGAAACAGTGTTGCCAAAATTATATCGAATTGTGCATAATAAAGCAGGTAAGTTTGAAGTGGCAGATGAGTTCAAATCACAGACGGCGCGGAGAATTACAGCCAAGGAGTTACTAGCCCAGCTAGAGAATTGAGTTAACGATGCGAGTGAGACTGGATTACCTGAATGATGATACAGTTCTAGGACATAAAATCAGGTGTGAGATTCTGGCGCAGGAATTACGTGCGCGCGGACATGAAATTACTGATCGCGATCCCCATTGGTTGGTAGTGGATTATCCCAGTGATTTTACCGCGCGCGAGCATGCTGCACCCATGGGCGCGCAAAGATTACTGATGGGCATGTTGCCACAGGAGCCTGAGGATTGGTCTTGGCATCCTTTGCATTCACCCCGTCCGCGGACTTTGACGGGTAGTAAGTATTTATTGCTTGACGCGAGCATTAGAAAACTAACTGCATGGCCTAGACTTAAGAGCAGGAAACTGTTGATTTCGATGGGCGGCTATGATGGTTGGAAATTGACTGAAAAATTAATCGAAAGCGCACGCGCAACCACCGCGACAGTTGTGGTTGGACCTAATTTTGGCCGCACAATTGAAACTCCTGACGCTAATTTGATAGTCGCGCCAACGCATACGGAAATGCTGGATTTACTCAATGACCACCAAAACGTGATTTGCGGTTGGGGGCAGACTACTTTTGAAGCTCTGGCTTTGGGCTGTCGCGTGGTGTCAGTAGTGCAATCTAATGAACACGCAGATGAGGCCAGTATTTACGGCCTACCATATGTCACGCGCGGTAATATCAGTAAAGCTTGGACTGAATTAGAGCATCAGTATATTGGTTGTCCTACAATGAAGCCGCCTTTGTACGGCGTAGAACATGTAGTTGATTTTATGGAAGACCATTGTCAGTACTAGAAAGGTTGCTATGAAATACACACCGATTGCCTCTACATTCTCGAAATCACCTGATTTTTGGGGCGTAGATTTTCCGGTTCAATATATTCGCGAAGGCCAAGGTGCGTATCTCAAAGGCAATGATGGCAAATGGTATCTCGATTGGGTGAGCAGTCTAGGCGCGTGTTTACTGGGTCATGGGGATGGGGTCGCGAAGGCTAAGTGGTCAAATTACCTGATGTATCACGCGCGGCGGGGGCTAAGCTTCTCGCTGCCATCCTATCTTGAAGAAGAAGTCGCAGAACTCTTGGTGCATCAAATGCAACAGCACGTACCGGGTTGGGCTAATACACCCTTGCAGGTGCGCTGGCTCAAGACTGGCAGTGATGCTTGTGATGCCGCTATTCGCCTCGCGCGCGCGATGAAAATCTCACACCAAGCAGTGGCCTCATCAGGCTACCACGGTTGGCATGATTCGTTTGTTGCCACCACTACTCCCGCCCATGGCATTATCTACGATGCGCATGAGTGGATTCAAAGTTTTGATTTCAACGCCTTACCTGAAAATTACGACTACGCTGGCGTCATTCTGGAACAAGGTATCGTAGAGCCAGAAAAAGATTATTACACAAAGTTGCGTGCCTTTTGCAATCAACACAAGAGTCTACTGATTATGGATGAAGTCGTGACCGGTTTTCGTTACGCGATGGGCGGCGCGAGTCAAGTCTATGGTGTCCAACCCGATCTAATATGTTTAGGCAAAGCTTTGGGTAATGGCTTTCCGATTGCCGCGCTGGTTGGCCCTACGGAGTATATGAGTTGGTTTAGTCGCAATGACCCGGTATTTGTATCTTCAACCAACTTTGGTGACGCTATGAGTCTTGCCGCGGCCAAGTATGTTCTGGAGAACTGGAATAAACAATCGGTCGCGCAGATTTATGAGATGGGTAGCGCCTTGATGACCGACATGCGCGCGGCAGGCTGGCAGGTAATCGGACATGCGCCGCGGTCGTTGATGCAGTTCGCGAGCGATTCCGAGAAGGCTTACTTTATCCGGCGCATGGCCGAGCAGGGGATTCTGATGAATCGGCCTAACTTCCCGAATCTGTGTCATACCTTGGATGATGAGAAAAAGACGTATGAGGCCGCGAAGGTGATTCGCGCAGAAGTGGACGCGATGGGGAGTGCGAAGTTAGAGACGCTGATGCGCGATAAGCTACCGACTGTGCTGTTTAGGAATCGCTAATTCATGAAACTCATCGCGGAAATCTCATCTAACCACAATCGCGATCTCACGCGCGCGTTGAAGCTTATCGAAACCGCTGCGGAAGTCGGTTGTCAGGCCGTCAAGTTTCAGTTATTCAAGCTTGACCAACTCTTTGCGCCGTGGGCCTTGCATAAGAAACCTGAACTCCGCGCGCGCAAAGAATGGGAATTACCTGTTTCTTGGTTATCTGCTCTGTCTCGTACCGCGCATGATTATGGCCTAGAATTTGCTTGCACGCCTTTTTACCCGCACGCGGTAGAAGAACTTTATGACTACGTAGATTTCTACAAAGTCAGCAGTTATCAAGTCCTGCAACACGACTTTTTACGCCAAGTCGCGCAGACTGGTAAGCCAGTAACGCTCTCAACAGGCATGGCAACTGTGCCTGAGATTATCAACGCGGTCAATGCTTTGTATGGCGGTAACTGTACCGATATCACGCTATTGCACTGTGTTTCAGCTTATCCTGTCCCGCCTGGCGAATGTAATCTGGCAACTATCGCGAGCCTACGCGAAACCTTCAAGACCAATTACAGTGTGCGCGCGATAGGCTGGTCGGACCATAGCCACTCGCTGCCGGTCGTCATGCAGGCGGTCTTAGGCCAGCAAGCCAACGTCATAGAATTACATTTTGACTTGGCAGATACGGATGGCGTTGAGACGCAGATGGGGCATTGCTGGACACCTGTGGAAGTAGTGAAACTCAAGCATGATTTGGATATTGCTACCAGCGCGGTAGGCCTCTATGGCAAGTCCATCAACGCGAGTGAGTATCATGAACGCCTGTGGCGCAGTGACCCTTATGATGGTCTGCGGCCACTACTGGAAACCAGGAAGGGCTAAAATGGCTAATAATCGTCGTCATGATTATACATGGGCCAGAGACGAAGCCTTGACTTACGGCTTTACACATTATTGTTATTCAAAAGACAATCTTAAAGATGATACTAATTGGAAGTTACTTGAAACATTCGATCCACACAATGGTTACTTTTGTCCAACATACGATATCGCTATTCCATGGAACAGCGATGGATATTGTGCTATCCGAGATAATTTAGGCTTGACATGGTTTTTACGTAGAGATTCCAGTTTGACTATATCTTTATCTGAAATCGAAACGGCCATCGAACAAGTAGGGGAATTACTAGAGAATCTAAAACAAGACCCCGATTCAAATATCATACTTCCCTTGCGAGATTACCAAGCAGAACCGTTTGATCCAGAAAGAGGTTTTGTTGAATGAATTGTTTGATTCTAGGCTATGGTCGCGCCGGTAGACGCCACGCACAATATGCTGAGCATGCAGGTTTGACCGTAGCAACAGTGGACCCTAATCCTGCCACTGGCGCGAATTATCTGGATTGGCGTGTAGCTCTACAGGAAAGCGACTGGGATCGTGTGGTAATTGCTTCGCCACCTAATATGCATATTATGCAGTTGACCGCGTGCGCGGAATTAGGTGTGCCAGTACTATGTGAGAAACCCTTATGTGATTTAGAGCAACTTAATCTTTTGGCATATGCCAAATTGCCGAAGCAGTTTATGGTGGCCTATAACTGGCTCTGGCATCCGCAAATCGAAGCCCTGCGCGAAGTCAGTCGTTTGATGGAATATGATGAACTCAAGATTCGCAGTGTGCAGTACCGTGCGGAATTGCCCAACTGGTCGCTCTTGATTGACCATATCAGTCACGCGTTAGTAATGACCGCGTATATTACCGGTGAAGATGAATTGGCAGTCACGGATGCTCTGCATAACGTGAATGATTATTACCAGTCTATCGCGTTGCGCGAGTACTGGCTGGTCAATGGCGAGTTCTACGACGGACACGGCAGGTTCAAGTTGATAGATGGCGTGACGATTGCGCCCACTGAACGCGTCAACGATATCAGTCTCGCGCGTAAGGATGAACGCCTGTGCCACATGAATGTGCAGCCCGATAATCAGATGTTCGCGCGCATGTGGAGTGAGTATATGGCGGGCACGGATACTAAGGGCACGGTTAAGCTGGCTTTGAATGTCCAGGCCGCACTGGAGGAAACGTGGCAGATCGTCAAGTAAAACATACAACCTTACGCGAGTGGGAGCATAACGGCATCCGCGCGATTCAATGCCGCGATTGTGGTTACATCCATCAAATGCCCCTGCCGTCCCAGAGTGATGTAGACGCCTATTATGAGCATGATGAGTTCTACCGTGCAGGCAGTCCTGATTGGTTCGAGAAAACTGAGAGGGAGTACAAAGCCGGTCTGTGGCAGAGTGCTTTTCAGTGGCAGAGTCAACTGTTGAGACGCGGCGCAACTGTCTGCGCGCCGGTAGTTTACGATATTGGTAGCGGGCAGAGTGACTGGCTGCATTATTACAATCAACATTACGGGGAAGCCTGGGGTGTCGAGCCGAGTGCCAGTGCGCGTAAGGTCAGCTTGCTGCCTAGTCGTACCTTGGCTAGTTTGGATGAATTGCAACCCTGGCTAGTGCGGCGCACGACTGATAGTGTGCGCTTAGCTCTGGTGCTAGAACATATCTTGGACCCCTTGGTATTCGTCATGCAGTTACGCAATGGCTTGGTAGGACCGCAAGGTCAGATCATGGTTATCGTGCCCAATGAGTTCAATCCTCTACAGCAGAAAGTCGCCAAGCGTGAGGGGCACTGGTATATTCAGAAGCCGCATTTGAATTACTTTACTAGAAAAAGTATTCGCGATCTGCTTGAAGTTGCGGGTTTCCAGGTAACTTATGCGGGTGCGACATTTCCGATGGAATTGTTTTACCTGATGGGTTATAAGTATATTGGGAATGATGAATTGGGTCGGAAGTTGCACCGCAAGCGGTTGGAGTTTGAAAAGCGCACGGGGAATCTCGCGTGGCGGTTATATGGAGTGTTGTATCGGAAATTAGGTTGGGGCAGAGAGAGTTTGTTGGTCGCTAAGAAAGTAGCACGAAAGGTATAATAGATAGAAGTAATATGGATGCAGTAACAGAGAATTACCCACTCCGTAAACCATGTATAAGATGTGGGGGGTTACTTGGTATTTTAACACCCACTAATGGACAAGGGGTGGTAAGGTGTGCTGCTTGTGATAAATGGCAATATAATGCTCCAAAACACGAACAAGGTCTTGCTCCCCCGCCCATGCGCTCTAATAGTATTAAATTAAGTGTACGCTATGCAATTGCAAGACGCGTCAATCATCGTTGTGAGTTTTGCGGTGCAGACGCAAGTGCAACCACGATGCATGTCGCGCATTTATTGAGCGAGAAAGATATTCGGACTAATGGCTTGCCGCTTGAGTGGGCCGACCATACGGATAACTTAGCCTGGCTTTGCGAGGATTGTAATGCAGGTATGGCCGAGCGTAGTTTTACAGTTCACGAAGCTTTAGTATGGGCTATCAAGCGTCAATTATCAGAAAGCGAGTAATATGAAAAATGATTTCGCCTGGGTTATTGGTGGTGGACTACTGCAAATTCCTATTATCAAGGAATTCAAGCAGCGTGGTTTAGATGTCCTGGTATCTGATAAAAATATCAACTGTGCTGGTGCAGAATACGCGGACGCGGTAATTCAACTCGATACCCATGATGTCAACGCGCATGGTATGTACGCGCAAGAATTAGAGCATCGGCCCAGTGCAGTGGTTGCAGACGCGATTGATGCCGGTCCGACAGTTTCACTGCTGGCTGAGATATATAACTTACCTGCGTGTAGTTATTTAGCTGCGGAAACCGCGCGTAATAAAGCTAAAATGCGCGTGACCTTGGATTTGCCACACCCGCTTTTTACAGTCATCTGGCAAATCAATACCACGGCTTACGGTATAGATTCCTGGTACGCACGCTGTACCGAGCAAGGTGTATCACCCTTTCCCTGTATCGTCAAACCCGCGGATAACTCAGCTTCGCGCGGGATTACCAAGTGCTATACTCCTGAACAGCTAAGAGACGCCATTACTTACGCGCGTGAATATAATAAATACGCGACCGCGGTAGTCATTGAAGAATGTCTCTCTGGCCCCGAACGCGCGACAGACTGGTTTGTCGAATACGGGCAAGTTACTTATATCAACGGGGCTGAGCGTAAATTTGCACCTGATGGAATTCTGGAATTGGGGCATCTCAATCCCGCACCTTTACCCGATGCTAGAATGCTGGAATTAGCCCAAGAAGCTGCGTCGAAGCTCAATATCAAGACTGGCCCCTTCAAAATTGATTTCATGTATGACCAAAACCATGGTTGGTGTATCTTGGAATGCGCGACGCGCTGGAGTGGTGGTTTCGACCATACTCATACGCAAGTCTACGCGACTGGGCGTGATTTAGTCAAAGTCCTTGCGGATTATGCTTTGACGGGTCGCATTGATAGGCGGGACTTGGTACCCAAATGGCTCAAGTACAGTGTCGCGTACGCGCCCACATTACCTGAGGGTTTTGACCTACAACCTAAGCATGTCCACATGCTCCAGACCAGGCCCGGTGTCAAGGATGTCATCGCGCGCGCGTATGGCCCGATTCAGAAATGGCAGAACTGCGCGGATAGACAATTATTCATCATTACCGCAGGTGACACCACGGAGCAAGCGTGGGCTTATGCAACCATGGCAGCAAGTGAGTTAGGAGACATGGATGTTTGAAGCTTTAGTAACCGGTGCGACAGGCAATCTGGGTCGCGCGATTGTCACAGAACTAGAAAGTCAAGATTGGCTCGTTAAGCGCCTCTCGCGCCAGGGCCAACAGCAGAGTATCGCGCTGGACTTGACGCGTTGGTGGGCCACGGATTATATCGTGCGCCACATGGCGGAAGCTAAGTTTGATTTAGTAGTTTTCGCGCATGGCACCACGCGTATCAAGCCAGTCATAGACTACACCGATGAAGATTATCGCTACGTGCTGGATACTAATCTGGAAGGCTCAATCGCTATGACGCATCATCTGCTTCAGTATGAATGTCTGAAACCGAGCGCGCTATTGGTGTATATTAGCTCGATTCATGCGGAGTCGCCACGCGCGGGTAGGGGGTTGTATGCGGCATCTAAGGCTGGTTTAGAAGCTTTCGCGCTAACGGTGGCACAGGAAGAACGCGACAGCGGTTTCAGGTCTGTTGCCCTGCGCTTAGGTCAATGCGATACCATGATGCAGCAGGTAACTAACGATTCACGCGAGCGCGCGTATATGAGTTCACGGCTCCTGACGCCCTTGTTGAAATCCGCGGATGTCGCACGCTTTATTGTGTCACTATATCAGCAGCCCGGACTTACTGGACAGATTCTAACTTACGATGGGGGGCAAGGACACAATGTGTGGTAAATTATTCTATTTTCTACGCTGGTTGCGCATGCATCTCTGGCCGTGGGGTTATTACTGGACCGCGGATGATATTAGACGCGCGCGCGCGGAAGCCGATGCTTTGGCTCCCATTTTTCATATTGAGGACCGACCTTGAACCAAGATTTAGCGATTATTCTCACCGCCCGCATGGGCAGCGAACGTTTACCCGGTAAAGCCATGCTGGATGTCCGTGGCACACCTTTGATTGGGTGGGTTATCAAACGTCTAAGTAAGATTGGCCGCGTCATTCTCGCGACCACGCGCCTACGCAGCGATGATCCCTTGGCCGTGTACGCGCGGACCTTAGATGTGCCGGTGTTCCGCGGGCAACAAGTGGATGTGGTTTCGCGCATGGATGACGCGCTCAAGCAGTATCATCCTGAAGCTAAGTGGGTCTTGCGTGGTTTAGGGGATTGTCCCTTTATGGCTGGGGAATTGATTCTACGTGCCATAGAAGTCTGTGAGAAACAAGCTGGCGATATTATGCAGTGGGCCTTGGCTCCCCATGTGCAACCGCTGTATGGCTCACGCGAGTTCCCTTATAGTCGCGCCGCGTGGGAACAAATTGTGCAGCGTTCGACCGCGCGCGAGCATGTGGATGTTTACTTTCACTCTAACCGCGACCAATTCAAGGTGATTTATCATGAGCCACCCAAGAATTTCTATTTCAGGAATTATCGCGTGGAAGTAGACTGGCCGGAAGATATCGCGATGCTGCGCGCGTTGGCAGGCTATGTCTCACCGATGGCGAATCTGGAACGGCTAGTGCAAGTCATGGATAAGCATCCTGAGATTATGCAAATCAATCACGGCAGGGTTGAGCGCACCGGTCCTTCGACCTATCCTTATGAAGTCCTGCGCAGTTGGTATGAGAATATGAGTGGACAACCGGTAGTAGGATGGGATAATACCGTGTGGAATACTGTTAGCGGTGGGGAACCCGTATTCTGTGATGGCGGGACGTGCTTGATTGGGTTTAGCTTAGGCGGGATTGTCCAGACAAGAGCAGGCGATTTGATTCGCGGAGATGCTAGAATCGCCTGCTCTTGTGGCGTGGGACGCAGATGGTCAGCTAAAAGTTAGAAGCTATCGCGAAAGATGCGGTCTAAAACTTTTTCTATACTAGAGACAAAAGCTTCTTTTTCGGTATCTTGTTCCATGTAGTCAATCGCTTCTCTGACCGCGCGCGCGTGTGCGATCTTATAGCCTAGTTCTGCGTCCCAAGCATCACCCGCGTTGCATTTACTGAAACCATGAAACTCGCGCGCGGGTGAGAAGAACGAACCATCGACACCGGACTCGTCACTAACTACAATGGTGACTTGGGTGTAGGGTTTCTGTGAGATAGTGGTGATATCGCGAATATTCGCGAGGACACATTTACGGAAGGATTTACGTTGCAACTTTTTGCTCATGATAACCTTTCTTAGATATTTGGCATATGCCAAGTTTAGTCTATGACAAGACTTTCTAACATGGACGAACTCAAGTACTTTTTGATTCTCGTCCAAGAACCATCTGCGATAGCTACATATGTGCGAATGATACCACGTGCGGGATCGTCATAGTCACTCGCGTCTCCGCGTCTGACGCGACCTAAGCCTTGTTCTAACTGCCACGCGACGCGCTGTAAAGCAAAGGCTCCATCATAACGCTCGCGGGCCATCTCGTAAGCCGAACCTCTAAAAGCGAATGGGCAATTACCTACAAAAGTGTGCTTACCATCGTGCTCGACTAATATAGTACCGGTTTTTTTCGTTGTTACACACCATACCTCTCCATCGTAAGGAATTCTAGTTTTATTCTCTTGATTAATGGTCCCCTTCAGCATAAAACTAGGAAAGCTAATTAACCAACAGCCAGATTGTACCGGTCTAAATCTAGCACCGAAACCCAATTTCAATCCTATCTCTATCATCGCTTCCCTGAGAGACAGAGAAGTAGTTTGGTAACTATACGACTTGCCAGTTGGTAATACTATACCATCGCCAGCAATGAGGGCATCGAACATGACTCTAAGATCGTCACTGGATGAATTTAGGATAAAGCGTGGAATTTTCTTATTTTTGGCTCCGACACCAAACCATTCAGTGAAAGCTCTATACAAAACTTTACTGTGAATGGTCAGTCGCGCGCATCTTTCTGTTTTTTCGTGTTCAGAAAATTGAATGCCTGCATTTAGTAGTAAATTTCTGATAGCATCCAATCCTTGGCCTTTATTTTGCGTAAATGCTATACGCCATGTCTGACCAGCCCTGTTACCATTCTCGTAACAATATTCCTTTAAATTTTGGCTATGACCTTCACTAACAAACCAGCCCGCTAGTTCCAATAATGTTCTCTTGTCAATGGAGTATGGTAGTTTATTAGATTGAGCACCATCACAATACCAAACCGGTTTAGTTCTCTGTTGTATAGACGAGGGTAAGGCAGCGTAATCAGTCCATTTTATTTTGAATAACTTGTATCTGTACTCAAACACAAAAGGACTAGGAAGTTGATTATACCAAGTCTTATTGGTGTTAAAGTCCAGTAACTGACAGTAAACTATTGTTTTTTCGTCAAAAAATTCCTCGAAAGTAAATTGGTCAGGCAGGGATTCTCCATTCCACGATGTAGCCCTAAGAGGCAGCATATGACTTGTATTTACTGCTTCGGCATCTATTTTCTCATATGGACTATCCTTTTTTATATGAGTTACTAGCATTTGATGATCCGGTGTTACGGTAACGTCATAACCTTTACTGTGGAAATGAATCATTTCCCCGGTATAGGGCTTGCGAATAATTGAAACTACAGTATCTTCGATCAGTTCGCCGTCTGGGGTAGTACCAAAAACCTTATCTCCCAGTTTGATGGAATCTATATCTTTATACCCATCTGGTCCAAAGATACGCATATCAGACGCCAAACATTTTGCAGCTATCAATATTTGACTCTCTTTCGCGTCTACCCCTTCCCAGAAACTCCACGCGACCGCGATAGAATTAGGTACTTCCTCCAATCTCTCCTGCCACGCGGCAAGCTGTTCATTAGTGGGTTTATAATCCTGTGCATCGGCTCCCGGTGGCACCCAGATACGCTCTTGTAAACCGCGGTCGGCTAAACGCTTGGCGAGCAAGTTAGCTTCAGATTTACGCGATACCAGGATAATCCCCGACCAGTGGCGCGGTAGGTTGAGAATGGCTTTACTAATTGCGTCAGCCTGCTTGTTCCAAATACCAGGGTCTTTATCTGCGGCACCTTTGCCCATGGAAGGCACATCTAAGACATGGACTGGTCGCGTCTCCGCGGGCCATACCGCGGGTGTACGATAGAAGTCGAATTCTTCTACACCTAGCTCACGCGCAAACACGGCTTCATTACCAATCGTTGCCGACATGATGAGTAAGCGTTGCTGTTGCGTCGGGGCACAGAAACGTTTGAAGTCATATCTGGCCGTAAGAGGTTTGCAGTTGAAGCCGGGTGTAACTTCTCCGCGGTAGTACGCGACCCCTGGCCCACTGTTGATATACCAATGTTCGCCAGGAGTCGTCGCGAGGGCCGTCAGACAGGCTTCAATGCGTCCTGATAGATTCTCGGCGGCGCGTTTCTGCGCGATGAGACGTTGATTCGCGCCATCTACTTTGATTTTGTAATTCAAGGTGCCTACGGCTTGGGTAACGATAGTATTGCAATCATCTAACCAATCGCGCGCAACCTCAGAAGGCTCCGCGTAATTCTTAGGCTTGAACAGGCCATTGACTGGCTCACCGCTGAGCAAGGGAAAGGGCGGTAGTCGCCAGGTGGTGCGCTGGTGTTCGTTGATTTCAGTCCCGACATGGTTTAGGATGATATCGGGAATGTTATGGCCTTCATCACAGACCAGTAATGCGGGATGCCATTTTTGATAAGTGATGAGCCAGTACGCGTAGTTGAGAACCGCGCGTTGGGCTTCGCGCGCATGCTTTTTACGCGTATGATAGCCACAGTCATAGAACTGTGGGCAGTCTGAGGGTTTGCTAGGGAAGGAACAGTCTTGCGCGGTCAGGTCGAGTCCCTGTGGATTTTCTTCGTAGACACAGGGATAGTTGTTGCGACCAAACAAGACCACACAATTGGGATAAGAGGCTTCATACTGGGATTGTAGCGCGCGCGTATGGGTCAGGATGACGGTTTGACCTATCTTATGACCCGCAGCTAAGGCACTCATAGATTTGCCGCTGTTATGAGTAACCGTGAAATCTCCGAGTAAATACCTGCCATTACCATCTAGCGTAAATCCATAGTAAGGTTCAGTTTCTAATTCTTTTACTTTGAACCCAGACCTAAGATGATTCTTAATTTGTTGTCTTTCAGAGGGCGGTATTCTACGCGCGATACGAAACGGTATTTCAATGATATTACCAGATATACAAACCCTATGATATGTGCCGCCACCACCGGTTTGACAGTACTTTTTACATTCACTAACATTAGCTGAAAAACCAAGTGATCGAGCTAGAAATGCTAGGTCATTAGCTAATTGCTTTGATTTACTTATATAGTCATACACTGTGCTTTTAGATAGATATCCATCTGAATCTAGTAAACCAGCCAGTAAAGCATATCTGTCCTCAGTGGATGCTCGTAGATACGCAGGTGGAATGAATTTACCATCAGAACCACTATCTAATAGTCCTAGTAAACCAATTTCGTTATGAAAAACCGAATCTCTTTTTTTGGACGAATGATTTGGCAAAACAAAAAAGTAGCTACTAGCTTTATTGTGCTCTTTAGTTTGAGTAGTGATTCTAAGCCCAAATCTATCCGCTTGTCTGTAGCATTCTGCGACTACTTCTTCGTCCATAGTGGTTATATTAATTCCATGAGAACTAAGACAACCATCGCCAAGCAGTAAGCCCAAAAAGTAAGGTTCAATAATCCAATCAGAAGTTCGTGTGGTTGTAATACCAGTTTTATAGAGTTTATAGATATGCTTACGTGACTTACTCCAAGTCAGATATTCTTTTACCGAGACATCTAGTATTTGACCATCAATACAATCTCGTCTTACTTTCCTGCCATGAGTACTGATATTTGTTCTGACCAAAGTCAGAATATGATCTTCGTTGACGACAAAGCTATCGCCGCCGTGTGTAGGGGATATTTCATACATTCTTCCGATACCACGATTTAGACATAAAACTCTACGTGGTTGACCATCATCTCCCATGACTAAATCATCAACCATTACATCTTCTACTTTTTTAGTTGATAGATTTGCCATGAGAATAGATTGACCAATGCGGTGGCACCCTGTCGGTGCCTCGTTGATCTGCGCGACATACACGCCATTGTGCTGTTTGGGCTCGCGCGCCCATTGCACAGTCTCGTATTGATAAGGTCGCCAGCTAGGAGCTTGTAAATCGAAATCAGTCGGTGTTGGCATCAGTATCACTTTCTAGGACAGTAATCTTATAACTGCCGCTAAGATGAATAGTATGATTATAAATCTTTTCTTCCCAACCTAACCACTGAATGACGCGCGGTTGACCATCAGAGAGCAGCGCGCCTAAACTGGCGTTGAAGTCAGTCTGCATTTCTTCCTTGCAATAGTCTAATAGATTGGGATCGAGCCTGCTATAACCCATTTGCAGCAGGCTAAAGATTCTGTCATGACGTAGGATAGTAGGTTCAGTCGGTGACATATTTACTCCGAATCTGCTGGAGTTTTTGTTCCAGGATAGTATAAGCATCAACTTTAAGGATTTCACCCAAAATGATGCAGTCGTAAAAGACATATTTGAGCGTGCCGTAGTTAAAGCGGCGCGGTAGAATCGCGGCATCTTCACAGAGGATATCAATCGCGTTGCCTAGGTCAAGTTCATCGTCCAGACCAAGAATATAGAGCCGTTGGTCATCCAAAGCTGTCATTTGGAGATTGATTTCGTGATATTCTGGCCCCATCGCAGTCAGAGCCATGAGCCATACATCCGCGAGTTCCGCGGGCAGCGCGAGGTCTTTATGATTATTGCGCGCGTAGCCACCAACCATGCGTAGATAGGCATCGGCAAGCTCAGCGGCCTCTGTTATTAAAAAGCGAGTCGCGGTGCGCCTGTCAGGGGTGGTCCACTGATTTGAGATTTCCGCGCGTAAGTTCCAGACTAGCGCGTGCATTTGATAGATATTAGGTAGGGTTAGAGTCATCTAGATGGTACCTTCCTCAAATACAACCTTGTGCGCTTGTAATTTGCGCACACCAATCTGATAGCTGGTGGCATCCAGTTCACAACCGATATAATTACGGCCTAGATTCCAGCAAGCCAGAGCACCTGTGGCGCTACCCATGAAGGGATCAAAAACTGTATCGCCTGGATTGGTGTAAATTCTGACCAAGCGTTCAATCAGAGCTAGGGGTTTTTCGTAGGGATGCTCTGGCTTCTCGATCAACCTGTCATCATAGATGCCGGTCATCTGCGACCAGTGTAGTTTATTGAAAGTTATACCTTGCCGTAGAATCAAGATGATTTCGATAAAACGTCCTAGAGATTTGATATAGTTTTTAGTGCTAGGTGTCTTGTTCCAGAACGCGTATTCATCTGCCACAAAATATTGATTCTCTGGCGCGCAGAACACCAAAACATGTCCGGTGGTATAGCTCAGTAATTCCACCTTGGAGCAAGGTTTATCATAAGGTGGGTCAGTAATGATGGCATCACTGAATTTCCATTGTGCTACGTCATGATAGTCGCAGTTGTAAATAGTAATGGACATAGGTCTGACTTTCTATTAATTAACTTAATTAATTAAGCGCGAGCACATCTTCCCAACGCGTACTCCGCCCGTGCACCACAACATACTTAGTTTTCTGCACGTACAGTTCCTCAGCCCTGCCGCGCTGATAACACTCTGGGCAGAGGGCGATATTGCGCCAATCCCCCATCGTCCAGCCTACTATTTTATAGTGCTGAGAGTCAAGTTCAAGAGCACAGATTTCACAACGATAACTTAGGTTATTTGCCACAGGTAAATCCCCCAGGATTGTCTCTACGCCCCGCTACAGAAGTGGACGTATGTTTTTATCGAATTTTACAGTAGAATTCAACCTTGGTGCCTCTACGGGCCTTAGAGAGGCATTGTAGGATTAACGCGCCAACTGTAGCTCCAATATTCATTAGCACTCAGGGGCAGGCGTTGAATCAGGTTCTGTCTCTCCATTTTACGGAGACGGTTATACATAGATTCGCGCGTGTAACCACTGCGTTGCGCGATATCCAGATCATCGGGCGCGTATTGATACAGGTTGGTGAATTCTTGAATGATGGTCAGTAATTCGCTGTCTGAGACTGTTTTAGCCGGTTCGCGGCGTCTCTTTTTTGGCATATGCTAAACCTCTTTAGTTAGGGCTAAACTGCCAAAAACAGGCGTATTTAGCCCTGGTCATAGTTTTATACTCAACGCGTAGTAAAACGCCCCAGTGATAGCGTACAGGTCTTAGAAGGGCATTCTACAGTTAGTCGTCAATCGGTTTTGCTAAGTCCTAGAATCATTTCTTGCGTGGTGACTTGACTGGTACGCGTTCGCGTTTCGTAATGGGTGGCAGAACTGGCAGTTTAGGTGGCTTAGGACCACCAATCTGTTCAATAGGTGTGGTGCCAAATTTACCATTAGTAAACATAATGTCACGAAAACCTCTCTAGACGGTCAATTTCAAGGGCAAGGTCAAATACTACGACTTCGGAGTGCAGCACGCCCCAGTGAACGCCCAGCGCAGCCACAGGGCCATTCTACAGCTAGTCTCCTAAAACAATCGTGATAACTGCAAGGATAAAAACAGTCAGTTGCATCAGCAATGCCAAGACCATGAGTGAGAAAAAGGGAAGTCGCATCCAGTCTAAAAGAATGTCCTGCTCCAGAGCGTAACTCGTTAGGGCCATAATGCCTACGATAAACAAGCTACTGGTTAGTAAATGATAATAGGGTTTTTGCATATTAATCCCCATCCTCAGTTGTGCCGTTACAAGATTGAAACTTCTCCGCAGACAGATACGGCTTCTCTGGCACTATCAGATACACCATCCTGCCATTGCCATCAGGAATCGGTTGTTTAGCCAGTTGTCCGCGACGACACAGTTTATTCAAGACACTGCTGATTTCGCGATGATCTAAACCTGTTGCATTACGGATCGCCCGCGCGCTGGCAGGTTGGCACTCCGCGATATAGTCATATACACGCGCGACCTTAGTCTTGACTGGTGCGACTGGCGTAGCTTCTATGACTACCGGTTTAGCCTTGACCTTCTGGTGAAACTCAGGTCGATCTTCGACAAAGCGATGCATCGAGAAACCAGGGTCTAGCGCGCGTAACGCGTGTTCGATTTCAGAGTAAGACTCTTGGTCTAAGCCAAAGTGATTGGCGGGATTGAATTGCGCCATCTTATACCGCCACTGGAGCCGCAATCTTGGGATGCGGGTGATAGTCTAGGATTTTACAATCCTCATAGGTGAACGCGTCAATGTCCGTGATAGAAGGATTGAGTTCTAGGACCGGTAAAAGACGCGGAACGCGTATCAGTTGGGCTTTGACTGCTCCCAAGTGGTTCTTGTAGACATGCAAGTCACCAATTGAGTGAATGAATTGGCCTGGCTTCAAGCCGCAAACTTGTGCCAGCATACAGGTGAGTAGGGAGTAGGACGCGATATTATACGGCGCGCCCAAAAAGGCGTCACATGAACGTTGCGTCATCATACAGGACAGTTCATCGTGATTATTGACATAGAACTGTGCCATGACATGACAGGGTGGTAAAGCACAATTATTGACAGTGCTAGGATTCCACGCGGTTAAGATATGTCTGCGTGAAAAGGGATTACTTTTCAGATTACTTATTAGGTCGCTGATTTGATCCACTTCCCAACGAATATCAGTAGTCCAGTGTCGCCACTGAAATCCATAAACTGGCCCTAGCTCTCCATCAGGCGACGACCATTCATCCCAAATAGTCACACCCTTAGCCTGGAGACTCCTGATATTCGTCTCGCCGCGTAACATCCAGAGCAGTTCTTCGACAATGCTTTTCCAGTGTAGTTGCTTAGTAGTCAGTAGGGGAAAGCGTTCACGTAGGTCATAGCGCGCTTGATAACCAAAGACGCCAATGGTATCTATGCCAGTGCGATTTACACGCGTTTCACCATGAGCTAAAATATAGCGCAACATGTCTAGGTATTGATGCATCAAACAACTCCTGCTTTCGCACGTAGTTCCTGTAAATGCCTTAGCTTGGCAATAAATGCTTGACGTTCTTCAATGCCTTGTTCGCGCATTCTAATTTCGCGTCTCAAGGCGTAAATTTCATCTTCGGTATCACGAATATCCTGCGCGACTTCGCTATCGGGAATATGCGCGACGGACAATAGAAATTCAGCATCAGTTAGCATAGTAAACTCCTAATCCGGCAAAAAGCTAATATCAATGCGCAACATGCCTTGATAACTTCTATCCCAAGTAATCAGCCAATAACCAAACCAGATATAAGGACAATCCTCGCGTAGTCCAAAGTGAAAGTAAGGCTTATGCTTCCACCAGGGTGCGCGCGTAATCTTCTCTTGCATCAGCACATTCCAATCATCATCCGTCATCTTCTGCTCCTGATTCTTCGGATTCACTATCTGCCTCGTAGCCCTCTTGAGCCATATCATCCAGCCAAACATCTACAGTCGCACCGATAGCATTTTGTATATCCGCGCGCGTGGCTAAACCAGGACGACCGCGATTCCAGTTGATACCGCGCCGTGCCATGTCTGAGACATGGAATGTAACACTAACTTTCATCTTCTATCCCTTCTAAGCTAAAGATACCCAGAACCTCTGGTTCAGCTACAGCCTCGCGCGCGCGCGGTAGCTTACTATATTTAATTAAGTCGCGCGCGATCCTCTCATGCGCCATCTCAATATACCCCGCGCCTAATTCACTGCCAAGACTGTTACGACCGAGTAGTTCCGCGGCCAGCATCGTTGTGCCTGCACCCGCGAAAGGGTCATAGACGACAGAGGGGATTACGGTCGCGTCTTGGCATTTACAGGTCGGTTCCCAACCTAGAAATTCAACTGTACCATCAGTGCGTCCACCACCTGATTTACCGACTGTACCCGTAAACTTCTTACCACCACCGCGGGCTTCATGTGCAGCTTGGGTCTTAGGGCACTCTTTGGAATAGCCAGGAGTGCGTTTGATGATTCTCCGGTACGGAGCCAGGCATTTACTACACACGCCATACTCTGAACTTCCCGCGAGAATACATTTCTTAGCCAGTTCTACGGGCATCGTGGCGTAATGTTTGATGCCCGTATTACTACTTGGATTGATAACCCAAACATCTCGACTATTACGGGTGTCAGTTATGCCGCAAGAGGTAAAACCATATTCACCCTCTTTTTCTTCAACAACGCTCAGGCCATTAGGTCGTTTTCTAGCGCGCGTAAAACCCGTAACGCTTTTTTCTCTAATAGCCCAACTATCCCAAAAATATCTAGGTGATTTAGTGAGTAAAAAAACATGTTCGTAAGAGCGCGTAGGTCTATCCGTCACCGATTCCGGCATCACACTGGGTTTACTCCAAATGATGTCGGACCTAAGATACCAACCGTCATTTTGTAAAGCTATCGCAACGCGGGCGGGTACCATCATCAAATCCTTAGCTTTGAAATGCGTATCTCTGCTACGCGTACCCGCGAACCTAGGCTGACCCGCGCGCTTACCACCCTTGTTATAATCCCCACCTGAGCCACCTGAACCTGCTCTGCTGTCTCCGAGGTTAAGGAACACTACACCACTAGGATGTAAAATCCGTCTCAGTTCGCGAAACAACTCCACCAACCGCGCGATATAATCACTGACCGAATCTTCTATGCCAATTTGCTGGTCTATATAGCGCGCGCCGCATTTACCACAAACTTGACCAGTAAGTACATGCTTGCACTGCTCATCTTCATCTATCCAAACCGCGGTTGAATATTTCCTGAGCCGAAAGTACGGCGGAGAAGTAGTTATACAATGCACACTATTATCCGGCTGCGTCTTAGCAATCTCTAGCGCGTCACCCTGGATAATCTGATAAGTCATCTTCCCATCCATTCTCAGCCTCGCGCGCGCGATACTATATAATATAGATACTATTAATTAATACGCGCGCGCGCGACCCCTTACCTAGCTAATCCCATAATTCCGACAGACACCACCCACACCACGAATCGGCTGCTGATTATCTACTCGCCTAAAACACATCCCGACACTATCGTAGTAAATTGGAAACAACACCGCGGGCATCACACGACTCTCCAACCTAATCATCCGAATCATCCAACGCCCTTTAGCATTCTTGAAGATAGCTTTGGCGAGTTGCCCATCCGGTTGATAACCGCTGGTTTCACGACAGGATTTGAGAAACTTCTGCAAGGCCGCAGGACGATTGCGAATCGTATGAATATCAAAGACATGCTCCGTCCACACCTGCACCGGACCTTGACCCTGATAACTAGCCTGGGAACTCATCTGCGGTGAACTGGCCGCGAAAGTGCGGGAGGCGGGCACTAAGCCGAGTAAGACAATAGTCAACAAAACTGTTAGTTTGAACATCGGAAACCTTTCTGAGAAAGCGCATTCCTGAACAGGCGTTATAATAAGCCTGTGCGACAGTGTAATCCGTGTACTCCAAGACCTGAGGTTCTAAGCCTAAGCTGATGACTTCGTAATTTGGCATATGCTAAAACAATTACTCCTTTTGTATTCTCGGCGGCACCCAATCGCGCGGATACTGCACTAGCCAGGGATAGAACTGGACTGTGACTCTACGTGGCGCGCGCATGCCCCACGCGGCACAGGTTTCAGCATCTAACTCGACAATCCGACCGGGCGTATGAAACACACCGTTGTCGATGACATGCAGTTTCCCACTGAAATGCACGCCATCACTAACCCATATCTTACTGCCGGTATACTTAGGGTCAGCTAACGCAGCATAGCCCACACATTCAGGACAGGGCGCTAGGTAAGTTTTGCGATACTCCCAAACTTTCTGAAAAATTCCCTTTCCATAACAAGTGGCATCACCAGTCCAGGTATTGAGCAGTAAAACTAGAGCCAGAACTATACCGGACAACATCAGGTTCTAGTTCGATGCAGCCCCAACTCACCTAACACGCGCGTGATAGACGCGTAATTAACTTTAGAACCATAAAGAGTTGTGACCGCTTGACCGTTTGTCAAAAACAAGACAGTTGGCAGAGAAACGATACCGTATTTCTCCGCTGTATTACTGTCTTGGTCTACGTCAATTTCTTCGATACTAATGTCATACTCGCGCGCGATGCGCTCGATGGTAGGTCGTAGAGTTTTACAGGGTGCGCACCATGTCGCGCCGAAGTCTAAAATTCTAATCACGTCAGGCTCCCAACGTAAAGATAGATTGCTGTTCTAGTTCCTGAACCAGATTCTTCTTGGCCAGGTCAAAACCACTCTCAGTTAATTCAATACCGATGAATTTCCTGCCCGCGCGCAGGGCTGCAATACCCGTCGTACCAGAACCCATAAATGGGTCAAGCACGGTATCACCCGGTAATGTCCAGCCTTGTAATATCTGATTGACTAGCTTAATTGAGAAGACCGCCCCGTTACCATCTACTTCGCCACTGCCACCGCGCCCTAGTCGCCAGATATCCGGCATCGTGCCGCGCGGAAAGTAGGACCGCCGAAAGGCACGTCCTGCCGTCATCGCGGATTCCAAAATCAAAATCAACTCCGAACCGCGGTTCATGACGTTATCATGCATCGCGGGTTGACCACTACCTTTATCCCAAATCGCGATATCTTTGAGATACTGGCGAAAATCACCGATGAGCGCGAACCAGGCTTCTTTACTGCCAGTTACAATTTGGATATTGATAAAACTCATACTGGTGATGCGCAGTAGCTCTAAGATGATAGCCTTGTGTATATCGTAGTATTCTGCGATGGGATACGCGTCGTGAAAGTCGGTATACTTACGCGAGAAGTGTTGACCGATTTCACGTTCCGTATATACACCATTTCGGATTCTAGTCCGCATGTTATAGGGCGGTGAAGTAATCGCGATATTAGCTGCACCAACTGATAGTAAAGGCAAAACATCGCGACAATCAGCTTGGTATAATTGCACACGCTCATCTTCTGATTGCCAGGTGGGATGCATTAGAGTTGCACCTGTGCAATATTAGTCGTCCCCAAAGCGCGATACAGTAAATCCTGCGCGCACTTGAATTCTTCCTGCTCGTCCTCATCCATCTCCTGAAACCGGACATGGGCTTGCAGGATGCGATACAGTTTCAAGAGTGCCACCACACTATCATCCAGATTAGCCTGGTCTACCTTGCCTAGATTATCCCGAATCCAAGCCTTGATAAGCCGGGCTTCATTCATGCGATGAGTCAGGGCCTTACTGGTTTTCTCATACCAGACGCGTTGTTCATCACCGCGTAAATCATTTCTCCCCAACTTGAGTTGCAGTTGGATTTCCGCGATGTCGTTCTGCGCGACCGCGAGCGCGAGCCTGCCTGCGTTCTCGGACGCGAAGTCAAAATCTTGCAATTGAGCTTGGGTCGTTGCGATATGTTTTTGGAGTTTAGAGGTCATTTAGCCTTCTCTTTTTGAAGATTAAGTTAGGTCAAAGATAGAATTGTGTTCCAGTTGCTCGATGATACGTCGTTTCGCGATTTCAAAGTAATCAGGGTCAATCTCAATGCCGATGAACTTGCGCCCCGTCTGCACCGCTGCAACTCCTGTCGTCCCGCTGCCCATGAACGGGTCGAGGACGGTTGCAGCATTGGGAAATAATGCCAGTTGCCCTAGTGCCCAATCAAGAGGCTTAGGGCATGGATGCCCTGATAGCGCCGCATCTGGCACAATACGAGCCTTGATAACGTCCACCCCCGCATTACTGCCCTTCCCCCACATCGCAATCGGCTCAAAGTTGCAAAAACCAACCGGCGAACGTCCCATAGCGGCAGGCTTCCACCAAGCTAACAACCACTTCCACGGCTCAATCAGCGCATAATCTGGCAACCTTGCTTGCCCAGTGATAAGCACCGTTTTGGCAATCCTGCGACATTCAGCGAACCAGCTTGCGGCCCATGCCCTGAACTCATCCGGTGTTTTGTTGTCGTTGTAGGTTGAGCCGTATTTGATGCCTACGTTGTACGGCGGGTCGGTGAGGATGAGGTCAACGCTATCGGCGGGCAGCGTCGGCAGCACAGCGAGGCTATCCCCTAAATACAACTGCACATTCCCATTATCCGAACTCCAGGTTGGTTCCATAAAGCATCCTTTTTTGGCATATGCTAAAAGTAAAGATTAGATTTCCCAATTCTACCGGAAATCACCATTACGCTTTAGGTTTGATTCTGTTTGTCGTCTAGCTAATTTTTGGTCTTCATCAGAGACTTTAGTATCAATGCAGAACTGCGTAAATCGCTCTTCTCCATCGGGATAAGCATCCACCATGCGATGATAGAGGCTACTTAGTCTATCAATACGGTCAAGTTCAGCACGTAATTCACGCATAGATTGAGCTAGAAACAAATCCTCATCGCGTTGTTCTTTATACTTAGGATCATGCACAATACGGTACATGCCCTCTTTAAAGATTTCAGCTTTAGCTTCAACTACACCGATACCAAGCATCTTTACGATGCCAGCAAAAACCTCCTTCTGTTCGTCTACTTCCGCTTTTTTATCCTGGATAACAACATCGATTCGCCAACCCGCCCATGTGTTGCTTCTGAAACGTGGATTTAGTTTACCGCGCTTGAACTGCTCGGTGCCCTGTAAATTATAGGGAGGATTGAGCTTCTTGATAAAATAATCCTCACAGCGAGACAATTCAGTGTTTGACTTCTCTAAGTAATCATCCAGTCGAATTGCAACTACTCGCACAAATGGAATAATACCAGCTTTGATATGACTTCTAATACGACCACACAAACTGGTGCTTTTGCCGATATACAGTAAGCTACCCTCGGAGTCCACTAGAAAATAAATATAAGCCGATTTCTTTCTTTTGACAACATAATCCTTGAATGATGGTGTAACAGAAAAAGTAATGCCATCAATTACGGCGTTAGATAATGCTTGTTTCTCGGCATTGAAAGCCAACATTTCTTTGTACCAGGGTAATTCAATCATATATTCGCAGCGTGCATAATTCTCTTTATATTCAAGTCTGTCAACATCGTATCCGTATGAAGAATATGATTGAGCATCAGTTATATTGGGGCCAAAATCTAGTTTCTCTGCCATACATGCTCCATTCATGATAATAATAATATACGTTGATGTAAAGCAAGTTGTAGTAATAACGAAGTTGTAAGAATACGATTGATTGCTTTACATCAACGTATATTACAGTCATGACGGTAGACGCCAAACTCCCCGTAATTTACCCGTAAAACCCTTCTCACTAGCCAATACACGGAGCTTATTCCAATCTAATTCGGGGTCAGAAATGATGTTGGCTTGTAAAGCCTCACGCTTGATGGTACCGGTTTCCTTGCAATCTCCCGATACCAAGCATACATTAGTAAGCCAATCAATTGCTCTTTCGCGCCAACTCAACTCTGGGGTAATGAAACTTTCCAAGACTTCATCACAGATAGCTTGACTGATGCCATCAGCTAAACAATCTGCAATAAACTCATCCGCACCCTTACTCGCGTATTCTTCCTGAAAGATTTTACGCAGTTGCTTGATATCGAAAAGGTGTTGCTCGTTGCGCCTAGAAAAAGAAGCTATCTTGCTGCTCATACTGGTAGCTTCTGTACGTTCTTGGGATTTAGCTTCCATGCCCGCTAGAAAAATTTGATTGGCGGCTTCGGTATCCGAACAACGCATCCAGCTAACCAAAGAAGCAAATTCTTTCTCGTACCCGAAGATGATATCGCGGTCTTCCTTGAAGAAGGTAGGTGGTCGCCAGCGGTACTGTTTAGAACTTTCACCCATGATATTCTTTAGATTCTCCTATATATGCTTGACAGGAGAATGTGACTTGTAGTATTCTAGTAGTGAGAAATACAAGTACATTCTCGTTTACCGGAATGGTCTCCAGACGTATGCCACTACTCACTGGAGACTATTCTTTTGCAACATCCTCTGCTGCTTCAATTGATCGAAGTGGCATATGCCAAAAATCATCTTTCGCGATATAAGCATCCAAAGCCTCACGCACCAACACGCTGGGGGATACACCGGCCTTAGCATGTGTATCTAACCAGAGGCGTTGCCTGCGCGTGAGCCTTACTCGAATTGCCTCAGTCAATAACTCAACCATTTCACCCTTTCTATGATACATTGTATCACATACTGTTCTGCTTTGTCAAGTCTCCCCTTATCAGCTTTACTTATACGGCCTCATTCTATGTATAAGTAAAGCTGATACTTATGCTAAGGGCCGTTAGGCTCCGTGAAACCAGACATCACGAAGCCACAGTGAGAACTCCATAGACGCCATGCCAGCATCCCAGGCGCGACGCTCAAAGTCGGCGTGTTCACGTCGCAACGACGGCACGAGCCATAAAACGCGAGCCGCTAGACGCCAGAACACTTTAATCTCCGTCTAGCAATACGCTTACGTGCCAATGCAGACCGCCTACGTACACGCCAACTGGCCGCCTGCCAGATAGTTCCGAACCCCCAGGTTCCATTGCACGGAATCTGACCGCGCAGTCTAATCACTCGATTGTGCATTGCCCCCCCCCTACGTCCCGCTCGTGATTACGACCGGCGCTTTGCTGGGGAACACATAACCACACAGCGCACAGCGCAATCCCAGCGTGTCAAAGCGCAGTTCCGGATGTGAGCAGGTTGGCATCACGCTGTACCGGATCGTTCCGCCCTTCTGACAGCCGCTCTTGCGATGGCGCACCAGCCAGTTTGCGGCAACCCACAGGCCGCACCTGGCGCATTGCACGTACTCGTAGCCCGGCTTCATGTCAATGCTTCTTCCAGGATTTTTCGCCATCACTGATTTGTCCTGCTGTCTCTTGCGGGTCAGGGGTTGTCGTATCCATCCTCAGCCTCCATGTCGTGCGTGATCTCCTGATGCTCAGGACACCGCACCATGATGTGCCCATCGTCCTGGTTCTTGCGGTAGAGCCAACCGGCCTGCTTGATCCAGGCCACGCATTGCCG